ACAGGCTGTAACTCAAATTCTTCCAACGACTTGAGATACAACGTTCTAAAATCTACTAGACTTGGTCTTACTATATTCTTTCTTATTTCAAACTTTTTAGTGATATACTGGTTATAGAACTCAAAAGCGCGTCTTCCTATTTCTATAGAAGCTAAAATCATATCTGGTAAGTTTAAACTTCTATAAAGAAAGTTTCCAATAAAGGAACTGTATTCAGGTTTAACTTTTAAGAATTTAATTCCAAATATGTTACAACGTTTTTCTAGGTTAGAAACTAAGTCAGTTCTAATCCATTGGTTATTGACTAGTTTATTGAAGTTCTTACCTAATCCAGAATCTTTAGATTGAATGTTTAAGTCTTCTATACTGAAAATCTGACACTTGTAATATAAAGCTTTGTTTATTAAGTTCTTAGAAACTTCAAAAACTTCAGTTCTCCTTTTATTTGAAATGTATTTCCTTTTAAGATGTGAACTATTTAACTTTAAATCTTTGAATTCTTTTTCTTTATCATTTAATTGTTTAAAGCTATAGATTCCAGATTTGATGACTTTGAATTCAGAAGAACTCTTCCAATCAACTATAGACCAACCTATATAATTAGGATTCAAGTCTAGAGCCATAACTCTATTAGAAATAGTTTCTAATTCTTTATTCTCATTCTTTAAAATTATTTCATCGAAAGACAAGTAAACAAAATCATTATCAAGATGATAAGTGATTGGATATTTCTTCTCTAAGAAGCTCTTTATGTAAATAGCTTTTAATTCTCTTGAATATCTTTTCTTTTGAGAATCTAAAACTTCAAGGACAATATGTTCTTTTCTAGTAGGTTTAAAAAGAATGTTGAAGTCTTCTTGTATAGAGAACATGATATTCCCACGCTTTTCTGCTTGTCCAACACAACAAAGCTTTTGAAGTCTTCTTTCTTGAAGTTCTTCTTTAGAGATGTTTCCTTTGATTCTGTCTAGAAAAGATTTTCTGCCACCAAAGATTAAATGATTTTTATCTTGAGATTTCTTTGATTCCCAGGCCTTCAATAAAGTTCTAGCTTCAGTTAAAGCTGAACCTTTAAAAGCAGAACTAACAAGTTCTGTATTATTAAGTTCTAAATGAAGAATCTCTTTAGAAGCCATTCCTTCTTGTAACCTATTAAAATATACTTTAAAGACTGACGAGTATTGTCTTCTATACTCTTTGATTCGAGTAGAAGATTCTTCATCAGTCTTATATTTTAATTTTATAGTTATCAAGAAGAATAAAGGTATGTTCAGTATTATTTATCTGAAAACTTTTTAGAAAAATTGAAAATAATCAATTTAAAGTGTTAAATTTTGTTAATATAATGAATATTTAGGATTCATTATTGAATTAGAAAAAATTTCGATTATTTTTTAACTTCTTTTAACTGGTACATTTCTTGTAACTTATCAATATGATATTCTCTATTGATTTGGTTTATCTTAGTAATAATCTTAATTTCATAAGATGGGTCACTTGCGTATCTTGCATTGCCTCGTGTCAGACCTCTTTTAAGGACTTCTAATGGCGGATTATCCTTCAGATAATAATTATTCATCACTTCGATGTAATGGTCTATAGCGTCATTAGGCGTCGCGTAGAACAATGCATTCGTTCCATCATCATAAGCGCCAATTCCAAATACAGAATTTGTTCGTCTGGCTCGACCTTTAGTTCCAAAATGAGATTCAATATGAGCTTGAGCTAACAACAAACTGATAACATAGTCTTTGTCCAGACATTTTTCAACAATAGCTTTAGGACTCATTTCTGAGTTAGGAGCATAAGTTTCAATATAAGAAGAAACTTCACTAATGATTTCTGATTTTATAAATTGACGATTAATGTCACAGGAGTCAATTTCAATCTTTATTTGGTCATTGCTATTCTGATTAAGCAATATAAGACCAAAATGGAAGGAAACAAAAATAGCCATAGTGCAGGCTATAGTAGGAACGATAAAATGTTTGCCTCCCAACGCAATAAACTTCTTTACGAAGGTTAAAATCTTTTTCATTGGTTTATTTTTGTTGGCGTACAATTATTATATATTTGGAAATCACCAAATTGATTAAAATTCAGAACACAAAATAGATAAAAATGACAATTTAAGACCTCATGGACAACACTTACGATATACTTAATCAGATATTAGGAGTAGTTTCTAGGATTGAAAGCAATTCAAAGAAAGATTCTAAAGTAGATTCTTCTAAATCAAAGAATGATTCTACTAAAGGAGATTCTCAGAAGTTGTTTTCAGGTTCTAAGAACCCTCTTAATTTTGCTGGTACAGGAAAACCTGAATCTCTTCAGAAAATGGGTACTGCTCTTTTAGATTTCTCTAAAGGACTAGGTGCTTATATGAAGATAAGATTGTTAGGTGGCAAAGCAGCTATGGTAGAGATTTCTAATTTCATGGCTTCTTTACAGAACATAGACCTTAGGAAAATGTACATAAGTGCTAATGCAGTATCAGCATTAACAGGTCTGTTATCAGTATTTACTCCTAAGAATGTCTTTGGTGTCTTGATGTTGTCACATGGTCTTAAAGATAAAGATGACATTCAGAAGTTCTTAGTTGCACTTACTTCAGGTCTTAATGAGATAAAAGACCCAAATGATTTTGAAAGCAAAGCTAGAACACTTACTAGGATAATTCTCCTTCTTTCTGATAAGAAAATCATCCAAGGTCTTAAACGTGCTAGTGCTCTTAATGAGAAGAGAGGAAAGAACATAGCAGATTTCATGATAGCTCTTACTAAAGGGCTTATGGCAATTCCTAACATAGAAGTCATAGACCAAGCTACATTAGCATTGAAGACTATGACTCAAGCACTCAAGCAAATAGTCATTTGTGTTGGAATCATTGTAGCTATAGGAGCATTGTTATATGCTTCAGAAAGTCCATGGGCTATATTAGGAATAACTGGAGCTCTTTTGATAGGTATTATTGGAATCCTTCATATAGTTGTCAAAGAGATGGCTTCTCTTAAGAATTCTAAAGATTCTCTTGACTCTATGACAAGAGTATTGTTTGGAATAACTGGTGTTGTTACTGCTATGGTTGCTGTTGCTGCTCTTGTTCTTATGATAGACCATCCATTGGTAATCCTTGGAATCACAGCAGCATTGTTGCTTGGAATCATTGGGATGCTTGCAGCTGTTGTGGGACTTAGCAGTGAAGTGAAAGCTTCTCAAAAGTCTTTAGCTAACATAACTAAAGCATTAGTCCAACTCAACTTAGTTCTTGTTGGTTTATTAGCTGTATCAGTTCTTCTGACCATGCTTAAGAATCCTCTTGAGATAGTTGGTATAACTGCATTACTTCTTGTAGCAGTAGTAGGAACCCTCTGGGCGGTATCTAGAATGTCTAGTGGAATCTCTAAGTCAACTGCAGCACTTAAGAACCTTTCTAAAGCTATGATAAGCATAACTGCGTGTCTTGTCATTCTTGTAGGCATTGCAGTTCTTCTTTCTTTGCTTAAGAATCCTTTGGAAGTTCTTGCGATAACAGGAGCTCTCATACTTGCTGAGATTGCTATTGTCCTTGCTGTAGGTTTTGCTGGCAAGATGCTTAGAGGTTCTCATCAAGGTCTCAAGCAACTTTACTTGAGTATCATCGCTGTTACCGCTTGTATTTCTCTTGTCCTTCTTTTAGCTATCGTAATCAATTCACTTAAAGAACCTTATGAAGTTCTTAAGATTGCAGGAATAATTCTTGGCGGTATGATAGGAATGCTTGTCCTTGTAGCTATTGTTGATAAGATATTTGATTTAGCTAAAGTAAGCAAATCATTGATGTACTTAGCTGCTGGAGTATTCTTGATGACTGTAGTGTTTAGTCTTCTGTTGATATGCCTCTCTCTTACATTGATTCCTCTTATCCAGAAAATTAATGAGACTGCTAACTTCTTGGAAGGTCTTGCAGGTGTTGCAGCTGTAGTTATTGGAATGGGAATCATAACATTCTTGTTAGGAGCTCTTTTGAACAATGAGAATATGCTTTGGCTGATGGCTAAAGGTGCTGTAGGAATCCTTGCTCTTACAGGAATCATCTGGCTTCTTTCAGGTGCTGTAGATGAACTCGTCAATGTATCTCTTAAGATTGGAGCACAAACAGGAGCCTTCTGGAAAGGATTCGGCTCTATAGCAGGAGTCCTTATCATAGTGACGGTCATTATAGGAGTCCTTGGTGCTGTTGTTACTGCATTAGCTCCTATCATGGCAGTTGGTGCAGCTTCAATGCTTGCTCTTGCAGGAATCATCTATGCATTAGGCAAAGGCTTTGACCCACTTGTTGATGTCTCACTTAAGATAGGAAACCAATCTAAAGTCTTTTGGAAAGGTCTTAAAGAGATTGCTAAAGTTCTTAGTGGTCTTGTTGTTATCTTAGGTGTAGCAGGAATCTTAAGTCCATTAATTGCAGCTAGTGAAGCTGTCTTCTTGCCTTTAGGTTTCTTGATGATTAAGTTGTCAAAAGGTCTTGACTCTATCATAGATGTCTCTATCAAAGTTGGAGAACAGAAAGATGAATTCTGGAAAGGTCTTAAAGGAATTGGTGAAGTCATATCTACATTATTAGATTCTCTTTCAGATGTAAGCCTTGCTTCAGCTATCAAGCTTCCTATCATAACAAGAAGCTTAGTTCCTTTGTTTGAATCTCTTGGAATGTTTGTGGACATTATCAACAAGATGGAGACTCAAACTTTCTTGAAAGGATATGATAGTAATGGAAAACCTATCTTTGAGAAGATAGATGTTGATTACAAGACTGCAGCAACAACTATAGGAAACAACTTCTTAGACTTTGTCAGAACATTGATTCCTATCATTGATGACCTTGACAGTGATTCAGTGAAGCTTATCAAGAAGTTAGGTGGAGCTCTCCAACCTATGATGGATTCACTTTCTAAGTATGTTGACATCATCCTTAAGATGGCAGACCCTAACAAGCTTTCTATCATTGAAGGTTATGATGAGAAAGGAAATCCTAAGTATGGAGAGAAGAAGATTGACATCAAACTGATTGCTACTAACATAGGTGATTCATTCATTGCATTTGTCACTGAGCTTGACAACAAGTTTGAGAACATCAACAAAGATTCTGCTAAAAGAATAGAGAGGATCGGTAATGCATTAGGTCCTATCATGGAAGTTCTTTCTTCATATACTGAAGCTATGGAGAAGATTTCAGACCAGGCTAAGACGGCTTTGTGGATAGTCTCTGCAACAGCTCTCTCTACAGGTATCATCTCAGTTCTCAAGCTCTTCATGGAAAAGAAGTTCAATGATGATGTCTCTAAATATTATGGTGGCCGTTTACAACGAAGCCAGTTCAGCAAGATTAAGAATTCTTTAGATGACATTCTTGAGACTTACAAGTCATTTGGCTCTATTCTCAAAATGGCTACTAATGAGAATATTCAGAATGCTAAGAACTCTTTAGTGCTTGGCAAGTACTTGAGTGCTTTTGTTTACCAGATTACTCAAGGAAATCTTTTAGCTTATACTAAAGATGTCAAATCTAAAGAATATGAGAAAATAACAAGCCTTCTCAAGTCAATCTACCCAAGTGCTATCTACATTGAGAAGCTTGGTAAGATGGACATGTCTAATGTTGAGAACAACACAATGTCATTCATCAATGCTCTCAACAACTTTGCTAAACTTGACTTAGCTAACAATGCAACAACAGTTCTTAAGAATTCTATCATATTTGATAGGGCTCTTTCTAGAATAGACCAAGCATTGACTAAGAACAAGAAAGCTCGTCTAGCTGCTATGAAAGAGTTTAGTGCTGGAGCTGTGCAAATGGCTGAAAGCATTGACAAGGTCTCTAAGTCTGTAAGCAACATTACTAACAAAGACAAGCAAGACTTAGAGTTTGTAATCAACCAACTCAAGGAAATTGAGAAGACTAGGTTAGAAGAGACTACAATCAAGCTTGAGTATGAAAGAGCTAAAGAAGCTAACTTAGCTCAACAGACTGCTGAATATGCTAACCAAGTTCAAGCCGACAATAAAGAATTTGCAAGCAACATCCTTAACAAGACTAACAATGTCCGGAACAATACTACACAAGGAATGCTTGGTGGTTTAAGTCAAGAACACCTTGATGTGATTGTGAAGTACTTTAGTGATGAGATTACACAAGCTATCATTACAGGTCTTACTACAGGAATAAAGAAATTTGAATTGATATTCAAGAACAGTTCAGAGGTGGTTGGAGGACAGCTTGCAATAGGAAAGTAAAATGATGTTTACATATTTAAACAAGAAAAGAGAACTCAATTGAGTTCTCTTTTTTCATATCTTAAATTTGAGGAGATATTTTAGCTTTCGGGATATTTGATTTCTTCGTTAGGAACATCTACATAGTAAGCAAACTTGTCAGCTCCAATTGCAGCTAAGTTTCTTAATATGTCAACAACAGCAATGTCTTCTATTGTCTCGAAAGTTCCATACTTAGATTGCAAGTCTTCCCATGGTGTGTTAGCATCATAATCAAGAATCCTTAAGATATCAAGTGCAGTCTTTCTGTCAACGATTTCAACTAAAGAGAATTTGATGAAGCTTAACAATCTTTTCTCATTGTTAAGTTTGATGTCATTCTTTGAAATCAATCCTTTCTTAATGGCCTTACGAACTCTTGCTTTTAAATCAACTAATAATTTCTCTAATCTGTTTTGGTTGGCCATAATGTTTTATTTGAATTGACTTTTTAATTTTGGTGTGATTACTTCTACAACTGCATCAAGAACAAATTGGTATTTGATTCTCTTTCCAACCATAGACTCAATTTCTTTCTGAAGCTTAGTTACAATCTGTTTTCCAGTACCATTATAAGAAGCTTTCAAGTAATCATCAATATCTCTCTTGACTGTTTTCTCAATGAAACGTTTAACATCTTTAGCATCAGAATCTTTAGTCAAAGTAGATTCACCTTCATTCAAGAACTTGACGCCTTTAGCAGTCAAACCTGTTTTAGGGTTCCAATACTCAAGAATAACAGATTTCAATTTCTGTTGTTCTGATGTTGGAAGTTCTTTAAATTTAGATGTTATCATATAGTCAGTCTTGACTGCTTCTAGGATTGCAATACGTTCATTATCAATCTTAGCTTTCTTAGCAGCTAAAACTTCTGTTTTGCTTTCGTTGAGAACTTGGTTAAAATCCCTCATCTTTATTATTCAATTTTAAGTTTGAACAATGTGGTCTGCTCTATCTTTTGGTATAGACAAACGACATATTTTCTATCGATATTTATTATACTGGTGACACTCTGAAACTTTTCAGTAAAATCACTCGGCCGTAATACTTTTGAAATCTCCAAGGCTTCCATTATCTAACTTCACTACATCTTTCTTATAAAGATTTCCATAGTCATCATTCTTTACTTTCAAGATAAGTTCAGTTCCTTTAGGAATCTTCTCTATAGCTTTGATAATTATCATCTGGTTCGTCTTGTCATACTGATAATCAACATTAGGTTTTAATGAGACTTCATCACTTCTTCTATACAGACCACAATAACCTACTGGAATTCCCCATTCTAGATTAGGAACTATTTCAAAAGCCATGTCTCTTACTTTTCTTGAAGACATGTCAGACTTAGACAATATCTGAACTGGGTCTTTCTCTATAATGTCTCTTGGAAACAGATAATCAGTTGCTATCATCCTACCATTCTGATATTTAACTTTGTTGATTCTCTTGTTTCTGTCCCAAGGCTCTATCTTTTGAATAGAGTTTTTAACTTCTTCCCTTTCATCAAAATACTTTTTGATTTCTGGGTCTAGTTCTCTATTGTCTTGCTCTACAGGCTTCCCATCTTCATCAGTTTCATCAAATGGATTATAGAACCCTCTACGTTTTCCTTCATTTAGATGGTTTTCATAACTAATCTCAGGTATATAAGAATCAAAAATCTCAGGCATCACATATCTAGCCCAAAGTTTCTTAAGTAAAGGCATTGAGACATTTCCTTTAGAGAACTTATCAAGATAAGGTTTTCCAGTAATAAGATAACCATCAGCTGGGTCATCACTAGTCAGACCATCAAAAATCTTGTCAAGGTCTTTAGGAATCTGATAGCTCAAGTCTGTCATCTTGTTAGGATATACAACAAACTGTTTTGCTATCTCATATAGAATCCTCTTTGACTTCTTATAGATTGGCTTGTACTTTATCCTCAACAAAGCAGTCATGAAAGCAGGTCCATCTTCATACCATAATGAAATCTTCTCTTTGATGACTTTAGCTTTCAATGGGTTGAACTTCAATTGGTTAGGTCTGAATCTCTCAAGTAAGTCATTGAATTCTTTGACATCATTGAACAAAGTAGTAAACTCAAAAGCATCTAGGCCTTCACCTATGTTCCCATCAAAACTACCTAAGATTTTATCATACAAAGCATAAAGTCTCAAGTACAATTCTTTTTGAGTATTAGATTCGTTAAATGTTGCCATTCTTGTTTTCAATTTGTTTTTGAGTGTTGCCAGACAAAGCTTTCTGTTGCTGACCAGGTAAAGCTTTCTGAGAACCTATTGCCTTTTGATTTGTATTCATTTTAGAACCTTCAGGATTGAAGATGTATTCACCAATCTGAGATGCAAGTTCTGGATGCAATATCAAATGTCCATCAGCAACAGTCACAGGATAAATCTTGAAGAAGATAGAATCTCCAGGAGCTTCAAAAGTGATGAAGTCTTTCTGGAATTTTATACCTTTCACTGCTGTGATATCTTCACCAAAATTAATCAATATCACTGAATGGTTGTCTGCAGAAGAAAGCACCTTGAATGCATCACTTCTATTATATGGGATTTTATCAATATTATTTTTGAAAGCCTTGACATTTTCATCATTGATGCTTTCAATGAACTCTTTAGTAGAAGAAAGAAGGACTACACAAATCTTGAAAGCTTTAAGCTCTACACCTTTCTCACTAAGAGCTATCTTGAATTCTCCAGTAGGAGCAAGCTCACCTTTAGGAACTAAAGTCGGAAGTTGTTTCTGTTCTTCTTGAGGAATCTCTTCAGCTTCAGGCAATATTGCAACTTTAGCCTTAGCAAAGAAAGTGTTAGTGTGCTTCACTATTGTTTTCTTTTCTTCATTTCTAGGAATGAAATACAAGTACTTGAAACCTTCTAAAGAAGAAGCTTTAATCTTGCCATTGGTTTTCTTTATGAAACCTTCTTCATCAGTTTCTTCAGCTTCCATCATAAACACCTTCATCTCTTTGTCAACAAATGCCTGTACAAACTCGTTATAAGAGTACACTGGTTTTTTAGTAGCACCTATGATAACAGACTTGTAATCTTTAGACTTACTGAATGTGTCTACATTATAGACATCTGAATTCTCAAGCATTATAGCATTCTCTACTAAGAGCTCACTTTCTCTGACTGACTCATCTTTTTCAATATCATCAGGAACTGAATCAATCTCAATTTCATTTACTTTAACAATGAAATCTAATTCATCTGTTTCTTCAGAAGATTCTTCTCCAGTAGGAGTTTCTTCATCAGAACTATCTTGAACATTTTCTTCCTCTTCAGGTTTTTCTTCTTCAGGAGTCTCTTCAGTTTCTTCTTCAGGATTTTCTTCTACTTCTTTTCTCCAGTTAGCATCTACTATCAATGAATCTTTTCTCAAATTGTGTTTCTCATCCATCTTGCAAGATATAGAAACTAAGTAAGGACTTTGCTCATCATCATAACCTAAGTCTTCATGAATCTCAGATGACTTGAGGTTTATAGGTTGGCTCCATTCAGTCTTGTCATATGAACCTTCATTAATGAAGCTAGCATAAGGAATCACATCTAAAAGTTCATCAACATTGATGACTTGCTTGTTTCCGAAGTTGCTTGCAACTTCTTTTCTCATTCTAGAACCTTGTCCTTTAAGTTCATTCTCACTTACTGAAGAGATGAAAGTCACAATATGTCCAAGTGGCTCATCTGAAGTAGAGTTCAAGACTAGGTTGACAATGTCTTCCTGGGATTCGTCTTCGTCCGCCTCATTGAGTTTGTTGACTAGATGTTGGAAAATATATGACTCATTGCTTGCCGCGCCCTGCGCACTTCCTACATATTGGTATGAAACTTTGAAAGCTGCATTAGGATTCTCTTCTTCTTTTTCCTCTTCTGGAGTTATCTCTTCATCATCCTTATCATCTGTCTTCTCATCTTCTTGATTCTGAGGAGTGACCTTCTGGACTTCCGGCAATAACTTAGCAAAAAGCTCAAGCATGCTTCCTCTCAAGAAGTCTTTAAGATATGTGTACTCAGGTGATTTGTTGAACTCATCAATAGCTTGTTGCTTTGCAGTCCTAAGAAGGTTGAGATACTTTCCCCATAAAGCTATAAGACCATCCTTCTTAAGTTTCTTGTCTAAGATAGAACGATTGTTAGTGATAGCTTCTTGCAAGTTCCTGTCATAAGCTGCTATAAGGTCATCCATAGCCTTGTTCATATCTTTGAAGATAGTGTAGTCAGCCATGTCATGGTTACCTATTACTTGGTTGAAAATAGCAATAAGTCTGTCATGCAAGTTCTCATTAGTCTCTTGATTAAGCTCTTTGATAACATCAACTCTAGTCCTACGAGCTTTTTCTATGAATGGAGCATTGTTCTTGTTCTCTTGCCATTTCTTCCATCCATCTTCATCATTAATCTTAAGGCCTGTAATCTTCTCAAAATCATCAGCTATCTTGTTAGCACCATATTTGAAACCGTTTATAGCATCAGTAATCTGTTTAGCTTCAGACTCACCAAAAACTCTTTTAAGAGCATTTCTATATTGTTCAAGAATATCAGTGAAATACTCATTAGGTTTTTTATTCTTAGCTGGTTTTATCGAAGAGAGGTTCTTGAGTGGGTCTGAAACAGTCTTGAGTCCAAACCATTTAGTCTGTTTCTTAAGAAGCTTCTTGAAGTTCTTGTCAGAGCCACCAGCAATCTTAGGCATAGAGATGTGAGAGTTAGGCATAGAGTCTTTACCACCATAGTCATAGATTCCTGCATATTTAGCCATTTGGTAAGTAATCATCAAAGCATTTCTTTTCTCATCATTGACTATAGACTTGTAAGACACTTCATTCCATTTGTCACCATGACCTTCAATAGCAAGCTTGACAACTTTCTTCATGTAAGATTTAATGGCCATGAGGTTATGTGCTGAAATAGCAGAAACAACTGCTATTGAAAGCGAACTTGCTAATACACCTGCTGTAAATTTTAATAAATCTTCATTTAATCTTGGTTGAATATCATTGAATACAAAAAGCTCTATGAGATTATCATTTGGAATTATATTTTTGTCTATACGTGCCTTCATTAACTAATGAACTGTTTTTACTTTCTATCTATTGGACCTATACTATTCCTTAAGTTAGTAATTTAGAGGTCTGTTTTAACATTTTTTAACATTATTTTTCGGTCCTTTTTTAAAATTTTATAGGATAAAATCAAATCGATTATCGATCAATTCTTAGTAAAAATTCTAAACAAAAACCAACTAAAAAAATAGTCTATTAACAAAATTTAACATTTAAATAACTAATTAGAAATTAAAAAGTTAAATCAAAAATTATTTATAATGAGTATAAATTAAGACTATTTTTAATCAGGTACTTAATCGAAATCCCCAGGGTGCGTATAATAAATACCGGATTTCCGGAAACTTAGATATAGGGAAAGGATTTTAGAGAAGAGGAAAACTGAATTATTTCTTTGAATGGGGCATGGGGTGCTGGATGGAATTTCTAAAGATTTTTAGGTTTTATCCTAGGATTCTATTTGAGCATTATACACTTGGTTAAAATATTTAATAGAAGTGTTTTTCTTCTCATATAATTTAAAAGCCTAAAAATTTTGATGTCAGAATCTGAAATTGAAATTATTGCTAAATTAGCTTCGGAATGTTTTGTTACTGATGAATTCTATAGAACTTTAGAAGAAGACCAAGAAATTAGAAAAGAAATTATCAAGAACCTTTTTACTGAAAGTATTCGCATTTGTAATCTATATGGTAAGACTTATACTTATCAAGTTAATAGTGAATGTGTTGGGTTTGCTTTAGTAGTTAATTGGACTAAACTTAAAAATGACAAAAAATCTTTCAACTATCTGTTTAGTTCCTCTAATTCTAATTTAGACAGTAAACTTATTAAAGAGTTAGAATTTATTGAAAATATTTTAGGTAAAGACCAAGATTGGATATATTTGCTTGCAATTTGTGTAAGTCCTTCATATAGAAGAAAAGGGATTGCAACTTTATTGATAAGAAAAATTATAGAAGATTATTCATATTACAATATTTTTGCTGATATATCAAATCAGAATTCTATAGAACTCTATAGACAATTAGGTTTTGAAATTTTAGAAACTATTGAAAATTGCACATTCGTTAAACATTTAAAAGAAAATTAAAAATGGGAAACCAAACTTCCAAAATCACTTCTTGTCTTATCATAAAGAATGAGAAAGATAATATAATTCCTTTAGTCGAAAGCCTTCTTAAGTTCTCTGATGAAATCATGATTGCTGATACTGGTTCAACAGATGGGACTTTAGACAGGTTGATGGTCTTTAGTGGAGATGACAGAGTCCACCTTACTTTTTTTGATTGGACTGACAATTTTGCAGAGGCTCGGAACTTTGCCTTCAACCAACCATCTAAATATACAAGTGAGAATGACTATTTCTTCTGGTGTGATGGTGATGATATCATTGATGACAATTTAGTCAAGGCTATTCTTGAACTTAAGAAAAAGAATTTTGAGAACTTTTCTTCTGTAATGCTTGACTACAAATATCCAGATGGGAACTTCTTATGCTTAAGACATTCATTCATAAGAAAGCATGATTTTGAGCAATGGGTTGGTATTGTCCATGAATATCCTTGCTTTAGTGGAAGAAATGGAGTCAAATTCATAGATAGGAACCAAGCTTATCTTTATCATGACAAAAAACCTAGAATCAACTCATGCTTGAGGAATCTCAAGATATTCACAAACAAGTACCTTACAGACAAGACATTAGACACATTCTCATTAAGAGACTTGTTCTATTATGGTTATGAGTTCTACAACAATGGGATGGATGAGGATGCAAAAAGGATATTCGATATTCTATTAGAGAAAGGAACTGAGAGCAGGCAACCAGAATGGCAAGAATATTATTTTGTGACTGCAATCACTTACATAGCTGAGATGAACTTCAGAAAGCAAGACTTAGAGACTATGTTCAGTTATCTCTCTAAAGCTATGAAGTACTTTCAGGTCCTCAGAGCTGACACATCATATTATCTTGGATATTATTTTAGAGAGATTGGAATGTTCGATAAGTCTAGACATTATCTCAATTACTGTAAGAACTTAGATTACAAGGACTATATCAACAACACTTTCTCTAATGAAGAGTTCTATAAGAGGAAAGCTCTTGAGTTGCTATGCAATGTGTATTGGTGCTTAGAAGACAATCAAGCTTCTTATGAGTCTTATAAAGAGCTTAAAGAGAAATATCCAGAATCAGAAGTCATTGATATGAACAAGGATTGGTATAGAGAACTGAAGATGAAAGGAGAAATTCATGACTAAGGAAGAAATCAAAAAATATTTTACAAAAGACCTTAAGAATATATTGGGTCGGTTCAACTATCATATTTTCTTTACTGATGAGGAAAATTATCTGAATATCATGGACTATCATACATTTGTCAGAGTTTATTTTTATGATGACAATATAGAAGATAAGAACATTCATCATTTCTATATTTCAGATTTGAGTGTTGAAGAAGGATTTAGAAGAGAAGGTAGAGCAACTAATATGCTGAACCATATAGAGGCTATAGCAAAGCAATGTAAAATCACAGAATTGTACCTTAAAGCCGACAAAGATTCCTGGATGTATGAGTGGTACTTGAGAAGAGGTTTTAGAGACTACACTTTAGATGAAGAAAATTACATTTGGTTACAAAAATTATTAGAAACAAAAGATAATGGAAAAGAAGATTAAAGTAGTTCTTATAGGAAATTATCCTGAAGACAAGATAAAAGACATAAAAGACCGTAGGTTTCCAGAACCTTATTATGAGTCTGGATTTGAAATTGTTCATTTCATAGATGATACTGATATTTGTCAGAAACTGTATTCAGCTTCTAACTTTGATGTTATCATCACATTCTATAGCAATAAAGACTATGAAGAATCTGGTAAAACTTGGAATGAATATTTCTATTTACTTTATCCTCATTTGTTTGAGATTAGTCCAGTTATTTCTAACAAATGGATTTCTATAGATGAAAATGAAAGTTCTGATAAAGTTGCTGAGTTTGTTATAAACACTTTCTTCAAAGCTCAGTATTATTTCCAGAAGATTCTTGGAATGTTCAGTATCATAACACCTTGTTACAACACTTCTGAAGAGATGTTCATGAGACTTTATAATTCCATCAAGAACCAGACTTACAAGAATTGGGAATGGTTTATCTTAGATGATTCAGACAATGGTGTTGGTGTCAAGCCTTATCTTGACAAAATTAAAGACTTCAGAATAAGATGCCTTTCTAATGTGACTAACCGTGGTAATGTAGGCTATAACAAGAGAATCTTAGGCATGGCTGCTCATGGAGAATTCATCTTAGAAGTAGACCATGATGATGAGTTGATGCCAGAGTGTTGTCAGAAATGTGCAGAAGCTTTTGAGAAATATCCAGACTGTGGCTTTGTCTATTCGAATGGAATAGAACTTAATGGTCCTGACTCTATAATTGAATACGGAGAAGGCTGGGCTTATGGACAAGGACTTTCTAAAGAATTCACTTATAAAGGAAAGACGTTCTATGGAAATTATACACCAAACATCAATGAGATTTCTATAAGGTCAATCATGTCAGCACCTAACCATGTCAGAGTCTGGTTGAAAGCTGTATATGACAAGATTAATGGACATAACTATAATTACAGTATCGTTGATGATTATGAACTTATAGTCAGGACTTTCTTAGAGACTAAGTTCTGTTATGTTCCTGATTTCCTTTATGTCCAGCATAGAGAATATGAGACAACTCAATATACAAGAAATCGAGAAATTCAAAGGTGCAATCAGCTAGTTAAAGAGATTTATGATGAGAGAATTCATAATAGAATCTTAGAATTAGGATATAAAGATAGTATCTGGAATGAAAAACAGAATTGTTCTATTATGGTCCCTACACCAAAACCTCTTAACCAAAAATTCAATTACATCTATGTATGAATGCTGAGATTGAAAAGATAAAAGAATTCTTTAAGCTAAACCATATATACTTTGCCTCAAACACGAGGAATCCTCGTGTAGGTTCCTTGTTTGAGAAAAGTTATAATCTATATAGTCCATTGATTGATGAAGAGACTGACAATTTCATTCTTATAAATGGTTCTAACTATAACTATGGGTACAAGTGTTTCCTTGAAATGATAGAGTATGCACTCTATGGAAAGAAATATCCTCGGATTGATTATATTGTCTATATAGATGAAGACTGTTTCATTTCCGACTTGAAGACTCTTAAGAATATTGTTGAAGATTTCATAAGTAGTGACAGGACATTTGCCGGAATACCCGACGGTGGCGTCTGTTGTCACAGGAACCACAATAATATTGCAATCAATACTTTCTTCACCATCTTCAACATCCGCCAAATTAGAGACCTATTCAAAGGAATTGAGCAAGACCAATTCAAAAAACATATAGTTCCAGCTATTGAATCATACTCATTTGAGAGGTTCTCTAAAGAATGTCCTTATAACAAGATGAATGAGTTGTTCAATGATACTAAAGTATGTGCAAAACATTCTACTTTTATCAAGAACTTTTATGGTGAACCTGAATATTGCAATATAGTCAGAAATGACCCTAACAATCCTATAGAGCCGCATCAAGAACCTTACTCAAGCAAGTTAGACAATTTTGAACCTTACTACAAGTTATTCTTCTATCTTATGAAGTTAGGTGCTAAACCTTATTATATTGTAGGTGCTGATGCTTGGAAAGACAATGAGAAGAATGTCATAGACAACATGGGAGGCATATGTACAGCTTTATTCTATAACTATGTTCCATTCTGTTACCATACATGGTTTGCAAGATGCTATGTTCCTGAAGCTGATATAGAACATGTCAAGACTCTGCCGAATAGTGAGTTGTTCCTAAAACATACTGATAGGATTAATCAAGTGTACAATTGGGTCATAAAACATCAGAGAAAACTTTAAGACATGCCTAATATAGAAAATCTAAATATGAATGGTTTCAGCAAAGGTTCTACAGCAATCTTATACAACAAGAATTGCTTAGAGTCCTTGGAACCTCTTATCACTTTGCTTCATGCTCAGGATTTCATCCTTGAAATCAGAGTGTTAGATGAGTACTCAACTGATGGTTCTCAGCAGTTTTTAGAAAGATATGATTTGTATAAAGTCAAGCTTTACAAGACTCATGACACTCTAGACAGAGCTAACAAGCTTTCTGAAATAGCATATTCTGTTACTGAGACCGATTGGATTATATTCTTCCAACCATTTGATGTCATGACACAGAAAGATATGGACATCATATTCCATGTCACTCAACAAGAATATGATGGAGTTGAGTTTAATTATGAAAACTCTTATGCATATTCTTTCAGAGCTATAAGGACTTGCAAGTTCCATGGGTTTATCAATAATCTGATTCCTGAACTTAGGTTAGACTTAGCATACACTAATGTTGCAGAGCTTACGATTCAGAAAGAGCCTATGGTTTCTAAATCTATAGCAGACCATTATCTAGATATGCTCAAGCTTTTTGCAGACAAAGAGGAATTCAAGAACCCTGAATATTGGATTGAAGCATACAAGTATAGTCTGACTTATTATCCTACTGACATCAAGAAAGCATGGTACTATCTCAATAAAGCAGAAAAGTTAGTGGTTGCTCTAGACAATCCAGACCCATATACTTATACCGACATCATGACAGCTAAGGCCATGAGTTATTATGCTTTCAATAAAGACATTTGTTTAGAGTATCTCTTGAAAATCCAAAAGCATAACTTGCAGTTAAGACTTGATATTGTCTGGTTTGTCTTCAAAAATTATTTTAAGGATAAGTTAGTCATCTCAGCTTTAGACAGAAGAAACAATGACTTTCTTGTTGGTGAGTTCATGACTAATCTTTATATGATGAGTAGTGGAGAGAAAGACAAGGCATACTGGGCAAGCATGTACTATGACCGAGTATGGGATGAGTACATACCTGGAATGCTTGAATGGTGTAAAGAAAACAATCAAGATGCTTATGATGAGATGTTGAACAAAGCTCAAGAAATCAATCCAAATTTTAGACCATGAAGATAGTAGAGTTTGCAACTAAATATAACATCTGTTTTGTGACAAATGGATGGAGAGGAGAATTAGGAGAAAGATGTCTAAGTTTCTTTGGCTCTGAACTTAATGACCTTAAAGACAGAAGAAGGTTTGAAATCTTTTATGGACAGTATCCTTCTAATGTTCTAGACAACAAAGAGAATTATCAATACTGGAAACTGTTCTATGGTAAAGAAGTCTTTGTTCATCTGCTCAAGTCTTCTTATTTCATGAACAATTTTGATTATATTGTTTACTTTGATGAGGATTTGTTCTTGTATGATTGGGATACTTTCATGAAAGCTTTTGAAGATTTTGATTTGGATTCTGATTATAGTGTGATGGCTCCACCTGATGGTGGTATTGTATGCCACCGGATGAGATGTGCTGAGACTATGCCTAACACTTTCTTATGTGTCTTCAAATGTAAAAAACTCAGGAATCTTAAGTTCGATGAACTTGAGATGGAAAAGTATAAAACCCAAGAATGGTTTCATAAGACTGAATGGTATAATGAGCATTTGGTAAGAGCAAACAGACTTAGAATAGAAGTAGAGAACTTCAGAAGAGGAAAAGAACTTCTTTATGTAGAGCTTGTAAAGAATCATGTCCTTGATTCATTTCCTTATGAGAAGAAACTAGTCATCAATGACAAAGACATTCCATATGTGATGCTTGATTCTGAAGATACTAGATTTGATGGATTATCAAAAGACAACTACAACCATATTGATACAGAACCTTATTATGTTCTCTTTTATTACTTGATAGCAAATGGTGCAAAAATAAAATATCTTTTTGTAACCGATTTGTATAAAGATGAATATAATAATGTGGTTGATGATTATGGTGGTGTTGCTAGTGAACTGTACTTCCAAGGAAAACCATTTGCGGTCCATACTTGGTTAAGCCGAATCTATATAGATTGTCCAGCTTTCAAAAACAATTACGAGAGAATTAATAAGATTTACAATTACGCTAAAAAGAAACAAGATGGCCTTGACCTTCTCAGATGAAAATGGATTTGTTGACCAGCAATTGTTGTTCAATGTAAAGGTTCTTGCTACTAATGTTCAGATTAAAGAAGAACTTAAGAAGGTACAAGAGATTTTAAGTTCTGTTTTAAAAGCAACAGAAATTAACAAGAATGGAAATATAGAAAAATTATGGGATGGAACTTATCAAAGAGAATTGGATATTTCTTTTGCTTTGAGAGAAGTAGAGAAAGTCTTGAAAGCCTTCTTTGATGAGTGGTTCCCAGAACTTTATACTAGGATTTCTGTAAAGAAATCTATAGAAAAAGTCAAGCTAGAAATCTTTACTGATACTGGCGATGTCTATTATGATTTTATCAATATGATTTCTGAGCCTAATAGAACATTTGACATCCTTGAAATTATAGAAACTATCAAAAGAAATGCATAACAAAATGTTAAGAGAATTTTTAATCGTTTTGTGAAACTAGATATATAACCTGTGTTTAATAATTATTACTTATTGTTTAACTTTTTAAATTTAACTAAAATTGAATTTAAGTTTTAAAAATTTAGGTCCTATTGATGGATTTATCCAGTGGCTTAAAAACTTTGCCACTATGTCTCCTTCCTTACTTATTGAAGTTGATGCTGAACAAGAGAAGTTTGTCTCTAAAGCTTTTACTGTAGACAAAGGACTTGTCAGGTATTCTGAAATCTCATTTGCTGATGCTAACTTAGCAATTGTTGAAGGTTCTGATATTCCTGCAGTTCGTCTTAAGTTAGGTATCTTCTTGATGTTACCAAAATTCATTACAGTTTGTGAAACATTCTCAACAACTGACTTTACAATCCAGGTTGATTATGAAACATTGAATGAACCAGGTTCACCAGCTCATGGAGAATTTGTTTCAGATGCAATTAGATTTGTTTCAAAATCACTGAAGATGACAGTCAATGAATGTTCTCCAGCAGAGTTCACTTATCTTAGTGATGAGATTTTCAACAAGTCAATCCATGTTGCTAATGATGCTGTCAAGATTACTGTGACACCAGACCAAATCAAGAACCTTATTGCTATCTCAGGAATCTTTGCAGCCGATTCTAAGAAAGACATTATGATTCTTTACTCTAAAGAGACTGAAGATGGTGCGGCAATCTATGCTCGAGACAAGAACACTTTGTATGATTATGAGCTTGGTTCTTATGTTCCAACGGGAAAGTTCCAGTCATTTAGTGCTTCTATCTTCAGAGAGAAATTGATTCTTTCTATGAAAGGTGTTCCTGAAGAAGTTGAACTCTTAATGTCTACAATGAATCCAACTCGTATCTTGCTAGACACTGTGTCTGGAACATCAAAAACTGTAATTTCAATAGTAAACGAATAAGAGACAAAAATATAACATGATTAATAGCGTTTATGCCCACGTAACTCCTCTCAAGGATTTTGATTGGAGTGTATATGAAAATGGTTTCAATGGTTCAAACCTTGTAGAGAACAAATCAATCAAGACAAAGAAAGGTGACAAGATTTATTGTCATGAGAAATATGCAACATCTGTCTACAAGAAACTGAATGGAGATAAGAATTCAGAGAATGTAGAAATCAAAGACTTCTCTCTCAATGGAGCCTCTAAAGTTGTTGCAATGGAAATCCTCAACAATGATGAGATGTTAGTCTCTACAGCAGGTGGTAATGCAACTGTTGTGAACCTCAACAAAGAAAACAAGTTCTTTGAACTTTATGGTGGTGACAAGAATTCCTTCATTCACTGGATTAACAATCCTGACACGAACAAGCAGTTCATTGACATGGACCTTATGGTCAAAGTCAATAAGAATGGCAAAGGTTCTATGATTGATGGACACACATACAAGCTTTACAAAGAGTATCAAGAACAGATTGAGAAACCAACTAAAGCTTATTATGGAAAGGTCAATGCTTGTCATAGAGGTGGTTTCACACTTGAACTTCAAGGTGTAAGAGCTTTCATGCCTTACTCACTCTCAGGAATTGAACGTGATACAGACCCAGAAACAATTGTAGGAACTACATTAGAAGTCATGATTGACTCATACTCTAAGAAGAGTGGTTTCATTGTGTCACGTAAGAAGTACTTGAGATTCATCTTGCCTGCTCAGCTTGCTAAACTTGACACTACAAATCCATGGAATGGAACTATCACTGGTGTTGGTGCAAAAGATTCACCTTACGGTGGCAAGAAGTACTTTGGTATCTTCATTGAGATTGAAGCCGATGGCAACAAGTATACTGGATTGATGCACAAGACATTGATGTCAGATAAGACTTATGCTGACTTCAAGGCTCTTGAAACTCAAGTAGGTTCACCAATCAGTGTATGGATTCATGAAGTTGTAGGTGACAGAATTGTCTTCAGTGACATTGAGCCTGAGAACCGTGAAGAAATCTCTAAGATACGTGAAGCTCAAGAGGAAGAAGAGAAGAAGAAACTTGAGTTGAAGTATAACAAAGAACATGGAATTCATAAAGTATCTGAAGAAAAACTTGACCAACTGGTTAATCATTTCAACGGATAGAACATATAAGGAAAGTCCTCTTTTTGAATCTGAGGACTTTCCTTTATTCTCTAATAAAAATGACTCAATACAATAAAGAATTATCAGTAGAACTAGAACAAGTAACTCCTTGGAAAAGAGCTCTTAACGCCGCCAGAAGAACAATAGGAAAACCTAAACTTGATAAGAATCCTTCTAAACATTGGGAAGCTCAAGCAATTCTTGCAGAACATAGTCCTATTAGAACTGTATGGTATTCATGGACTTGGAAGAATATTAGGACCTGGATTACTTCGCATATGTCAAGACATCATGAAGGATGTGAGAAGTTTATACATTCTCAAAGAGAAGACCGAAGAGAATTGGATGTCCCTAGAGATGAGTTACCTCAAGGTTCTCTTAATGACATGGATATGGAAGCCAATGTTCAAGCTCTTATCAATATTTCAAGAAAAAGAGTTTGCAATAATGCTTCTAAAGAAACAAGAGAAGCTTGGTCTAAAGTTCTAGATGAAATTGAAAAAGTAGACCCAATACTTGGAGAAAAACTTAAGTTAGGACGTGAATGTGTTTACAGAGGGTTCTGTCCTGAATTCAAGTGTTGTGGATACTGTAATACAGAAAAATACCAACAAGATTTAAAAACTTATAGAAATACAGAATATGCTAACTGATTTGAATTTTCAAAATTATAAAGAGATAATTCAGAATACTGATACAGTAGTCATTGACTTTTGGGCTCCATGGTGTGGACCTTGTAAAGCTTTAGGTCCTACTATCGAAGCTTTAGCTGACAAGAATCCTGAAGTTCTTTTCTCTAAAGTGAATGTAGATGAAGATGATGACCTTGTTTCTAGATTCAATATCAGAAATGTTCCTACAGTTATCTTTATCAAAAATGGAAAAGAAGTTGCTCGTAAAGTAGGAAACCTTCCTATTGAAACTTATCAAGAAGAATTAAACAAATTGAAATAGAGTATGCCAATACCAAATAATAATCAGCAAATGCAATTAAATGTATCCAGAAAGGACATTATTGATGCACCTACAGTACAGTGTGAATGTGGACATAAAGTCTTCCAACATGCTGTTATATTGAAAGAAGTTCCTGGTTTCATGCTTGGAATGGGACAAGACTCTGTCATGATGCCTATTGAGGTCTTTGTTTGTGCTAGGTGTGGAGAACTTGCTCCTTCTATCAAGAATGACCCTAACATGAGGAACCTTCTAGAAGGAAAGAAAAGAGAAGAAACTAAATCAGGTTTAATCGTTTAAGTTCTTATTTTATAAATACTTACAGAAAAATATCATATCAAACTATGGAAATTATTGCGTTAGTTTTTTCAATTGCAGCCTTAGCTGTAGCTTTCTTTTATAGAAAACCAGGTCCTGAAGGTCCTCAAGGAAAAGATGGAATTCAAGGTCCTAAAGGAGATAAAGGAGAACCTGGACCTAAAGGTATAGATTCTACTGTTCCAGGTCCTAGAGGTTTTCAAGGAATCGTTGGTAGAGATGGAGACCCAGGAGAACCTGGTGAAAGAGGTCCACAAGGATTCCAAGGACCTGAAGGAACTGGAAGTGGAAGTCCGGACACACCAGACCAAATTCTTGAAAAATTGAATTCTAAAGATGTTCTTGAGTTCAAACACTCTAAGATTTTAGCAGATTCATTTTATGAGGTCAAGAAAGACTAAAAATAAGTTTAACATTTAATTTAAAAGAGAAAAAGAATTATGGTAATTACACCGAAATTTGGCTTTTGGGCCGTTAAGATTGTTATTGAAGCAGAGAACGACAAAGGAAAAGTAAAGAAACTTCGTGAAACTCATCTTTATGATGCTGTCAATCCTACAGATGCTGAAGCACAAGCTACAAAAGAAATGGAAGGAACTATCTATGAATGGTCCATTAAAGGAATCACTAAAGTTGACTATACTTGCATAGGTATTCCTGAAGAAAAGAAGTAAGTTTTTGTTTCATATTAATAAGTGTTAAAAGCTCTATCAGGATTTTTCTTGTTAGAGCTTTTTTGTAAATTTGCAGATATGAAGAAAAAATCAGAAACTATAGAAAAAGAAAAGGTCAATTCTAAACGTCCTAGAAAGACAAAAGAAAACTCTGATAAGATTAATCAGAAACAAGAAAAACCAAAAGCAGAAGAGCCTAGGATTAATTCTGAGGAACCTGATTTAGCTACTAAAAGAAAGCTTCTTTCTAAACTCAAGCAGCAACCTAATTGGGAAGACAGAAGTATCAAAGAATGCCAGAAAGCTTTAGAAGAAGTCAACTGGGATTACAATGCTTTGTTTGTCAAGAAGAAACGAAGAAAGAAAGTAGTTGAAGAAATTCCAATCATAGAAGAGGAAGAAGTTGATGATGAACCTATCATTCCAGTAGAGGAAGAGAAGAGACCAGAATATATTCCTGGTCTTGATTCTGCTTGGGTCTTGAAATACCGTTCAGACTGGAGACCTTCAGAACTTAACCTTCTAGATATAGTAAACAAGAAGTTAGGAACTTCATATGAATCTTGGAATGAACTTTCTGAAAAACATGAAGACCTTTCTGAAGAGTTTCTAACTCAGTATGAAGGATATGTCTCTTTCTATCATCTTTTCAAGACACATAATCCTGATAACTACTCAGAAAAATTCAAGAAGAAGATGAAAGACCATTTTCTTATCGCAGATTTAGATTTAGTTCCACGTAATTACAAAAGACAAAGAGATGAAAAAGTTATTCAAGAAAATTAAAGACTATTTCTTTCCTGTAGGTACTCTTACTTCTAAATTGAAGTATTCTATTGACACTGACTATGACTTGTGGGTTGAAGAACCTGGTTATATCACACTATGGTGGTCTATTGACAAACCTGGATGGTCATTCCATAATGGCTCTAGATTAGTTCTTGGACACTATTATCATGATGGTCTTAAGACTATAAGAAGTCTATACTCATTTGGTAGGACTTTCAAAAGAATAGAAGATGCAATCGAATTTGCAGAAAAACATCCTAGACTTATTGACCTTTATAGAGAATATTGCAAAGACTCTAATTGCCTGAAAGGAAAGCAAGAATATAGAAAAGCTGTAGCTAAAGAGAGAAGAGAAAAGGCTTTAGCTACAGCTTATAACAATCAATAAGACTTAGCGAATATTACTGCTTCACCTTCATTAATGACAAGGTTTCCATAGATGTCTACAGCTTCAAGTTTGAACTTGTATTCACCTTTCTGAGTAGCTCTAGCATAAATGAATGGATTGATGACTTGCCATCTCAATCTGTTCATTTTTTGTGTAGTGTTAGTATAAAGACTCCAGATAGACTTGTATTCTTTGAGCGCTTTCTTCTCTTTATATCTAGATGTCACTCTATACTGGTTTCCTTGCATTAATGAAGCTGGAATATCATACTCATACAAATCTGCATACAACAACTTAGTTTCTGAAAGCCAGTCATTATAAGCATCTACAGGAATGAACTTGCATATGTTGAATGAATATGTAGAGTCAATGTAGTCAGCAATCAACCAGTCATTTTTAAATCTGACAGTTCCATAACCTTTGCTCTCTATTGTATTCTCTCTAGCTTCTAAGATATATTGGTTGTATAATGAGTTAGCATATGTTGCTCTTACTGTAATCTTGTCATTATAAGTCTCTTGGTACCCACCTTTAGAATAAGTGAACCAACCTGTAGTTATAAGCTCTTTGTTTATGATGCCTTCTACAGTATACACTTGTTTGTAGATATAACCACTAGGTTCTCCAAACTCATCTAATGGAGCAACGTTCACAACATCAACATTCTTTATCCTATAAGAAGCGCTTGCAATATAGTCTTCAAGGTTATTGTTTCCAAGTTCTGCATCCTTTCCAAAGATTATCTTGATGACTTGTCCTTTCTTGAAGACAAAGTTGTTCTTGAGCATAGTGTTAGAAAGCTTGAATGTGCTTTCATTATTATCATAATCATTCTCTATAGAATCAGCATCTATCAAATATTCAGAGACATTAGAAGCAAAGCACTTTATCTTTCCTGAATTCACTTTCTCAACAAGCTCATCATTAAGTTCTTTGAACTGGCTTCGAGTTCCAGACTCAACACATTGGATGTAGTTGTTGTTTGCTTCATCATTGTCTTGAACGGCTTTGAAGAAACCTGTCACTGTATATTTTCCTGCAATGCCTTGAGAGTCTTCATCTTCTTTATTCTCATAGTGCAAAGACATCTTGATTGGGTCATAGAAGTAAAGATTGATAGAAGCATCAACAACAAAGACATTGTTAGCATCTACATTCTCATCAAGGATATAGAGCTTGAGTCCGGTCCTTTCTCTTTCATAACTATCACCAACCACATTAATCTTATAGTCAAAGTCAATGCTCACAACTCTTTCTGTCAAGTTTTCTAAAAGCAAATAGTCATCTTTCTTAGGAGTGTCAATGACGTAAGAGTTAGTAGGATAGGTGAACAAATCTAAACCACTTGAATCAATACCGTATATCCTAGTGTTAGGCAAGAACCTAGGCTCTTGGTTATTTAAGAAACTCTTATATTCTTCTGAGTATATTTTCTCACCATTAGCATTCTCCCATGTAGATATATCAACTAGCTTTCCATTCTTGTTGAAAGCATAGAACTCTTTGTCATTGTTAGATCTTGAATAAGGAGTAGAGACAAATATGTTAGGTGCATCTGCATAGACATGACATTCCTTTTCAGACTTGTTAGCATAGATGTTGCCAAACTGGTCCCATCCTTTAACGCTCATGTCATATTTTCCTATATGGTTGACTGAGACATCAATGAATTGGTTTATAGTATAGCATTCTTTAGTCAAGTCTAACTTAGCTTTCTCGTATTGTCCTACTCTGAGGTTCTTGAGATGTTCAAAGTTTGCAGAGATGTTGTCCTTGACATAAACCTTCTTAGCACTGGCATCAGCAATCACATATTGGTAATCTTTGTCTTTAGCTGGGTCCCAACCAGGATTGCTGCTGTTCTTGATTCTTATGTAATCTAGACTTGCGTCTCTTGAAGAGTCAATGACCATCTGAGCATTGAATATCCTGTTAGAAGCAGAATTCTTGAGAGCAGTTATGTCACTGGTCATTGAAAGAATAAGCTTGCCATGACCATTCATGAACTTGTCTACATTGAAGACCCAAGGATTGAACTTCTGACTGTAGTAATTGTACTCAGCTACTACTTCTTGCTCAGTGTTTCCAGAACTGATATCAACATGTTCATCAGAAAAGTTGATATAGGCTTCCAGGTTTTCGCCTTCATCACAGGTGATAGTTCCATTATAAATGTCTAATATGAACTCACTGTCGCCTAAATAACAACTAGAGGAAGCATCTAGAATCCTGTCACCATTCTCACCATAAGTTTCTGTATTGTAAATGACAACATCATAATTCTTTATATAGAACAAAGGAACTTCATACTTAGGAGAAATCTCATACTTGAAAGAAGCATTCTCTCTAGGAACTAAAGTGATGTAATCATAAGACACTAGCTTAGTCCTAGAATATTTCTTGTCATCTATCAAGTAGTAGTTGTTAGCTGATGTGTCTTTGTACATCATGTATCTGTAAGCTTGAGCTTCGGTGTCAAATGCACTATTTACTCTGTAGACTACCGACTGGTTTATATTTCCATACTTCTTCCTGAAGACACCATCAGCAATTTGGATTATAGGGCATTTCTCAAACTCACATCTTGGAACATCATCATGATAGACATAGATTTCATTGTCTCTAATCCAAATAGGATTGAGACTTCCATCCATAGTTCTCTTTATAGAGTTGACTATAGTTCCTGAACTAGTCTTGATGTCTAAAGAATACTGAAGCTCATTAGCTAGCAATGGTGCATTGAATGGAGCTCCAATTGGAATATGAAGCTCATTGTTCACATCAAACTTGTCAAGGATATAAGTGTCATCTAAAGGGTCTATAAGGCCTTTTGGTATGATGTTCCTTTCTCCAGTAGAATCAATACCCATTGCAGAAGGTTCTGCACTATATGCATTGTTCAAGAACTGACTGAATGAGACTTGTTCAAAATCACCAACAGTCAAGTCAGTGAACTCTCTCATAGTGCACTTCACAACAGCAGAACTGTCTAACATAGTGAAGTCATCATCACTGGATATCGCTGGTATTGGATTGAGAGGAATGTTCTTTATATAGTCAGCTGTGTAATACTGAGTAGCATAAGCCGGGTTCTTGAACCTTTCAAAATAGACACCTTCACCAGTTATGTCAGTAATCTTGCAGTTTACACCTATGATATATCTCTCTAACCAGTCTTTAAGAGCAAAGAGCTTAATAAGGACTTCTTCATTTGAATACTCATAAGTGTTGACAGTTCCAGGAACTTCAAATATGAACTCATTAGCAGAAGAACCTGATTTAGAAACTCCTTTTATGACTTCATTATCACCAGTCTCTTTATTGATTTGATAACACATAGAAAGCTTGTTAAGCTTCTTGTAATCAAACCAAGTGTTCCAAGCATCAGTCTCACTTTCAGCGTTCTGTAAGTTTATCTTCTGAAGCTTAGAACTCAATGTCTCTCCAAGTGAGATGTCCATTGACTGGTAAGCCATGTACTTCGAGTTCTGATTATCTTGACCTACATACTTGAACCATTCTTTGAATATGATGTCTGTATACCCTAAGAACTTGACAGCATTGATTAATGCTTTATAAGTTCCAACATAAGGAAATATCTCAGTATATGTCAAGAAAAGCTCTTTGCTCTTCTGATTCACTAAAGGCCAGTTGATTCCTTCTTCTTTAGGATTTATTTCCTTAAAGAGAGTAGGATACTTTATAGGGTCTGGGATTCCAAAGTTAGTAAAGAGAGTCCTGTAACGCTCATCTTCATCTATAGCTTCAGCACCAACATGAATCATTCCAATATTAGTATAGTCATCTCTGATGGCTCCATCTTCGTCAGTGATTTGGTCAACAAGATAGACTTGTATGAATTCTTCATAGACACCTTCAATATCACCTAAGAAACCTACAGTGAACTGAATAGGTTCAGTCTCTTTCTTCTCATCATATTCTAAAGAGAATATTTGTTTGTTCTTCCAAATCAATGCTTCTTGAACATAATCAGAAGTCACAAACCTGATAAGCCTGTTATTGAGAGAGAAAGCAATTCTTTGGTTCTTGACATTTGAGCTAGGTCTCTTATGAATAAACTTGTTAGTCTTCACTTCTTTCTCGTCAGTTTTTTCAAGGATGAAGATGCTTTCACAAGAAACCAGATTTGTAGATACTGGCTCTAAGTCAATGTTTCCTGTTATTGAAACTCCAGGATAATAAATTGGATTGAGATAGAGGTTATCTAAAGAATCTTCATCTATCTCTATTTTAGCTACACAATAATAAGTCTTTTCTTTATACCCAAGATTGTAAGTATTCTTCTTATAAAGAACTTTGAAGTTTGCTATGTCAATCTTCTTGATGAAAGTTCCACTATAGTAAAAGTCAAGCTCACTTACTGGGCCTAATGAGTCTTCAAAATATCCATCTTCTCTTTCTATAGCCTGAGTAGAGAGTATATAGTTCTTTCCATTAGAAGTCATCTCTAATGAAGAAAGCAATCCATCTCTGTTTATGAGAGCAGAACCTTCAGCACCGGCACCAAGACCTTTTTCTGAAGTCTTTACTCTAAAAGTCAGAAGTGGTGTAGTCTGGATTGTAAGTGGAAGTCCATTGCTTTTGAAAAATCTTAATTTGCTTAAATTAATCATAATAGGTTACTCTCAAAAATTAGTTGATAAGGTCATAAGCATCTTTCTCATGAGTTATAGAATACTGGAGCTTTATTCTCTTGACTTGGTCAATCAAAAACTCTATAAGTCTTTCTATCTGCCTTAAGTTAGTGTCTTGTACAGGATTAGAGAATAATTCAGGAGACAAGACATTCTTAAGAATATTCCCATGATAATTATACCCTAAGTTAGTATAATTGTCTCTCCAATGTTTAGAACTGTTCCTAAATGATTTAGTATTCTTAAGTAAAGGCATTTTAGAAGTACTGATTTGTTCAGTCCTATTTATGAAGGAAAACAAAAAGAGCGACCTTTTCAAGTCGCTCTTTTATAAAGAATTAAGAATGATTTTAGTGTCTTTCAAGATTCTTGAGTCTTCCTTCAAACTCTTTAATCTTGTACAACAAAGCTCCACATATCATAGAGAGTGCAGCATCATAGTTCACTTTCTTGATATCTTGGTCTGAAGTGCTTACTAACTCAGGTGCAATCTCTTCAAGTTCTTGAGCAATCATACCATATGAGTAGTTTCCTGAATCAATCCATCTGAACTTCTTAAGAAGAGCAGGTGATGCATTGATAATCTTCTCAACAATCTCATAAGGAACTTCTTCAATCTCGGTCTTCATTCTAGCATCAGAAGCTTCATAGAATGCTGGAGCATAAACTGTGTAGTCAGTACCTATATCACCTTGAGTTTCAGTAGAACCTTGGTATCCTTCAGTAAAGAATGGTGTTCCAGTAGGGCCTTGATATCCTTGGAATCCTCTAGGACCTTGAGAACCGTTTGTTCCATCAGTTCCATCAGTACCTTTAGGACCTTGATAACCTTGATATCCTTGGAAACCTCTAGGACCAGTCACACCTGTTGCCGGACCTTGATAACCTTGATATCCTTGGAAACCTCTAGGACCTTGAGAACCGTTTGTTCCATCAGTGCCATCAGTTCCTTTAGGCCCTTGAGAACCTTGATATCCTTGGAAACCTCTAGGACCTTGAGGTCCAACTGGACCTTGTGCACCTACAATACCAGTAGCAGGACCTTGATATCCTTGGAAACCTCTAGGACCTTGTATACCAGTAGCACCAACAGGACCTGTAGGACCTAATGGACCAATAGGACCAGTTGGACCTTGATAACCTTGGGGACCTTGATAACCTTGGAAACCTCTTCCACCTATCAAAGAAGATTGAGGAACCCAAGAGTAGGTCTTATTACCATCATATCTTAAGAAAGTATTAGATGCAGCTCCAGAGACATCACCACCCGGAATGCTTGAAGTACTAATACTTTGCTTGATTGCTTTTAATGTATGTTTGTCATTTGGGTCTGTATCAAACCCTGTTATTACTTCAACTGAAGGTGATACAATTGCATCTCCTACAGATATATCGACCTTAGTGATAATGCTTGCTGGCTTTTTAGTAGCATAATCCGCAGACATATAGACACCTTCTATATCTACGAAAGGACTAATGTTGTTGTTAACACTATCAAGAAGGGAAACTTTTTGGTAAGCCATTCTTAATTTGATTTACTTTAAAATCTGGTTTATTTATGCGTAGGATTCTCTTTAGGAACTTATACTATAAACAAAAGAATCTCCTGAAGGAATAGATGCAGAGAACGGAACCTCTATCTTAGTAGAGTCTTCAACACCATTAACTACTTTCTTCTTATATGATTCAATAGTGAAGTTCTTATAACGATTCTCCATTGCTGGAGCAGAGAAATAGTTTGATTGGCCTGAAGCATTCTTGAAAGTGAGATAGTAGTTGTATGACTCATTTGCTTCAAGGTTATTTACAGGAACTAGTTGGTTAGAAGAATAAGTTCCTATTATCTTGCAACCAAGAGCTTGAGCTCTGGTTTTAGTTGCACATTTTTTATTAGAGCCTATTGAGCCTTGCTTTCCTATATTATAGGCTTCAAGCTCTATGGATATCTTACCTGACATCTTTTACATATTTCGAATTACCTGGGATAAATATCCCAGGTGCTAAATGCGACTTTTATCACATAGATAGTGAAATTTCAAAGTACCTTTTCTTATGAAAACTATTTTTGAAACTTCTCTTTTCAGAGACAAATGCTATAATCCTGAGCTTGGATACCCATTTACTGAAATCAACAAAGAAACTATCTCTGAAATGGAATCTTCTACTCCTCAAAAGACTTACGACAACATTCTCATAATTCTAGACAATGGACATGGTGAAGATACACCAGGTAAACGTTCACCTGATGGAAAGTTCAGAGAGTATAAGTTCTGTCGTGAAATGGTCCAAGCTATTTCTGAAGGCTTATCAACTCTTGGTATTCCTTCAGTCATTCTAGTTCCAGAAGAGAAAGACATCTCTTTGTCTGAACGGGTCAGAAGAGTCAATGAGATTTATGATTCTAACAAAGACAAGATAGTCTTCTTGATTAGTGTTCACAACAATGCCGCTGGTAATGGTTCTACTTGGATGAGTGCAAGAGGTTGGTCTTGCTATACATCAAAAGGAACTACAGAATCTGATGCTATAGCAAAAGACCTTTACGTGGCTGCAGAGAATATTGTAGGTCCTAAAGTTCTTCGTAAGTTCAATGGTGATAAGAAACTCGATTGGGAAGAGAACTTCACTATATTGTCAAAAAGCAAATGTCCTGCTGTACTGACCGAGAACTTCTTTCAAGACAATCACCAGGACGTGGATTATTTGACATCAGAGAGCGGATTTGCCGATGTCCTGAATATTCATATAGAAGGAATCAAAACGTTCCTAAGAAACAAAAAAGCAATTGATTTTTGAAATCAATTGCTTTTCAAGTTTTTAATTTAAACCATATTCCTTAAACCATTCATCTATAGGTTTTATAATATCTCCAAACAATTCTTGGAACTTCATAAGAACATTCTCAATTCCATTATTCTGAACTATAGTTGCAGTTCCTAACTTGATTATATCTTCAGGTTCAGTTCCAGCATAAAGTAAGAACTGGAATATATGATAAGAAGTTCCTGTTTCTTCAGACTCTTCTGTATCTACATCTAAAGTAGCTACATAACCAAATGGGTTGAATATAGTGTTGGCAAACATTTCAAGGTCCATCAGACCAATACCTTTAGTAATTCCACCATAACCATAACTAGCATTCTTCTTTTTCAAGAATTCAAATCCTTTCTTGAGAGCGGATTCTTTCTTTATGTCTTGAATGTTTCTCTTGATATCTTCATCATAATCAGTTTCTTCATCAGAGAATTCAAAGCCTTCATATAACTTCATAATCTCTGCTGAATTAAGTTTCAAGTATTTTCTGACCTTGTCTCTGAACTTCTCTAGTTTTTTAAGGACTTGTGATTGGTACAACTCGTCTGATTTTTCATTAAAGAACCAACCTTTAGCATGTTGCCTTACAAATTCTTTAGCATCTGAATTTTTGAACATCTCATCAACAAAGATAGCAAATGATGCAGTTAATGATTTAAGATGCTTGCATCTGAAAGTAGTCTCAAAAACTACATGATAATCAGACCTATCAAACAAACTAGCTTCTTCATAATTTCGATGAATATCTATATTACTAGAAGTAGCTAAACGAATATAGTCAAAAACTATATCATTTCTATATTCTGAAGGCTTGAGTCTCTTTTTCTGATATGGGTTTTCATTAGAGTCTTTAGTGTTTTTATATCCATCAAAAATACATAAGAACTCAAAAAGGAAATTCTTAAGCTCAAGCTCATATTTGATTTGAGCTATATTCTTGGAAAGGTCTTGGTCTATCTTGTCATCATCTTCATTGTCAAAAGAGAAAGCTTCATTAAGGTCAAGGCTATAGAAAACTTTGTTGAATTTCTTTCTGAATTCATTAAGTCTTGGTAAAACAGGCTTTAAGTATGCATCATCACAATTGTCATTAAAGACCCAAGATTCAAAATTTTCTTTTATGAATTTGACAATATCTTCTTCTTTAAAAATAATACCAACTAATTTAGTTAAAGCCTCACGAGATATTTTTCCATTTTTGACTTCTACTGGAAATTTTTTATACTTATCATAATCATATTGAATATAAAAATCATAATTTGATGACATATAAAAATTGATGATTGTAGACTGATTAGTCATATCATATATTTTGTCTCCAGCTTCTTCAGTATTAAGGCTTTCAGTAAATACTGACAAGAAATCTAAATATAAATTCTTAAGGACTATATCAGTCTTTAGGTTAGAAACACTTTTTGAAAAGTCATTGTCTATATCTCCTCCTTCAAAATCAAAACCCTCATTAAGACCAACATCTTCATTCAATAATTCTAAATAGTATTGATAAATTTTTCTTAGAATTCCTTTGTTTCTACATTCATAACCTGAAAAATATTCAGCCGGTTTATTTTTATAACCCTCTTTATAGACATAATAGTAAATTCCTTGAGTTTCTACATGAAGACCAAGTTTGTTAGCCAAATCAAAAGCTAACATAAGAATTTCATAGTTTTTATTTAATTCAGCTTTTCTTGAAAGCATTATTCTTGTTTCTTTCTCTTTAGCCTCTTTGAACAAGTGCTTAGCCTTTTGTTTAGCTAATTGTTTCTTGAATTCAATATCATAGTTATCTTCTTCAAAATCAAATGCTTCGAATATGTCGGTTCTCATGGGATATCTCTAGAAATTATCTAGATATTTATAGAAACAAAAATCGAGAGAAAGAATTATCGTATGATTTTCTTTTCTCTCGATTTCTGTTATAAGCTTTAGGATTCTTCTCTACTAAAGTCCTGAAGCAAATCTGTTTACCATGAAGAGCAATCTCTTCTTCTCTTGATTTCTTTCGTGAAGCCTTGACTATCGACAAGCTATCATCCTTTTTCTTTCGATTTTGTTTCATATTTCAAAATGTGTTCTAGCATGATTCTCAAATAGACTTTCATCTCTTCATTATCCTCGAAATCTCTAGATGTTATCCAACAACCTATAGTGAAATTCTTATACTTACCATTAGAATCTTTTTCTAATTGGTATACATCAAACAAAGGTTTCTTTTGGTCATGGTTATATAAGAACTTGACTTTAAAATCGGAAATCTTAAGTTTGTCACTTATAGCAGGACCTATCTCAGCTTCAGTAATATCAAACTTAAGTTCAGCAATGTTTGGACTTAGATTTATGATTTTCCAAGAATTGAAAGCATCTAGCATTGCGGCTTTCTCGCAGATAATATCAAGAAGTTCAGAAGTTCGATTAGGTCCAGCCATGACTTTAACATGATTTAACTTGAATATTTATGTTTTTAAGTCCTTAAAGTCATTTTTACTATTGAACCTAGATTTGTTGAACTATGGGAAGGTACTATTGATTAATTTTTCCATTTACCTTATATTTACAATAAAGACCTACCACTTGTGAAAGCAGTAAGTCTTTACTATTTTAGTACTTCTTTTCATTTATCATAAAGTGTTCAAACTTGTTCTTGATAACTCTCATATCATTGAGGTACTCTTGAACTCCATCTTCATCATAGAGAAAATAGTCAAGTTTGTAAATAGGAACATTTATACTGCATGAACATACTCCACCTTTCCATGTATCTCTCTTATCACCTATACTAGGATTGAAATGCAAGTCTAATGAAGTTTTGGTCAGATACAAAGGAATTCTAAACCATTTGTAAATCTTTCTTCTCCATCTTCTTCTTTCTAGAAGACCTTTGACATCTGTCTTCTGTACTTTTCCAGACTTAGTGATATATGACTGATAAGTCCTATCTATAATAACATAGTCTTTATTATTAATAAGATTGTACTCATCTTCAACTTCTTTAGAAGAAAACCAGGCTTTGATAGAATCATTGAAGTACTTAGTATCTACAAAATCATAACCCCAAGGCAAATCTTTGAAATGATAAGCATAAATTTCTTTACCATAAGCATATATTATCTGACTTGGAAATTCTCCATCTACACTATAGAACCCAAAACAGTAATGACTTTCATGTTTGAATTTTTCTTTCCTGCCAAAAGAACCAAAGAATGTAAAGTGAATCCTGAAAATATCTAAACTGAAGATATATCTAGGTCTTTCAAAATCTTCATTTTCTGTTCTAAAAGAGATTTGATAACCTCTTGTAGTATTCCCAATGTCATACCAAGAACCATGCCACCTGAAATAATTGTCAATTCCTTTATTCTTTAGGAATGTTTCTGCTAGATAATCTAGCACTATGAAAACTAAAATTGTACTTAAAAATCCTATCATTTTATTTTTCTGTGTTAAAGTGTCTAATATCTGAAAATCTCAATTCTTTAAAAATCTCTATACAATCATCAAACAAATCTTCACTCATACTGACATGACTGATAACATATATGTTAACTTTCATCTCTTCAGAAAACTCTTTCAAGAACTTGAGTATCTCAGCACTGTTAGTAGGGTCTATAGAAGACAAGACTTCATCTAATGTAAAAATGTTTATAGATGGATATTTCCTTTTGATTAGCTTGAATATAGAACAAAGAACAGCTAAGTCAACTCTCTTGTGTTCTCCCATACTCAAGGTCTCTGTATTGATTTCATTTCCAAGGTCTGTAATATGAGAGTTGAAACTATTGTCAAATGTCAGAGTGTAAGGAAAGTTCAGCCTGATTAAAGTGTCTTTAATTTCAGCATTCAATCTAGGCAAGTAATTGTCAATTACTTGTTTCTTAACACCATCTATAGAGAACAATGACTGCAAGATTTCAAGGTTATTGATTTTCTCGGTATTCTCATTGATTCTTTTCTTAGTGCTTGCTATGTTCTCTTGAGTATTGTTGATGATATTCTGGATACTCTGGAACTCAGCACTGTTCTTGATAAGATTTTTCAGAGAGTTGTTGTCAGCAGTTAGCTTCAATATCTCTTGGTTTAAATTGTTGCTAGCACTAGACAATTTCTGGTTAGCCTCTAAGTAAGGACTTTTAGCTGTCTCTATTTCTTGAATCTTGACTTGGATTCTTGACATGTACTCTTCAGCTATCTTCTTGTCAGACTCTAACTTGTTTCTGATTTCATCAAAGTCTTGTGAATGAAGAGAAGAACCACAAGTAGGGCATTTGTCCTGTTCAAACAATTTAAGGTTCTTCAGAATAGCCTTGTACTCAGTATTCTTCTTAATCAGTTCAGTATTAAGTGTTTGCTTCATGCTTTCATATGAAGACAGCACTTTCTGGATTTCCTGGTACTTTTCAGAAATCTTGACAAGAGTCTGGTTATGGTTCTCTATAGTGTTGATATTGTTCTGGATACTGCTTGAGATAGAACTATCATTATTCTGCTTGATGTTCTCTAACTCATGTTTTCCTTGCTCAACTGTTGCATTCAAAGAGAATATGTTAGCATTGTCTATATTAATATTGCTCGAAATCTCTTTAATGTCTTTTTTGATAAGTTCAAAAATATGATTTATGATTTCAAGTGAAAAGACTCTGTCTATAATTTCTCTACGGTCATAAGGGCTCATCTTTAAAAATGACTTGAAATTGATAAGTGACAAAGAGACAATATTAGAGAATAGAGTATATGACATTTTGACAATCTCATTGTCAATAAAAGATTGAGCATCTTTAATACCAACCATATCTAGATTAGTTCCATCTTCTTTGAAGATGTTCAGATAAGTAGGCTGGAATCCTCTTTCTATGATATAAGTCTTGTCTCCTTCTTTGACAATCCCTTTGATATATCCATTCTTGTTCACTCGATTAGCGATAGCATTCTTAGAGATGCCGTCTGCTTTACCGAAGAGCAAAAGCTTAGTGATATTCAGGTAAGTTGATTTTCCAACACCAGAGTCGCCCTTAATCATTACTAGGTTACCATTTGATGGATATTCTATCACTTGAAATTTCTCTCCAAATGAACCTATATTCTTGAATTCTAAATGAAGTATCTGCATAATGTTTTAATCCCAAAGTGAGTGAAACCATTTTCTGAACAAGTCGAGTCCTTCTTCAACTTGAGCATCTTGTTCTTTAGTTAGAAAGAGAAACTCATCACTAGTCAAGAGCTCAAAAGCTGTAGCCATCTTGTCTAATATCTCACTCCATTCTTTATCATCAGCAAAGCAAGCTGGATATCCGCAATGGTCTTCAGCAAAATCTCTAAGTCTCGGAGCAATGAACCTAGCTATTGTTGAATCTAAAGACCAAAGTTCTGACCTATCATAACCTTTAGTCTTTCTCTCATAAGCAAACTGAGGTTCTCTCTTGTCATCTTTATCAGTCAAAGAGAAATTGATATTAGGAATGCCAAGGTATTTTGGGTCTACTCCTTTAGTTGGTATCTTCTTTCTGACTGAAGCTTTAAGAGAAGAAGGAATCACTTTTATTTCTGATTCCTTCTTTTTTATTTTAGTTTCTTTTTTACTCTTCATCGAATTCTTGATTTGCTAAAGTGTTATAATAATTGAACAAGTCTTTTATTTTCTTTTTTGTTCCAGGACTTATATTCATACTGTCAATATTGTTTTCGATTAGTTCATTCAAAGAAATTTCTTGGTAGTTCTCATCATTGTTCTCTAAAGAACTTTCAAGATTCTTATTGACTATAATTTCTATTCTTTTTGCTTCACAACTATTCAGAGATACAAACAAGTCATTGACGTTCAAAGTCCTCAAATCACTCTCATTGATTATTATATCAGTATAGTTGTTCTTGAGGATTTTCTTAAGGTCTTTGATAGTCAAATCTATAATAGCATCGTAGAAACATCTTTGGAATATAGGACTGTAATTGTTCTTGAAGAATTTAGGCTTGTCTTTGGGTTTCAAGAAGTTTATTCTATAGACACCTTTGTCATTACCTATGTCACTTCTTCTCAAGTGGTAAGGTGAACCTACATAAGTCACTTTAGAAGTCTCTTGTCTTTTATGGATATGACCTGAATATATCTTGACATTAGCATTCTTCTTGAGGACTACTCCAGTATTAATGTTCTTGTTGTTGTCATACTTAAGACCCGCAATGTCAGTATGGGTGAATATCAGGTTAGGGCTTTCTTTGTCTGAAGAGCCATAATCATCTAAGAAGTCTTGGATTATTTTAGATTCTTTTTGGACATCACCTTGATGAGACAACAACAAAGCATAGTTCATCAAGTCATGTTCTGGGTCTATAGCTGAACATATTACTGTAGGAGTCTTTATAACATGGACGTACTTATGTCTTTCAAAAACCTTAAGTGAGTTGATGTTGTTGTCATAACGCTTGAACATGTCATGGTTTCCTATAATAATATAGACTGGAAGGACTTCAGATACTTTGTCTAATATGTCTATGGTCAAGTTGAGAGTGTCAATTGATATAGACTTACGGTCATCAAAGACATCACCTAATATAAGGACAAAAGAATCTTTAGTCTTGTTTTTCTTAATCAATGGTATGAAGAAACTGTCAAAATAGTCTTTGATGTTCTCTTGCCAAGACAAAGAGTTGTTTCTGACGCCTAAGTGAATGTCTGATATGACAAAGGCATCAGTAAGGTCTAGTGCAATAAAATCAAAATTAGTTTTCTCAGTCATTTAGAAAAGTTTTTTAGAAACTTGCATTTTAGATTTCATTCCGTGATTCTCATAAAGGTCTTCTAATATTTCACCTTTAAGCTCTACAGAAAGAACATCATGCCAAATCACATTATAATTGAAGTCAAAGAACTCATTGATTGCTAGAACAAGTTCATAAGCGGAAAGCTTTCTGATTTTATCTAGTTCTTCTTTGACATAATAGAACACTTTAGTAATATCATTCTTCTCTATCTTCTTGAGGTTCTCTATAGGATATTTCTTTGCATAAGGAGAAGAAATGAATATCTGGAAAATCTCTTCTTGAGTTTCTTTTCTTTCTATAAGTAAAGCTGGGTCTTCTGTTGTAGATTCATCATACCTGTCAGAGACAGCTGGGTCAATTTTGATTGAAGAGGTAAATACTTGGTCATTCCCACCTTGATTGTAAGAGTTGTTCAGAATCTTACGGGTAGGCATTTTGTCTAATTTTTCTGCCATGAGGATATTTGATTTGGAGACTTGAAATAAAAATTAAATTCTTATTTCAGTTTTCCATTGTTTGTAAGGTAATTGTTAAAAATTATATGGGAATTTTGTCAAGTGATTAAAAACAAAAATGAGGACCTAGGTCCTCATTTCTTTATAAATTGAACAGATTCTTATTGACTAGTTCAGTAGCTAGCAAGTCTGCTTGACTTAAGCTTTGTGGTGGAACATTCAACTGAGGCATATTGCCATTGTTGTTTCTAGACTTAGCATCTATAACTACTCCTGGAGTTTTAGACTTGTTCCAAGTTCCTTTTGCTAATTCGTCTACAATCTCTGCATCATTGATGATTGGACTTGACTTGTCCTCTTCAATTCTCAAATATGATTTCTCTAGCAAGAACTTCTTACGTTCTTCCATATGGTCTGTTGCACGGTTTGCAATAATCTTCAAGTAATATTCACCATTAGCTTGCATTGCAACATCTCGAATGATACCGAACAACATGTCGATGGTAGCTATAAGCCCATATGACTCTCCAATACTAGAATAACCCATGTCAACAGCTCCAGCTTGTGCTCTATTTGTTTGTGTTGCTGTTATTACACACCAATTGTTTCTTTGAGCCATAGCTCTCAAGTCTTCTGCTAGCTGTTTGATTTTCAGATAAGTGTTTTCAGAATTTGGATTCCTATAGTTCTTAAGAATATTGATATAATCAACAAAGATATTCTTGAACTTGAATGGTTTTCCGGGCAAGCTAAGTTGTTCTTCTTTCTTTAATAAAGCAGCTTCCAAATCAAACACACTAGCCGATGAAGTTGGAAACTCTTTGACCCATAACTTTCCAGGTGTTATAAGCAATGAATCAAAATAAGCTTTTATTTTTTGTTTGAATGCTTCAGTATCAGCTACAACTTTATCATAATCATATGTAGAGATATTGAACAAGTTAGCACCAATACGTTGGTTAATCATTTCAACTTGAAGTTCTAGTGAGATATAAGCAGAGTCATGTCCAGCACTTACACTCTTAGCACATAAGTTCTGAAGCCATATCGACTTACCAACTTTAGGTGCTCCAGCTAAACACCATAAAGAACCTTTCCAATAACCTCCTTTAGAACACAAGTCTAAGAATGGATATCCAGTACTAGTCCTTTTAAGATTTTTTACTTGATGTTCTTCTGGATTGAAGAAGTCTGAACCTTCATCATCATCAAAAGTCATCTGAGTCTCACTATTGAAGATAGTCTTAATCTTCTCATTAATCTCTTGATAATTCTCTATAGTGATATCAGGAGAGATAGTCTTGACATAACCAATTGTTGTCCTAAGACCTCTCATTGTATTAGACCATGTCAACCAAGCTTTGACATTTGACTCGAGCCAATCTTCTTCATATTGAGAAAGCTTGTCTAAATGTTGATAAATCATTTCAATAGCATCAACTGGAACTACATTGTCTTTTCCTTCAGACTTGACTAGGTCGACTGCTTGTATGAATGTTGGACACTCTTTATATTGAAGAGCAAATGGTTTTAGAATATCAAAAAGAATATTCAAGTATGTTGCATCAAAGAATTCTCCTCTGCATTTCATTGCTAGGGCTGGATTCTTTAATACGTAAAAGAAAATAACATTTTGTAAGAATTGGTTCATAGGTTACTAAATTAAAAATTATCAATGTTTATAGAACTCTAAAGGGATTTGATTAAATCCCCTTTAAATTTCCTACCATGATTTTTCTATGGCGGTTGCCGTCTTTCAGAACTCTGTAATAGTGATAGTCTTTATCAAAATCATAGAGTTGATTCTTCTCATCTTCAATATCAATCTCTTGGTCAATGTCTTTACCTAAAAGAATCTGCTTGACAAGCTCATAAGAGATAAGAGGAGCATTATATTTTCTAAAATAATGTTCCATCTTCCCAGAAACTTCAGTATAGACTGCACGGTTCTTTTCTCTGATGTCTTCTTCGATGATTTTTTGGAACCAGACTTTGCCTAGTTCGGTATTGTCAGTTGCACCACATATAGACTTTCTACCAAACTTAGTGTCTTTATATAAACTAAAAGCAACTAATTTACCATTCTTGAAGCATAATTTCCAGATATCTGCTTTTCTCAACAGCTCTTCTTTAGTCTTAGCTGTGGCAAAGCCACCTATGTAAGAATAAGCTCTTTGTAAGTCATCCCAAATTTCATTAATATACTTGAGCTTCATCTCTTCATCATCAGGCCATAGAGTCTTAAAGCTTTCAAATAAAGGCCCAGCTTCCATCTCATTAAGTGATTCATAGACAATATCTTGCTCTAGTTCTGGATTCCTATATTCATCATTCTCTAAAATGTTAATTATCAAATCCCTAAGGGCGTGAAGTATATAATCATCTTCAAGCCTATGTCCAATCTCATCAGTAATGATGATATGACTTTCTTTTAATCTCTTTTTAAAAAACTCATCATTAGATTTCTTGATAGTCTCATCTCTGTTTGAAAGAATCGCCCAGATAAGATTCTTGTTAAGCTCTATCTTATCATCTAACTTAGCTTCATATCTTCTGAACTTATTCAAGTCATATTCTTTAAACTCAAATGAAACCGCCTTGTCTTTTCTTGGATTCAAGTATTTGTTCTCTCCTAAGAACTGTCTTAAGTCTTGAGTTGGATTCACTGCAGGATTGACTACAACAACTGGTATTCCTATATTGTTGCATGACAAAGCATAAAAACCACCTAGGGACGTCCCTATGATAAGGTCTATCTCTTTGTTATTAATTACTTTATTGATGTAGTTTATTGAATCCTGGACGTCGCTAGATACTTCAGGCGCTATGATATTGTATTCAGATAAAGCAAGTTCTAAAAGTCTGACTGTTCTTGAGTTAGGAGAACTTGCAAAACCATGTATGTAAAGTATGTTCGATTTCATACAAATATGTATGCTGGAATTTTGCTTTCGATTGAAGACTGAGAAGGCTAGGAATCCGGTTTTGCAATCAAAAAAGAACACCGTATCCTAGCCTTAAACCTATTCTTTAAGAGAAGCAGGAACTAAACATCGTCGCGAACTAGTGTAGTATGAACTCCTCTGAAATATTAAAGGTTAATTCTCACTAGTATTTATTGAGACTTATCAAGCTACTATAGTCACCCATTGTGGAAATCTGGATAGTCTTGACAAGAGAATTCCAGATTGCTTGAGCTTCTATATTAATAAGCTGATAACTGTTCTTCAACTTCTGTCTTCTCAATCCATTCAGAAGAATCTTGAAGATGTTCTCATAAAGCTTGTTGCTCATACAAACTTCTCTCACAAACTTGTTTGGAATAAACTCATAACAAGTTCCTGCATAATAACCAAATGTAGGTGCTTCTAATTCTTCTGGAGTGATATGATAGTACTTCTCGTCTATGTTTCCATATTTCAAATACTTTTCGAAGAGGTTGCAAACACTCTCTACATAAGAAGCTGTAATCAAGTCACCATAGTCTATAGTCTTAATCCATTTACAGAAGTTGAGGATAGTAAGCTCCATACCAAGCTTAGACTGTTCAGAGAACTTGACTTCAGATTCTTTGAAGATTATCTGATAAATGTCATTACCATTCTTGAAGATATATCCTTCAGGTTTCTCATCAGCAACAATGTCTTCTTCAATCAAAGGAACATCTTTATAAGAGAAGTTCCAAATCAAGAATTCAGTCATGTCTTTGTAAGTCCTGTCAGGAGTATTGTTGATAATCTCTTCTAGATAGTTTTCATTGAATTCAAAGACATCAGCAGAAAACTTGTCTAAGTACAGTTCAGAACCTTTAGTAGAGACTAGATATGAACTGAACAATTCATTGAAGTCTAATGTCAAGAACCTTTCATCTTTGACAAAATCAAGTTTCTTATTGTCAAAAAAGACATCATTCAAGAAATACTTGAATCCATTGTTGTATGCAATTGAATAAGAAACTTTAAGAGGTTTCTCACAAGGTAAGAAAAAGAATCCAAATGTATATCCTACAAAATCTTGAAGGTTCTCTGCAGTCAGTATGACTTTAGAAAGGTCTTCAATAGGTTCTCTCCACATCTTAGAAAGAATAATGTCTTCTGGTTTGATTAACTTTCCATTAGACTTGTAGAACTCTACTGAATTTTTAGAAACTATCTTGACTTTAAAATAAAACATGTCAATTTTTTCATAGACACGACATGTTCTTAAAAAAGAACAGGCTTTCTCAAAACCTAGTTCTTTAAGTTCTTCTATATCCTTTATCATTTTATTTTGTTATGACTAATGATGAGAATGGTATTTTACTCCATTCTCATCAGGTAACTACCGAATTTCTTTATCTTAATAAGAAAATCATCAATGAGTGAAACCTCTCCAACATATTCAGGGTCCTTGTCTAGAATATCTCTGAGCAGTATAACTCTTTCTTTAAGAACCGTTGCTAAATTTACAGGACATTCTATAGGAAGATTGATACCAACTATATCAGTAGGATTGAACTGACTTGTAGAACCTTGATATGATTCTGCTAACTCATCTTCAAAACTTGAGATTTCGTTAAGAAAATCATCTATAGTCTCATGTCTTGACTTTACTGTTTCAGCCCAGTGCAAGTTCTTGTAACGTGTCTTGACACCTTCTATGAAATTGAAGAACTGAATCATAGTTCCTCTAAGGTTGCCATTGTCAGATTGTCTCATGTTTTTTAGACCTATATTGAAGGAGATTTCATCTTCATTAACATTCTTTCTCATTTGAGTAAAAAAGGATTGTTTCTCCTTATGTATTTTCTTTTACAAAGGAACAGTTACTGTTTCATACTTAGAAGGCATGGAAACACTTCCTTCATCACTCACTTTAAACGTCTCGAATAAAGCTTGAAAGCTCTTTTGTAAAAGGACTTTGTCAATCTCTTCAAAAAGTTCTTGCATGTCTTCTAATTTGATGTCTAACAACCGCATTGTACTTTGGTTATTCATTATCAAATGTACAGCATGAGTTGTTCCTTCTTCTCCAGGATAACGAGGTTCTATTGAAGAAATCTCCTCAATATTGAAAATGACTTCATCTTTATAACTTACAAAAACTAAAGTTCCTACTTTGTTGATTTTAAAACAGTCTTTCATGGTTCTATCTTTTCTACTTTAATTGTACCCAAATTTCCACTTGGCAATGCTGGACTTAAATAACAATCATATCCATATTCTTTACCCTCGGCCTTAGCTTCAGCTTCTCTTTCTTTAGCTAGAACATATTCAATAGTCCTGTAAATCTGATAAGAGTTTCCTATATCTGGAGTATTGTTATATCCATACGAAGCTCCGGGATATCTAGCAAATTCTGGAAACAGAATGTTCTTGATAGCCTTAAGATGTTCATTGACAAGCTCTTTATTCTCTAGATACTTGTTAAACTCTTCATCAGAGAACTTACCATCTTTGTCTCTAGGAACTTTATTCAAAAGATTCCATAACAAGTTCTCTATGACTTTGTCACCAAAAGAATCAAGTTGTCCGCTCAATCTTCGGCTCCAACATTCAATAGCTTGAGATATAATCTTAAGTTGTTCTTTGTTGCATGTTATTTGGTAAACTTCTTTTGTAACTTCCATTAGAATAAAGGATTAGAGCTTTCTTCGACCGTAGAGTCTTCAGCCTGATATTCAACAAAGTCTGTAGTAGCAGCAAGTTCTTCAAGATTTTCAATGTCTTTTGTCAGAATTTCTTTTTTAGAGTAGTCTTCATTAGCACCCACAATCTTGATGATTGTATAATAAAGACCTTGAATCTTTCCATGAAGGATATTGTAAGAATCCCATTTCTTAATCTCTTCAACAAGACCTTCTTCTGTAAGCTCTGAATCAGTCAGCTCATAAGCTACACGTATAAGAGCTTTCTTCAAGAAACCATCTTTACTTGCATAACAGATTTCGACATAAGGTCCTATCTCTTTTCCACTTAAGACAACAGTTCCTTTACGGATGTCTTTTCTGATAAAGTGACCAGGACCTTTCTTCCATTCAGCAATGTAGTTGTTGTTAGTATTGTCTTCTAACTTGTAGATGACATCATCAATCTGGATGTTGATTGTCACATGGTCTACACGTATGATACTCATCTTTCGAATATCAACATGTTTCTTTATCTTGATTTTTCCTTTCTCAATTGCATTCTGAAGTTCATGAATCTCTGGTGCTTTGAACCATTTGATTTTAGTTCCAACTTCTTGAACTTCAACTTCTGAGTCTTTTACAGCTTTCCTCATCTTATTTTTTCTTTTTTGTTTCTTTTACAAAGTTGTTGCCTTCAATCTTATTCTTGAACTTAAGCAAATCAGATTCCATCTGTTCAGGAAACATCTTAAGTGCACTATGAATATCCTTCAAGCTTAGTTTATATGTCTTAGCATATTCTTTGATTACTGATTCAGGAACTTTCTTCTTAGATTCTGTCTCAGCTTTTGTTCTTTGAACTCCTTTAGTAAATATGAATCCTGGAACTCGTGTATAACCTTTTGCTCTCATGAAATCAGACCAACAATAGATGATTTCAACATTGTTGATACAATTCAATTGGAAAGCATTTGCTTGCATAGGAAACCCTATACCAAGCATTCTGTTAATCATGAAGAAGTTTCTATCTAAAAGACTCTTTGGAACTTCTCTAAGCTTAGATGGATTACAGAAAATATAATTGATAATGTCAAACAGACCTATTTCATCAGACTTTTCTTTTTTCTCTTTGACTACTTTAGGTTTTTTCTCTTTGACTTTCTTTTCAGATTCTTCTTTTGGCTTTCTTGGCATCTTCTAAAATCAATTTTAAACGTTCTATAGAAGCTTTTGATTTCGATTGAGTAAATCTATCCCTAGTTTAAAATCTTACTCTAGGAGTGCTTATAGTGATTCCTGAGTCAACGTCTTCAAAACCTTGTACAGAGAAAGTTCCTTGAGGCCATTTCTTTTTCATGCCTTCTTGAAAGGCTTCAGCAAACGTTGGTTTCCAGCAAACTATTTCTTGGTGTCTGATAAGAAAGTAACCAGAGTGGTAGATACTCTTGAGGATATCAAAGTAATTCAAGAACCATTTCCAGTTCAAGTGGACTTCTAGATTTTTCATACTATTTCTTTTTTGATTTTTTCTTCTAGTTCAGGTATGAACTTTGTCTCAAGAAGTTTAGAGACAAAGAACTTCTCACAAGGGTTCTTCTGGATTTCCATAAGCTCTTTAGCTCTGCTAAGATAATAAGAAGCATTTCTGTATTGGTAAAGCTGGACACAACATTCAGCTACAAAATAGAAGATGTCATATCTTGGGAACAATTCTATAGAAGTTAGCCAAGTCTCTATAGCTTGTTGTAACTTTCCATTATTCTGATAATACATTGCTATAGAGTCATAACAATTGACGACATCTGATATAAGCCAAGCTGGTCTTAGCTTATGCATTCTGATGGCAATGTCAAACGCCGCCCAGGCTAAATCGTGTTTTCCGGCCATCTGAGCAGACATTCCATAAAAGTAAAAATCTCTGACAGTATTCAGCTCATTAGCTTTTAAAGCTTGTTCTGCTATATTGAAGTACTTAATTGCTCTTTCATGAACTTCTTCAACCGTCTTCAGATGTTTTATTCCAGTAGAGACAATACCTATCTTGTATTGAGGTAATTCAGAGCCATCTAGATATTCATGAACACGACCTTTGAACTGAAGACCTAAATCAGTACGGAACAACTCTAATCTAGGTGCATAATAAAACTCTTCTGTATTCTCTATCCAGTAAGCAACTTTATCATAGAAGTCATGTTCTTGAAGGTCTTTAATGCAAGCAATTCCTTCAGGTGTAAGAATCTCATCAGCATCTACAAAGAAGGCCCAAGCACAAGAACAGTGTTTGAGTGCAAAGTTCCTAGCTGAGGCAAAATCATCATGCCACTTATATGTAAATATTTTGAAGTTCTCTTGTGAATAACTTCTCAAAAACTCTAAAGTTCCATCAGTAGAACCTGTGTCAACAACTACAATCTCAGATGCAATTTGTGCCAAAGCATCTAGACATTCTTTAATGGTCTTAATCCCATCTTTGACAATGAGAAAACCACTAATCTGATTTTTATATGGTACTTGAATATTCATGTCTTTCTATTTTTCAATGACTAATGTTTTCTTAGATACAACTTTATCTGGCATTGTAGCAAGATATTTAGCATAAAAGCTATCACTGCATTTTTTAGCGTTCTCTATAGTAGAAAATCTTTTAATGATACAACATCCAGTTTGTCTGTCAACCATGTCATAAATCATTTGCCACATGGGAAAAATTCCTAAAAGCTTATATTTCATGACTTTCACTATATAATAAGAACGGTCTATCTCATCTACTTGATAGATTCTATAGTGATTGTATTTGCAATAATCTTCATCAAAATTTTTAGGAAGATTATCCATATATTGTACCCATATCACTATCAAGATAATTGTCACACTTGCTATTACTGTAAATGGAACTAGCATGATTATTTTCTCATATGTGTTTTCTTGTTCTTATTTTTCTTTCTCCTCTTAGCAATCTGCTTTTCATAGCAGACATCGCATTTACTGTTCTTGCCTTTACAAGGTTTCACGGGTTCTAACCAAATTGGTCGGTTCTCATAAGTCTTACTTAAGATGACTGGAGCTTCTTCAAGTTCTTCATTCTTAAGTTCTTCAGCATCAACTAATTCAATATCAACTTCTCTGTTCTTCTGAAGTTCTTCAATCTGAGCTCTTAAAGTTCCTTGATAAAAATCATTATCAATAATTCCTATCTTTATAGGTATTTTTCTTAAATTCTCCATTATTCTTCTTTGTCTAAACGTTTGTACTCTACTATTAACTTGTCTCTTTGTTTTACTAAAAGTTTTCTAAGGTCTTGGTTGAACTCTTTATCAAGTCTGTCATAATCATTGTTAGCATTGATGATTTTCAGATTGCCATCTTCATTGATAGCCTTTATAAGGGAATCAATTGCTGCTATTCTGTCAGCAATATCTAGAGCTTTACTTAAGTTTCTGATATTCATATGTTACTGTTCTTGTTCTTCTGGTTTGCAAATTGTTACTTCAAATGAATGTGAGAAGAAATCTCCAAGTCCGCCGGCATCAATCTTAAGTTCATAATCATAATCTTCATGAACCAGATAGACTTGTGTCCCATCATCTAAAACAATATTCTTTTGAGGAACACCAATAAAGTCTAAAAAGAAATCCATAGATTCTTCATTGTCCATTCCCTCTATAGAATAATCTATTATTGAATAATTTCTGTTGCCATTTGCAAACAACTCATCTATATCTCCAGGAATATTGTACTGACACATAACCTCTTATTTTTTAACTGATTTGATATTCAATACTTCAATCACTTTAAAGTACTCACTGAGCTGGCGTTCTTCAACTCTCTCAGAAGTCTTCTTGACTCTCAAAGTCACTTCACGATTCTTGACAATCTTGTTCTTACCATTCAACTTCAGGTAATAGATGTTCATATCTTCATAACAATCTCTTAAAGAAAGTTGAGAGTAGTCAAACTCAAAGAACTTCTTGTGCATCAAGCAATTTGGGTCTTTCCAATTCATGATTTCACCAGTTGAAGTTTCAACCTTTGTCATATAAAAACTATTACAATCTTCAGGTGACCTTGGATTGTTCTCTGCTATGAAGCTGATTTCAAACTCATCTTCTGTATTGCAACGTTCAAAAGCCTTGTTCAAAGCTAAAAGATTCTCATTGAACTTTTTCTCTTCCCATACTTTCAAAGGCTCAAATTTCTCAATATTCACTTTCAGAATCTCATTGTATCGATTCCCTGCAACATTCATGAAATCTCTGAACCATACTAGATAAGAAGGGTCAATATTAAAAACCTCATCAATACTCAAACCTTCATACTTGCCTCTGATAAATGTTCTGACCATACTGTAACCATTACCGCACCAATCAGCTTCAGTATCATTAGTAGAGACATCAAACGATTGAGACTTTCCTCTTAAAGTCTCATCAAACATTTTGTCAAAGTCAGGGTAAAGCTCTCTACATTTTGACTCAGAGATGCATATATTTTGTAAATATCCATTGTGAACTAAATCACTAGTATGAACTGTTGCAGTCCCAAACTGAGTATATTGAGGAAGAACTGTCACTTCCCATAAAGTAAACATCTTGTTAGCAAATCCAATCTTTCTCATAATTCCAATTTTTAAGTTTCTTGTTATCTTACCTACTGCAAATATACAAAAAGTGGATGAAGTAGAAAAATTCATCCACTATATTTTGAAATCTTTAACATTCTTTAAAACAATGCATTAGTGAAAGTCAAAGCTGGATTCAACGGTTGATAACCAAGAACATCAGAAATTAACCTATTGAGTGGGTCTAGAATTACTTTCTGGAATTGTATTTCGTAGTCGACACCCGGAGCGTATTCCGCTGGAAATTTACCAGGTTCAAAACCAAAGACTTCAACCACTGGGTCTGTTGTATAATAGAATTTGCACTTTGAACTTGTCTTCAATATTGAGTACTTAGACAAGAACTTCTTGTTCTTGAACAACATATAGTTTCCAAGACCTGCAGCTTTCACATGGATTGGACAATGAAGCTTATATTCAAATGCTCCAATCTGCGGTTTGTCATTCACAATAAACTTCTCATAGTCACCAATGTTCTGACCTTTACATATATCATTAGGGTCTTGTAACATGAACTTTGTTTTATATTCTTTAAGTTTAGCTATGCAATCTGAATATGATGGTTTCTTCTCAGTCTCATAAAAACACTTATGGACAAACTTGATGAAGTCTATCTGACATTCCCGAGCATATTTTGGAGTTGAACCTTGAACAACTTCAAGACCTTTGTAGATTACATGAGACATTGGAGTCAAGAAGATGTTAGGTTCTTCCCAACAGACTTCCATCGAATATTTCTTCTTAGCATAGTAAAGACAAGTTCTAGCTATCTTTTCAAGCTCGAATGCTTGGTAGTTCTTGTCACAGTTATATCTCTTAGCATATTCATCATAAGAAGAATCAAGATAAGGTCCAAGACCTTTATTAGTAACATCTACACAAAAATGAACTGCTTTATCTTTAGGAACATTAATATGCTTGATGATTGGGTCAAAAGTAACGTAAATAGAATCAGTATCACCACCAACTGCTGCAGTAGGCAAACCATGTGAAGCCGTAGCCTTTATGAATTTACATTTTTCAACCGAAGCATTATACTCATCAAATTTTCCTTGAGCAACGTCTTTAACAAACTGTTCATTGATATACTTGTTAATAGTATCTTCACTATAATGATTAAGGTCTTGACCTTGCAAAGTAATGGCTTCAGCAACATCAACATTATGCATAAAGAACCATTTAGACGCACAAGCACCGTAACTACTATTCAAAATTAACTTTGAACCCAACTGCATCGAGTCCCAAAATTCGCTCAATCTATCAAGTTCTTTAACATTCTGTTCTAATTCTTCTATAGAACATTCCCAAGGGTCTATATTATAAAACTCAGCCATTGCCTTAATTATTTTTTAATTCATATTTTTTTACTCCGGAATCATAACATTTAAAATATTTTTGGTCTTCTAATATTTCATTTGCTGTTCGACCACTGCCATCATCTATTATACTTTTTCTTAAATTGAATCTATTGATTCTTTTATAATCAGTTTTATAATGAGCATATGTATATCCTTGTCCACAGTCTTTGACAAAAGAAAAACCTAATTTTTCATAAATGTCACCATTACTTATATCACAATGACAATAAGTGATTAAAGAATTCCATGAATAATGTTTTTTAAAATATGATAAGATTTTTGATGGTCCACCAATTATAGAATATCCTCCTTTAGAACACAACCTATATAATTCAAAAACTCCTTCTTTTGATTTCGAACCAAGGTTCTTTCGTAATTTTCCAAAAGTCATCAATTGAACTAATTTATCTTTATAATATAATCCTAATCTTATAGGAGCATTACAATTATTTTGAAGATGATAATTATTTAAAAATTCTTTGGATTCTTTAGAAGATACCTCCTTTATTTGACAAAGTCTTGCATAAATTTTTTTATTTTTTTGACATTTAGTTTGTAAGAACCATCTAATTTTTTCTAATGAATATTTTATATCATCTTCCCATAAAGATAAAAGCCTTATATTATTTTTTTCAGCTAATTTTCTTTTTTCTAAATGCAAAGCTTTTCCATGTAAACCTTGATGCCAATATACTCCATTACACTCTATCCCATATTTAATATTGTCGATTTCAAAATAAAAATCTAATTCTCTTGGTTTTAATATATTTCTATTATGCTGGATATAATTGATTCCAAATTCATCTAAAATATTTTTTATTCTTGTTTCGATAGAAGTTTCACTGTTTCTTTCTGGAGAACAATTAATACACAAATTTCTATGTTGCTTTAATCTATTTCCTAATTGAAGCCAAGTTAATTCTATTCTAGGATGATTTGGACAATAATTTAAAACAAAAACCTTTTCTCTTAATTCTCCACTAGGAACTTCAATGTCCAGATTGAATCTCTTTTTATAAGATTCTATTAGGCTTTTAATTCCTTTGTCCTTTTTCTTAATATTAGTTCCTTCATTTTTATTAGCGCAATCATTGCAACAAAACTGTCTATATCCAATATCTTTCCCAATAAAATTTACAGCATTACCACATTCTTTACAAGTAGGTCTAATTTCAATTTTATGAATAATCCTATAGAAAGTTTCACAGATACTTTCAGAATCATCATATCTAGACATTATATAATCGTAATATCCATGTAATTTTAACCATCTTTCTTTAACATGTTCTGGACTTATCCTTCCATATTTGTCATAAGCAATTTTTAAAATATCTTCATCAGTAAGATTTTTTAATTGTGAAGTTTCGATATCTAATTCTTTAGTACATTTTTGAGAGCATGTTGAATAGTATCCAGCAGAAAAAGATTTGAATCTAATATTTTCTTTTCCACATATAGAACAAATTGGATTTGATTCCATTTTATTATTAATCCAATAAACTATTTTTTGTATATCAGATATACCTGGAAACCTATTAATTAAATAATCATAAATTCCATGTTTCTTAAGCCATGGTATTTTTATTCTACATGTATTCAGATTACCATTTTCTTTTATCAAAAGTTTTAAAATATAATCATCAGTAATAGCTATGTTATTGTCCATTTGCAAAAAAGTCTTTTAATATTTATTATATTAAAAGACTTTAAAAATGATTAATTAACCTGCTTTACTTCTTACTATAAACTTTCAAATGCTTTACATTCTTAGGTTCTTTCTTGTCACAATTGTACTTGACTTCTAAAAACTTCTTACAAGCTTCTTCAGTATCCCAGTACATAGTTTCTTCAACCAAATAAGAATCATTAAAATGATGTTCTTTTCAAAGTCTCATAACATTGGAATTATCCAGAACCAATACCAAGTTACTACTTTAGCGTAATAAGATACAGGTATCATTTTCAATCTTCATGTAGATTTTGTACTTGTTATAGCAGTTCTTAGTATTGCTTTCATAAGTCCTGACAAAAGATGATGCCCTAAAAATCCTGGATTCATTTTACTCTTTTGATTTTAGGTTTCGTTTCTCTTGTTTCGTATAATTCTTTCATAGTCTGTTCAGTTTCTTCTATAGAATCAAAGAACTGAATATCATATTTCTCATCTAATATAGAACAACTACTCTCTTTTTCCTTAAGAGTCACATAAATTGGTATTAACCACCAAGCATAACAAACTACTCTCTTGACAAAATATCGAGTAAACACATCTCTGTATCCTTGATAAGAATAGATTTTGTACTTGTTGTACCTATTAGCATTCTCTAATAACTTCTCATCCATTAACCTATGAGTAGATATCAAGAACAATGCAATAAGAATAAAAATTAAAAACAAGCCAGTCATACTTATTTAGTTTTAAAAGTAAACTCTTCAAATGATGGATTTTCATACCAGTTAGTTATAAGACCACTATCATTGATATGCAAGTCAATATAGTTACCATAACCATCCTTTTCTGGAATAAGCTTGTTAGGAACATATCCATTTATTTCTGAAATACATTCTCCTTTAGAATTGTATAAAGTATAAATTCCGGTATCAACAACTTTTAAGAATAAATTAAATCCTTTAGTTCCTGGTTTCCAATTCAAAATCTGACCTGGATGAACACTCAAATCTACAGAAACTCTGATTTGTTTTAGTTTTTCATCATAAAGAGAAAAGTACTTGACACCAGGATGAACAATTTCAGATTCAAAATAAGAATCATAGACTAACATTGTCAGTTTGACTGGATGATTGTCTATAGCTTCCTGAAGTTTTTCTTCTTCAACTTTAGAAACTATATTGTTGACTACTATAAGTTTGTCTGAGCATTTGATGGTTTCATTATTATAAAGGTATCTTGGATTGGGATATCTGACCTTGACCATCTTATCAGTAAGACCAATGACCTCACCAGATTCATACCAAGAAGAAGTCTTCTTACTTTCCAAAACAACTATCTTGTCACCTACTTTTATTTCTTGACCTAGAAAATCTTTCATTTTACTTTTATTTTAAAGTGTCCGTCATGATTAAAAACAGACCGGCTAAAATTATGAATAATGATACAAATTTAAGCTGGCCTGTACAAATCAGCTTGTCTTTTGATTTAGAAAAATAAGTTTTGTACAGACCAGTGATTCCCAAAAGTATCAATAATGAACCGTTAAATATCATCATTAGAACTTGACGTGATTAGGTAATCTTACTACTTTTTCTTTAGCTTGTTCATAGACCTTATCTCCAGGAATAGTTGGATTGAATCCTTTTTGGACCACATATTTGCCACCTCGAATATAGACACCCAACTTAGCCTTTTCATAGGCTTGTGTCCAACAAACATAAACACCTACACCATTCCAACCTTTGAAATCTCTATTGAATGACAGGCCATAGTAATCGACTTTGAAATGCCAGTATTTTCCTTCACTCATGTTGACTCTCCAAAACTCTTTCATATCACCATATTCCCACTTGACTAAAGTTATAGTAGTGTCATAGTCAGTTTCCTGCATAATCTCATAACCGTGTTTGTATTCTTCTTTGTAGTCTTCAGAATAGAAGAATGAATATTGATGAGCATTAGTAAAGTCAGAATAGAAAATGTCATTCCCATGCTTGTCATCATAGTATGATTCTTCAACATCACTAAAATTCTGTTCAATATATTTTCCAATATAGATTCCATCAGGTCTTCTTGTCAAATGCTTGTACTTACTGTCATAAGTTACACCTGAATATTCCGTTTGCATTCTGTTAGGTGCTGATGTGATGAAGTAAGATTCAAATGCCGGTTTATAATGGTTTTCTCTAACAAAAAGGACCGGTCCATGTTCAGTATATTTAGTGGGTTCTGGAGTCTTTCCACCGGTGTACAATCCTTCATCTAAAGGTTTGTCTTTAATTATGATATAGTTGCTCTTATCATAGTTGTCATAAATTTTTTGGATAGAGTCTTTATATGATATGAATGACTTGTCACCTCTGAAAAATCCTGTAGGATGGACTTCAACTTTATCTTTGAATGCAGCTGCCTTGAAGAATCCCCACAATCTGCCATTCACATCTTTGCAAACATAATCGTATCCTTTTTGTTTTTCTCGATTCTTAAAATATCCATTAAGCTTGTTTCTATTGTACATGCCTCGAGTTTCTCGGTCAAAGTCTTCATACTTACAGAGACCATACATCTTTCCATTTGCCATAAATCCAGTTTTCTGCAAACTGATTGAATTGTCAGTCTGACGAGCAGGTCCTTGAATCTGGTGAGTTTTTGTGTTCATCCAACCTCTGAAGAAAACCTTTCCTTCTTGATAAGTGTAATAGAGAGTTTCATACTTGTCAATGCTTTCAGCCATTTTCAAGAACTCATCAATAAACTCTTGAGTGTACTGAGCCTTAACAGATGTTCCAATAGTGAACAATGTCACCAGAACAAAACAGAATTTAAAATACCACTTCTTCATAATCTTTTGTTTTTTGATTGATAATTAATTGTTTAACAGTGCAAAAATAAATCAAAAAAGCGAACTAGAAAAATCTTAGCTCACTTTTTAACAATTTTTAAAGTTCTATAGCCCTTCCAAATAATTCATTAGAAAGAATCTTCCACTCCGAAATAAAGACATTCAAGTAAGACAAATCACTAAAGATTTTTACATAAGATTCAAACAGTTCTGGTCTAGGTTTTTTTAAATCCCAGAATGAATCTATTGGATGAACTCTAGTGTATGTAACTAGTTCTTTTAAGAATTCTTTAGTTTCTTCTTTAAAAGTTTCTGCATCTCTCTTTAGAGGAACACAAATGCTATCAATCAAATAACTGTGTCCTAGTTCTTTAAACTCTTTCTGTGTGATACTAACTTCTTTGAGAAGGTCTTTGATATAGACAGCTTCTCGGTCACAATGATTCTCTAAAAAGTAAATCTGCTCTGCATTTTTGACATGTGATTTTACAACTTTCATCTTACCAATCTCCTCTTGAAACTACCGTTCTAATTTCATTTACAAGTTTAGTTACAAAATTCTCTTTATATTCTTTTGACTTTCCAGCAAAAAGGTCTGAATTAATTGTAATGACCCACTTAGCCATCTCATCAACAATTCCTTCTGTCTCATCATCTATATCAAAACAAATTGCAATAGAATAATAACCTATAAAAATGTCTATAGGAATAATTTGGCCTTCATAATCTATCAAAACTCCATTGCCAGTAACTCTTGAACATATATTAGAGCCAGCATAGTTAAGCTTCTTTTTAAGAAGATTAACAAATTCTAAAAGTTCTCCAACGTTCATCTTATTTCTTTTTTACTATTTCACCTTTCTCTGTAGTTACTAACTCATATTGTCCGGTTGGGACTATTGACTTGATAAGAACATCCTTTCTCAACAATTTTTGAAACTCAACAAATCCTTGTGATACTTTAGAAAGAGCACCATCTTTAGAAAACTCCTTTAAAGACAACCCAAAAATAATGTTTGAAAATTGCTGGAACCCTACATTTGTATTAGATGGAACTTCAAATGTAAATTTCTCCTTATAATAAGTAGTTTCTTCACTATAAGGTCTGAGCTTATAAACTAGACCTAAATCTCTAGAGTAGAATTTGACTTGATACTCAATGAAGATTCGATGATTGTCAATGACACTATTTCTAGTATAATCTGAATTATCTTCAGAACCTATTTTTCTAGTAGTAATTGGTTCAAATTGTTCCATAGTCTTTTGTTTTTAAATGATGAAGCAAATCTAACAAAAAGAATCTAATCATTTCTGAATTTTACAAGATTTAACTTAGAATAATCTTTAGTTTTATAAAAAATTACAAGTTCTTGTAAAACTTCTTCAGTATATTTGAAAGCATCATATTCCCATATAATTAAATAATGGCAATCTGGTAATTCATTTCTTATTTCTTTGTATCGTTTATTATCATTGTCCCATAATTCTTTAGCTGGTACTTTTATATTGGAATTAAAAGGTCTTTTAACTAAATCATCAGGTCCAAACATAGAAGGATTACCATGCCATAAATCGCCATTAAATTCTATAATAATATTTTCAGTTTCATCATAATAATCTAGATATCTACCGGTTTTTGTTTTAACATAAAATTCTTTATTTAAAGTAGCATAATAAATTTTATTATTAATATTAGATTCTTTTAAAAGAGCTACTAATTTTTTATAAAGTTTTTGAGAAGCCTTAGAATAAGCTAATATTTTTCTTTCTTCTTTAGGAACTTTAGGATTACATTTAAAACAAAGACATCCTTCATAATATCTTTTATTTCCTACGCGAAGACAAGCATCTCCTAAAGGAACTTCAACATCACCATGTATAGGACAGTAATCTTTAATAATTAAAATTCTTTTATTTTTAGGAATTTTACTATCAAAATCAGGCCATATTACAGTTTTTCTTAAGAATTGTTCCCATCTTTCTGTAGTTTCTCTTTTTAAATTATCAAGTCTTTTATTTTTAGTTTCTTGTAATTTAAAAACATTATCTACTCCAAATTTTTCTTTGATTGATTTTTTGATTTTCTTTTGAACTTCTGGAATTCCATATGGAGAACTAGTTTCTACTCCATATCTTTCTTTTATTGTAGATTTTCTTTTTTCTAAAATTTTATCTCCTATTGTTTCTTGATTTTTTCTTTGTGCTTTTCTAACAGATTCTCTATTTCTTTCTAAAACTTCTGGGTCGGCATTAGAACATTTCTTTGAGCAAAAAATAGGAAATTTGTCATTACTAAAGTGTAAAGTCTTTCCACAAGTCCGACACTTAGGAAGTTCGTCAATATTGTTAATTAATCTATATAAAACTTCTCTAATAAATTTAACATCTCCTTCCGGATATGTTAAATTGGGATAAAGATTTTTTAAATAATCGTACCAATTTTTCTTTTTAAGAAGTCTAATTACACATCTTTGTGATATAAGTTTTCCTTCTGGAGCTATATACTTAAATATTTCCTCTTCTAATTTAATATTATGAACTATCATATAATAAAATAAATTTATATTCATTTTATTATATGATAAACATTATACCTGATTAAAATAAGATTAATCTTCTCTAAAATTTTCTTTAGAAATACCTGCTTTTCTGGCTTCTAGAATCTTATTAAGATATTCTTTTTCTGTGTCTACTCTTTTTCTATTACCTTTTGCTTCCTTTCTTTTCTCAAAATAATAATCAAGGAATCGAGGTAACAATCCTCTAAATTCTTTAGTAAAGACAGCTCCAGAAGAAGTTTTTATTTCATTATCAATCCGTTTATGATGTGGATTCTTAAACTTAAATGTATCAGAACTAATATTGAACTGTCTTATTATGGAAGGATACAAACTCGAGAAATCAAAACCTAAAACATACTGGTATGCGTTTGGGACTGTTGGCCATACGAAGGCTCCTTCATAATCAGCATCTTCAGCAGGTTTCTTATTCCTAAGAGTTGGAATTACTTTGTTCTCATCATATAAGAATGATACCATTGCGGTTTCAATAGGCTTGATAGTTGAGAAAGCTTCCATTGCATTACATTTGACAATGTTTGCCATTGATGTAAAGATGTTAGCAGTCTTTAAAGTATTATGAATCTCATTAACTAGGACAACATCAATAGCATTATAAAAAACATAATCTTCATATTCTTTTTCGTAGAACTCTTTGAACCCAAGCTTATGGTCTACTTTCTTAATACCTAAAACTTGTTCAGCTACATAATCCAAAGTATTGTTCTCTTTATACTTTACTGCATAGTCCCATTTCTTATAAACCATCAAGTAGTCATAGACTAACTTATGATAAGGCAATTTCACATTAATCTTCCCAGACTTGTTGTCAACACCAAAATTATAGAATTTTCCAGTCGGGCTTATGAAACTGATATCAATACCAAAAATATCACATCTGTTATAAAGATACATCCAGTCATATCCAAGGAAGTTCCAACCTGTTACAGCAGGTTTGTCTTTGATGAACTTGAAGAAGTATAAGAGCATGTCAGCTTCATTAGCAAAATAAATGAAGTTGAAATGATAGTTGCCATACTTCTTTGTATAGTCTGAAAGTTTCTTTTGGATAGATTTGATTTGAGCTTGAGACAAGTCTTTTCTAGCAAGAACAGTCACTTCATAATCTTCACATATTGCTATAGTATTGACTGGGTTCTCTGCTGTAGTTGCCTCAGGAAAACCAGAGTCAGTAACATTGACCTCAATATCGCATATGACTTGTTTTGGAAAGTTGTTCTCATAAAGTGGAGCAACATAATCACCAAATGAACAAAGAAGTTCGGCAAGACGGTAGTCTGAAAGGTTTGTAGTTGGAACTTTCTTGATAAGCTTGTTATCCCATGATTTCCATATTGGGTCAGCATTGTCATTTCTAGAACGAGCATATTCCCAATTGAAAAGCTGGTCTAAGGGAAGTTTGTAAGTAAGCTGTTTAAGGTCACCTTCTTTATCAATGTATGAAACTACAAACATCTTTGAAGGTTCCCCTGTATCTAAGACACAATCTATTAATTGTTTATTGACTATCATCTAACTCTATTTTTTAAAATTCAACATAGATTATAGTTTCAAAATTTCATATGATTGACCTAGACTCAATAAATATTTATGATTGACAATAGGATAACATGTTTCAGCATACTTTAGATAGCAGAAAAGAGATTGTAGATTGGGAAGGAAATCGTTTGATTGACTTATTTCCTTCAGTGTTTGACTTCAAGTCAAATCAAATTGAGAACTATAATGTTTATAAAGTTACCGAGAACTTTGTATGTCGTCCTGACTTAGTCAGTCTGAGATATTATGGAACTACAGAAAAGACTGAGTACATCCTATTATATAATGGAATATCAAATCCGTTTAGTTTAGATAAGGATGATATTCTGATGGTTCCAAATCCTGCTCAAGCTGATGCTCAGATGAAGAATTTTAATTCTGAATCAACATCAATGAATCAATTTGGACTGAACAGGACTTTAGCTATAAAGAATGCTTACAAGTACATATCTGAAAAGAAGTTTCCTAAAGCTAATGCTAATTTAGCATTTGACACCAGCAACATTGGAGACACTTCTACAAAGAGAGGATTACCAACTTATGAAGTTGATACAGATGCCGCTGCAGTTGTTGTCAGAAATGGTCGTGTTTACTTTGGACAGAACTCAGGATTGTTGTCAGCTTCAGATATCCCAACAGCAAACATTGATGCTAAGATAGAACAGTTAGTGAATAGTGCATTAGGTTTGTTGAACAATGGTAATGGTAGCATAGCTGGTCCTGGAGATTCAGGAAATGGCTCAGGAAGCGGAACAGGTACTGATAGCAATAATCCTTCAGGTGGTGGAACAGGCGGCAATTCTGGAGCTGGGTCTGGAAATGGTAGTCCATCTAACAATCTCTGTCAAGCTATAAACTGTGGTGACAATTCATGTACTACTAATAACTGTCTTAGTTCAGGAACTACACTGTCAGATATTTTAAAAGGATATAATACTATTTTGTAAAATGAGAATTAAGAAGTACAAGCAACCATTATATGAGTCTTTTGATTTTGATGAAAAGAAAGATGATTCTATAGACAAAGAGTTTGAAAAAAGGCTTAAGCAAATATCATTCAATAAAAAATTTGAAGAGAGTATCAAAATAGGCTTGAATAAGATTGTTGAAGAATATGCAGATAAAGACGGTCTTATAGTTACTGAGATAAAATTAAAGAAGAATGGTTCTATACCAGAAAAATATTCTGATATCTTAAGAGCTATGTTTATTCCTCTATACAAATCTTTTAATGTTCTTGGTAAAAATGGTTGGACATTACCTAAATTATATAAAAATATCTTTGATGGAACTATAATAGCTTTATTCAAGATTAATGGAAAGAATCATTCAGTAGAACAAGATGGAAATCCTTGTATTGATGTATTCATTAAAGAAATCATTATATCAATTATTTATAAATTAGGAAAATCTTTAGATTCTAAAGAGATTAATAAAATTCTAGAACAAGCTTTTGTTGAAGTTACAGACAAGTTCAAATTTTTCAATGGTAATTTAATTGAGTCATTTACAATAGATTAAATATGAAATTCAGTCAGCAAGCATTAAACAAGTTAAAAGAATTTGAAGGTTTCAGAAGTAAAGCTTACAAAGCAGTTTCTTCTGAAACTTATTGGACCATAGGTTATGGACATTATGGAGCTGATGTAAATCCTGATGATGTATGGTCTGAAGAGAAAGCTACTCAAGTCCTCATGAACCAGGACTTGCCTGCATTTGAGAACTATGTCAATGCTAACTTTAGTGGGTTGAACCAACACCAGTTTGATGCATTAGTTGACTTTGCTTATAATTGTGGTAATGGTAACCTTGGTAAGAGCACATTAGCTAAGAGAGTCAAAGCTAACAAGAATGATAAAAGTATTAGAGAAGCTTTCATGAGGTGGAACAAAGCTGGTGGAAAAGTTCTTGCTAGATTGACAAAGAGAAGAACTTGGGAGGCTGACTGGTACTTTGCAGAAACACCTACATCAGAAATGGAAGAACCTAATGTTCCTGAAGATGTAAAACCTGAAGAGAAACCTAATGATGTGATTGCTAATACAATGAACAATACTAACGGTACTAAAGGAAATTCTAGTTCTAATCAGAAGACTTATACTTTCAATGGTCCTTATTCAACTAGTGCTTCATTACCACCTAAAATCATTCAAGCTATCAAACCAAAGATTGTAGTTGATGATATGGTTTCTGACCTTCCTCAATAGTTAGGATACTTTTCTCTAACAAGACCAACTATAGCTTGCTTGATATCTTCAATATTCAAGTCATCAAACTTGAAATAATTGTCAAAGATATGAGCTAAAATTTCAGTAAAGTCATGTCTATATGCATCATACCTCATCCAAGCTAAGATAGGTCTTTTATCCTTAGTTGAATAAAGCCTAACAATTCTCATTCCAAGATTGGATTTGTCTTGTTTGATTTTGTCTTGTTTGATTTCATAGAGAGAAGGCCTGATTGAAGTATACTCTAACAAAGATATCAATATTTGATTCAGCCATTCATCACCAAAATTCAAATCAATCCTACGTTCAAAGAAATCTTCCTCTGCTTCTATCATAGGTTCTACTTCTTTTCTGATAAGAGCTTTGTTCTTAATAAATCTCAAATCGTCAGAAAATTCTTTATCAAAATCAAATTCATCATCAAAATTAAAGCCTTCGAAAAGTTTCATTCTCTATTTTCTCTAAATCGTTCTTATTTATTGAGATTCTAAGAATTTTGCTACAGGCATTCTAATCTGATTTTAAGCGCAATCTCATAGTGAGACAAAAAAGTGTAAACTTTAAATCTAGGTCTTCTATCAATCAACCAAACAATGTTACTTACATTGAAACCTTTAAGACCTAAAGCTCTCCTAGAGTAAATCACAGATTGAATCAAGTCTTGAAAAGTTTCATGACCTTTTCTAAACTCTTTTTTAATATCATAGAAGTTTACAAAACCTTGGTCGTGCTTGCCTGAATATACTAAAGACTTGTAGACCTTTACAAATTTGTAAAGGTCTTCTTTCTTAGTTCTTTTTCCAACAAGATTAAAATCTTTTGGATTATAAGGTCCTTGTAGCTTATGTGATATTTCTGCTAAACTCATAGTGTAAATAGAAGTATAAAAGGTGATAACCTAATAAATTTTATTAACTTATCTCATATTGTATTTTTTGTTCCACTCGTGTTATATATTAGAAAGAGGAACTTATATAAGTTCCTCTTTCATTTGCAATTTATTGTTCTAATAATCTATGATGTGGTTTCTTTTTCTTTTTACTTTGTTGACTTAAAATCCAACCTTTATCTAAATAAGAATTTATATTTTCTAGTTTAATCATTTTCCTCTCTCCATTAGGAGCAGTCATCCATCTAAGATTAGTCTTTTTTCCAAATATCCAGCCATTCTTTAAATGTTCATCTATTTCCTTTTCTAAAACTAATTTCTTTTCATCTCCTCTAGACATCCAAGAACCAACTTTTGGCATTCCTATTTTCCATCCATCTCTTAGATATTTTTCAACTTCTTCCTTTGGTACCATTTTCTTTTCTTCTCCTTTAGATACCCATTTTAAATTGGTTTTCATTCCAGGTTTCCATCCATCTTTTAAATAATTTTCATATTCAGATTCTAAAACTGATTTAGAAATATTATCTTTAGTAACCCATCTCTTTTTAATTTGAGCAGCTCCTTTTCTCCATCCAGCTCTTAGATATTCTTCTAATAACGGTTTTTCTATTTTCTTATTGATTCCATCTTTAGTAACCCAATAATATCCATCTTCCATTAAACCAATCTTCCAGCCTTCTTTAAGTTTCTCTTCAACTTTATCAGGGTCTACTTGAATTTTTTCATTATTTTTATACATCCATTTCTTTCCTTCTCTAAAGAATCTTAATTCCCCAGAAACATATCTTGGGTCATCTACATCTACATAGAAAGTATTTCCTTCTTTATCTTTTACTACAGTTTTGCCTTTAGAAAATGGTTCAAATTCTTCAGTCATATCTTCTTTTTTAATAACTTTAAGAGAACCATCTTTTTTATTTCTTACTATTAACCATCCTTTTGTAGCAGAAACATATAAATCTGGATTTTTCTTATATTCTTCAATTGGAATAGAAAAACCTTTTTCATTCTCTCTCCCTTTATATTTAACAGAAATCTTATTTTTAGTTGGTGTTATATACTTGTCTTTATTTTTTTGATATTCTTCTTTTGAAATATTAATCCAGCCATCTTCGGTTTTGACTGTAACTTGTCCTTTATTAGGTGCTACTAATTCTCCACTTAAGTATCTTGGGTCATCTATTGAAGTTTGAAAAGTATTTCCATCTTTATCAACTACAGAAACTTTACCTATTCCAGGGTAAAATAAAGTCTTTCCAATTCTTGGGTCATCTACTTTAACATAATAAAAGTTTTTTTCTTCTGTATCTTTTACTAAAACTCCTTTAACATTAAATGCAGGAGTAATTCCACGATTATAGCAATTTGGATTATTTAATTCTGGTCTAATTAAATCTTGTTCATACTGAATCATTTCTTCAATAGTTTCAAAAAATTTAAGTATTTCTTTTTTGAAATTTTCTGTCCCAAGACGATTAATATCTTTTTTTACATTTATAGAAGAACCTGGATATCCATCATTTAATCTTACTGTTCTATGAGAGCCATAATAAAATAATCCTTCTTTTAAATTTGTTATCTTATAGACATAACAATAAAAAGGTTTATTTTGAGAATTAACTGCCTGACTTAAGAAAGGTTCTTCATGAAAAGCTGCAATAGATAATTTAGAAGTTTTAATGCTCTTTCTTGCATTCATATTTTAAACAATAATTTGTGGTTATTTTATTTATTTAAAATATTGCAAGAGGAGCTTAACACTTCTGATGGGATATTTTAATAATTATCCAATATTATATTTCCTTTGCCATTCATTCCAACAAGTTAATGCTCCGTTATCATTCCCAATATGTAGTGCGCCTTTCCCAGAACCTACAAAATATTTGTTCCATCTTGGGTCTCTCTCATCCATGATACCAAAGTTACGAGCCTTAAGATATTCTCTAATTTCAGGGCTGTTGACCAACTGTTGTATCAATCCATCCCAATCTCCATTAGAAGGAACAATATCCATAGCAAAGTTTTCTACTGTGTGGTTAGATTTACTTCCGGTCTTTCCTATTGAATTATTAGGTCTGTACATACTAGTTACAATATAATTAGTAATACCTGCTCTCTTAAGCAAGTCTCTCATGTCTTCCCATTGTTTAGAAAGCTTATTAGCTTCTGCTAACTTGCCTTTAGACTTGAGTTCTTTGATTTTTGCTGTACTTGGGTTGTTCAAGTCAGTTTCACTATATTCTAATTCAGGAGCTTTCTCAGCTTCCTTAACATATTCTTGTTCTGTTTTGCTCATCTGTTGATTCTTTTTAGCTTGGTCTGTCACCGCTATAGGTTCTACATATTCTGGAGTATTCCATTCTCTTCTAGTCACAGTAACTACAGTAATAAAATTAGAAAGAGCCGGGTCTTCATTAGGAACATATTCATATCTTACTGAATCTATCATGAACCATCCCGAGTACATCATCATAACATCTTGGTCTGTGATAGTCTCTTGGAATGAGGTTCCTGATTTGTTCTTTTCTGCTAAGATACCATTCTGCTCAAATATGACTACTGGAATCTTCTCACCTCTAGCTATACCTAAATTAAGTCCTTCAAACTTGAGCTCAACCCACATCTTGTCAAGTTCTTTAAGGTTTATCCTATTGTGAGCTTCAGCTCTGTAATAGTTCTTATGAAGGTTCCCACTCCATTTCATGTTGTTCAAGTCAGCTGACTTCTTGTCTGAATCTGACATGACATATTGAACTCCCATCCAAGGAGTCTTTCTGTAGATGTCTACAAAATCTCCATTGTTAGATTGTTTGGCAGATTCCATTGAAAGACCTGTACGTCCTCGTAACAAGATATGAGTAGTCAGCTTGTCTGGATTGTAAGCAGGTTCACAAAGGACTGAGACATCTTGTTTCTCATTATTGTCAAACAGATATTGGTTTGCTAAAAAGAATTCAGCTTCTATTATAGTTCCTTCATTAAGAGTGACTTGAGAAGAGCGATTGTAAGGTTTCCATGACTTTATGTACCAGACAGAGTTCTCAATAGCTGCAGCATTAGTGAATAACTTAGGGCATTTCTTCTTATCATCTTTGTCATTGTTAGACATAAGAGTTCCATCTAACCAAGTAGAAGTGAATGAAGTAACCATATGACCCATGTCCATAGTTCCGTCATCTTCAAGCTTACGGCCTAATATGTCATTGATGTTTACAAAATTAAGGTTATAGTACTGGTCTATCCAACAGTCAAAGAATGAAGTTTCGTCTTTCCATATGTGCCTAACTACAGATTTGATGTAGTCTTCTGGTGTGCTAGAATAGCAAAGCCAGATTTGCTTGTCATCTGTATTGTCAGGGTCTGTATAAGCAAAACCTAACTTATATCTTTCACAGAAGTCCATGACAGCTTCTTTGCCGGTTCCACAAAAGGCAAACTGGTCTACTTCAGAAGTCATCTTAGGAACATATAGGTCTCCTTGTATAGAATAATGGTTGTATCTTCTCTGAGTCCTTTTAGTAAAATCAACTTCTGAGACTGCAATCTGCATGATAATGAAGTCAGCTCTGATAGGCTTGAGGTCATCATTAGTTGTCCTAAGAAAGACTGAGACAAGGTCTCCATCTTTAGGCATGTTGACACCAGACAAAGTGTCTATAGGTGTCTCAATTTCAAGAGAAAGGTGTGGTAAGAAATCTTCTATCTCTATAGAGAACTCGTTTATCTCTGCATAACCTAAGATATAAGAGTTGATTTTGATAATAGGAAAATCTATACCTGCAGTCTTGGTAAAGTCCATTTTACCTTTCTCTGCAGGCATCTTTATATAAGTTGAATTGTTAGTTCTGTCTAAAGTTGCCATAATGTGGTCATTTATACATAATTAATTCGGGAATTTAACAGGGACGGCTTCGAAGAATTTACAATTCCTGAAGCAAGTCCAGGTGATACAGAGATTTTCTGGTCTATAATAGTTCCAAGACTTTCTAACAAAGTCATAAGAGCTATTCCATTGACCGCCTTTTCTCCTTTCGAATCTCCGGAGATGTTGACACTTTCAGTACCATTGATATTGACAACCTTTCCTTTCAAGTTTACGGTGTTGTTTCCTACAACATTGACTTCATTATCAGCAAAGATGTTGATAACAGAACCTTGAAGTTGTATCACACTAGTATTTTCAGCATGACATATAGTTATCATGTTGTCTGGTGTAATCTGGAATCTACTTCCTCTATAGTAAATTCTAATACCAGAGTTAGGTTGAAATATTATTGAAAGCTCTTGAGAAGAATCATATAAAAGAACATGGGTTCCTAAATAATCATCTTTAATCTCATTAATCAAATCTGTATCAAGATGCTGTATGGCCCAATATTCAGGACAGTAGATATTGCCATTTACAAATCTAACTCTGACTATATGTCCTACTTTAGGTATTGATATAGCTCCAGCTCCTTTAGTAGCAAATACCATGTTCTGACCTATAGGTGTAGCCCAAGGTAACATGTCATCTGGAATTTCATCCATAATGTTGAAGACGCGAACCTTGCAACGACCACATTTGTCTGGGTCACTATTGTTGGTGATAGTTCCGATAAACTCTTCACTAAGTGTCTCTTTAGACCGAATAGCCATATCTTAATTTCTCCTTCTCTTATTTGATTTGTTGTCCACCATCTAAGTCAGTAGCTAGACTTCTATCTCCTTCATATCGATTAGAAACAAGTTGCATTGTAGGTTTCTCTACAACTGGTTTGTTCTCTACTAACTTCATAGTGTTCTCTTCTTGAACTTTAGGTTTGTTGAGTGTCAAAGTTCCTAAACTTAAAGTGTCATTCAATATATCTACTATATTAGACGTCATGGTTGTCGATTCAATTGAAGTATCTTCTTTAATCTTGGTCTCAGTCAAAGTTGTAGATATTGATGGAATTGCTTGTTCTTTGACAGTGGGTTCTAACTTGTCAATTTTAGGCGTTCCTGCTTGACTTTCAAATTTCTCTAATTGTTTCTCTATCTTATTAGCCCTGCCGCTATTAGGAGTCAAAGAAACTATATCAGGACTTTCAATATCATTCTTGTTTTCGGTCAATGACATGTCAATGACATGAGCTTCAGGTTTGTTCTCAACTAAATCAAACAAAGGAACTTGTGCTGGAACTTTGTTTTCAGTAAGGACCATATCTTCATGAGCTGGATTATGGATATTGTCGGTAAGAGAACCGTAAGGACCGCCATCAAGGTCAGTAGCTGTACTACGGTCCAAGTCTGAAGTATTCTCTGTAAGGTCCATGACTGGATGTTCTGGGTCATGAATGTTAGGAGTCAAGTCACCTGTAGGTCCACCATCTAAATCGGTAGCCTCGCTTCTGTCACCTTCATATCCATTTTCTATGAGGTCCATGTCTGGATGTCCAGGATTATGGATGTTCTCAGTAAGAGAACCATCAGGTCCACCATCTAAATCGGTAGCTTCAGAACGGTCTCCATCATACTTGTTAGGAACTAAATCCATATCAGGATGTTCTGGGTCATGAATGTTAGGTGTCAAAGCTCCTTCAGGTCCACCATCTAAATTTGTTGCTTCACTTCTGTCAATATCAGTAGTGTTCTCGGTCATATCCATGTCTGCATGTTCTGGGTCATGGATATTTGGAGTAAGTTCTCCTTCAGGTCCACCATCTAAGTCAGTAGAAAGGCTTCTGTCACCTTCATACTTGTTAGGTGTCATATCCATATCTGGTTTTTCTGGGTTATGAGCATTTGGTGTCAGGTTGCCATCAGGACCACCATCTAATTCAGTAGCTTCAGACCTGTCACCTTCATACTTGTTAGGAACTAAGTTCATGTCAGGTGCTTCTGCATCTGAATTGTTAGGAACAAGGTTTCCATCAGGTCCACCATCTAACTCAGTAGCATGGCTTCTGTCATTTCCAGTAGACTTGTCATAAGTGTCTTTAAGCTGGTAATTAGCTAACCTTTGTAATATCTCTTCATCTGAAAGTTGAGAAGAAATCTCTATTTGGTATGGGTCTTTGAGCATGTCTTTAGCAGCTTCTACTAAAGCTTCTTGTTCAGGTGATGTTGCTGTTGAGCTTGCAATCCCTTTGACTAAGTTAGTCATAAGGTCCTTTCCAGTAAGTTCACTATAGCCAACTATGCCTGTATTCTTCTGGAAAGCTGAACGGACTGCACCAAAAACAGTAACTAAGTCTTTAGACTGAATAGCATTGATGATTCCTGTAAGACTGAGTGAACCAACAATGTTCATTGTCTTAAGGTCATTAATCTTGTCTTTGACCAAGTTAGTGACAAATGCCTTGCCCCAGTTAATCATGTTGTTAATCCAAGTCCTAGAAGACCCAGATTGAGCATTAGGGTCATAAGAATGAACTTTGTCTGCTTCAGGCAGCATCATAGAACGATTAGCATAAGAGTCATAAGGAACTTCAGGATTTCCATCTAAGAACTCTTCTGCAATTCTCTTAGAAAGGACTCGGTCGTACATGTCCGAAATCATCCGGTCAAATCCTTCAAGATGGTAATAGGAATCAACATTGATGTTTTTGACAGAGATTTCAAATGTAGTCTCTTCAGCTTTGTCATTGTTGATAGAATACCCATCTTCAAGCCAAGAGTCAAGAACGAACTCACACATTGAACATTCTATCTTTATAGTCGGAGCAAGACCATTAGCTACAGAAAGAATCATTTCTTCGGCTGAGCCTGCTGAAAGACCTGGAATAGCACCACCTAAAAGCTTGTCAGACAAAGCTCCAGTAAGTTTCTGACCTAATTTAGAAGTTACTGAATTAGAGACTTGGTTCTGCTCACCTAAATTAGATTCATGGAATGTTCTGACTTCAGAAATGTAGATGTAGAACTTGAAATAACGATAGATGTCTGGAAGAACCCAGCGTTGATAAGTGTCATCCCATGCAATCTTTCTGTAAAGATTCAGAAGATACTTGACTTTAAGGTCAATACCTTCAATGCATTTGATTTTAATCTTTCCATCTTTGACACGAATACCATCCTTAGGATTAGGCTTAAGAAGAGTACTAAGACCTGAAATCTCTTGGAAATAGTACTGGTATTCTCTTTGAAGTTCATCCCATCCTGCTAAGAACTCAATAAGCATTGCTGCTCTCAAGTTCTCATTACGGTCCATCAGATAAGAGTAAGCACAATAAGAAGTTCTAGCATTCCAATCCTCATCATAATTAGAAGGTGGACAGAACAAGGCCTGTGGCAACTCATCATAATTAGTAGAGACAAAAGAATCAGAAGTCCAGTTTCCTGGCAGATAAGACCTTAAGAAAGCACCAAAGTCAAGTGCAAAACCTAAGTAAGTCGGTTCGTCTAATCTGGTCTGGAAAGAACCACTTTGAATATTTTGATATGGATTGAAATAACCTTTTCTTATGTTGTAAACGTCACTCATCTTGTATGGATATGATGGTCTCCATATTTATGTAAGCGCCAAAAGAGAACCAATTTCTTGATTCTCTCTTTAACTTATTCATTATCAATTGATTACTAAATCAGATTTTAATGCATTGTAATAGCTTGCAATTATAGAATCAAATATAATTTTTTCTTTCTGCTTTAAAAACATTTTCATAATAGTCTGAAAATCTACACAATAATTTACATCAGCATAATTGCCAATGTCCATTAATGTCGAATATCTGAATAAGAACTGTGCACTATCTGGATGATTGTGTATAGGCATCTGATTCATGTTTTCTGTTATATACCCATTAACATCTTTAAAAAGATTGTCAAATGACAATATGCAATCTTCATGCTTATCTTCTCCACTTAACCTCAACATATGCCTGTCTTGTCCAAAAATGACACATCCATTTTCATTCATATGGTTGAACAAGACTTGAGCAAAGTTAGGATGTATTACATTATCATCATCTAGGATATAGACCCATGGGTCGAAGTCTTCAGAGAACCTAGACATCAAGTTGTTGGCACTCTCAACAAGCATAGTAGTTCCATACTTAGTGTCATTTTTCTTCCCTCTATATTCTATCATAAGAGAGATTCCCATCTCCCAATAATAAAGTTCCTTGACCTCATCAACTATAGAACGCATTTGTTCTTTAGTAAGTTTGTACTTGTCAAAAATGATGACATGATAAATCTTGATGATGTTCTTATCCATCTGAGATTCTATCTGTTGCCACAAGTTAACCACACTTTCAGCAACCTTCTTTATATAAGTTGGTCTAGAGCATCTAGTCAATATGACGAGAGTATCTTTCTTTTTGCTTTCTTCCACGTTGTTTAATCTTTATAGGTTCTAGTTCTTTATCAAGGTCAAGACCTAAAGATGCATCTAAAGGTTCTTGACTATATTTCTTAGTCACTTCTTCCTCTAGTAACTCTTGTTCTTCTTTCTTAACTTTGTTTCTTAATTTCAAATTGTTGGCAATCATATTAGTCATGAGGAGTGCTACAATAGGAAGAAGAGCACCAAGTATCCATGAAATCACAACTAATATCATGTCAGGAGAAATTCCTTCTATCCAGAATAGAAGAGACTTCTGTATATAGATGTAAAAATTAGACCCAGACTCAACCATATACTTATAGACAGAGAAGACATTACCAGATACTTGGACCATAGTAAGCAATGACATGAGAATCCAAGGAACTGTAGTCTTCTTGTTATCTGTCAAAAGAATAGAAGCTAGACATAAAGACTGTCCAACTTCAAAAGCACCTGAAAGCAGAACTGCCATCCACATCACATTTCCTACTAGGCAAAATTGAATGCAGTGGAAAAATGAGATGAATGCCGTCACAGCATAAAGGATTATGAATCCAATTATGAATGCATTGTATAGGTAACTTTTATTGTTCTTTCTCATCTTGAACTAGTTTTATAGTTGTCTGAGACTTCCAAGACTTAGCAGCTTCAGTAAACTTCTCTAAGTTTCCTTTAGATAGTTCTACTAAAGTAGTCAGATTAGAGATTTTAGAATCCATAAGTGCAGAATCAGACTTGAGTTTGACAATATAATCTTTTTGAAATTGGATGATTGAGTCTTTCTGTACTAAAACAATTTCAGTATTCTTCTGTAATCTTGAACTATTACAAGACCGAGTACACTGAACTAAATTCAACAAAAGAAGTAAGGCTATGAGCCATTGCAATTTCTTATTCATCACAATGATATTTTTAAAAGATTGTCTACTAAATTTTTAGTTCTCTCAATAGTTCTGTCTAAAGAAGTTTCTTTGTTAGTTCTGACTTCATCTCGATAGTTTTGTGTTTGCCTCAATGTATCTTGAACTTCTTCAAGAACCCAAATAGGAACTTCAATTATAGGGTCATCAACTATAGTTTTTGGCAAGGCTTCAGTGTTTGCTTCTTCCCAATGAATTCTATCAGTTCTAGAGACAGGACCAAATTTAATTTCACTCATAAACTTTTTCTTTTTTGTTGAAAGTTAAACATCAGTAAGTTATATGGATAGGAGAGAATTCGATTAGAAAAAGATAAGAATTAGTAAGTGCAAAAAGTCACTTCGGTTACCTGGGATATTTATCCCAGGTATTTCGATAACATGGATATTATGGCAGAGAATGACAAAATAGCAACAGTACAAGAAACTCTAGATTTAATCAATAATGTTAAAGATGGATTAAATTTACCACCTAAAAAAGCAGCAACTATACAAAATGTTCTTGATTTAATAGATGCTAATGTAGAAACTCCAATAACAGCATTCAATTATCCTATTTTAATAGAACAAAAAAATCAAAACACTGTTACAATTGCTAATCTATCAACAGTTGACGGAAGTGTAGGATTTAACTATAATGACTATCAATATAAAATTGTGACGGCTTCCAGATTAGGAGATATTCAATCTGAATATATTGGAGTAGTAACTAATATCAAAAATATAAAATCAATATCTCATAATTTTATATGGTTTACTCTATATAAAGAATCTTCATCGACTTCTACAATATCTTCTAGAACTTTTGCTCAAAAGAAAGATTATATGAATTCTTCTGATATATTGTCTGGTATAAATTATTTTCAAAAAATTTATATAATTCTTTATTAATTTTACATATTTCTAATTTACTAATTACAAAAAAGCCAGAGCTTGTGAAAGTTCTGGCTTTTTTATTTTAGAATTTAGGTATTGAAGGCATTTGCATACTAGGCATCTTGAAGTCTGATACTCTAGGCATTGATGATTTTATAGAACTCATCTGTGCATTTGTCTCTTCAGATTGCTTCTGGGAATTCTGATTTTCTTTCTCGACATCTTCTTTGAATCTCTCTAACAGCATCAAAATCTCAAAGAATGGCATTGAACATATCATCTCGTAATTCTGATGAAGTTCCTTACTGAAAATATAGACAATATTAATCCATTCTTCATAAGGAATCTTGAAAAGAAGATGAAGCTTATCAGATGAGATGGTCCACGTCCAATAAGAAGAATCCTTTAATTCCGCCGAGAAAGTTCAATGGCGACGTCTTGTCCGCACCGTCCTCATCTTTATATTTGAATTTAGGGTCTAAGCTATCATTGAAGATTTCTTTGATTTTAGCTAACAAAGAATATTCATAAACACCAAAGTCATAACATTGAGCAATGAACTCTTCATAAGTCTTGTCATTCAAGTTCCTATAGTCTTTGATAAGCATAGGAGCTATGGTAATGAAGTCTTTATCAAAACCTTCTTGCTTACGAGCTTTCTTCTGGACATAGTTCTTAAGCCATGAAGAAACTCCAACCGAAGGCATGTAAATGTTCAGATGTTTTCCTGATTCAGGAATCTTGAAGACAAAACATCTAATTTGCTCATCATAATGGCTCATGAGCTTTTCTGGGAAGTTGACAAAGTCTATAGAGTCTTTAGTCACAACTTCTTCGTGTGTTTCATCAATCTTAATCTTAAGTTCATTATTGCCTTTAGTGAATGTGAAGTCTCTGATAGCAAGAATGATATAAAGCCGGTCTATGTCTTTAAGGTCTTTCCATGAAGCAGCTTTGTCTGGGAATGACATGTTCATACAACGCTCAAGCATGTAGTTGAGAGCATCATCAATTTCAGTAAGCTCTTCTTCATTAGTCATAGACCAGTGTCTGATTTCACCACCTGAAGCTGCACGAATATAAACTTTAGTTCCTTCTGGATAAAACAATCCTTTTGTAGGAAGGTCTGCAACAGGAACTTGTACAAAACCTAAAGAATTAGCCTTCTGGTATTCTTTAATCTCTTGTATCTTCTCCGCCTGAGCTTGTTCAAGTTCAGCCATGACATTCTTCTTTTTCTGCGGAGCTTGCTCAACTGGAGTTTGTTTGATTTGTTGAGAATTCTCATTTTCATCATGAAAAGTAAGGTTCTCAACACCAGGCATGACCTCAGCTTTAATTTCTTTAGGTTGTTGAGTATTTTCTTTTCCTGCAACAAACTGTTCTAGAGTTGCCTCTAAACTTTGGTTTTTAATAGGCATATATCAATTTCTAAACGTTTTTCTTTTTAATCTTTTTATTATATGAAACTATTTTTGTCTTGATTAACCAGCAACATAGTTACCAGCAAACATGCTTGTGTTACTACCATCTACATTCTTGCAAAGGACATAGAACCTTCTGTTCTCTTCAGGAACCTCAAGCATCTTCATAGCAGCTGCTTCTGATATCTTGAACTCAAGTTGTCCTGCAGTCTTGTTCATATTAGAACTTTGAGTAGGTGTTATGTCTATGTTGTTTCCATTCACATCTTTAGCTCTCAGTATATAAGTATAAGGTCCACTCAAGTCCATATATCTGACTGTACCAGTCTTAGGGTCTGTGACTACGAACTCAAACTTATAGTTATGCGCTGCTTGATAGATTATGATTTGGACTTCATTAGTGTTGTAATAAGTTCCTTCAGCACTATCTTGCATCTGGATGCTTGTTGTATCATAGAACTCTCTTATGTATTTAGTAATTACATTACCACTTGCTCCTGCATTTATAGTAGGTGACATCACATTGTTCTTGTTGAAGATAGTCCAATTAGCGATGTTGTCTACATTAAGTCTATAAGCATTCTCTCCAAACTTAGCTTCAGCATCAAATATACTCATAGAACCTGAACGGATTATACAAGCTCCATTCATTCTGTTCAACAACTTAGCAGTATATAGAATATCTACTTCTTTACACTCATAATTTTGCATGTGTTGTACAACTGGTCTGAACAGATAGCTATAGCCACCGTTTGACTCTTGGCCACCTAAAGAGTTGAATGTCTCTGTAAAGTTGAACCTTTCTTCTTTAGAAATAAGAGAATCTGTCTGAGAAGACTCTATCTGGTAGTACTTGTAGTTGATGAACAAGTCATGGACAATAACCCAATGTCTAGCTTCAGTTCCATATATCTCAGAGAAGCTTTCCCAACCATCATTCTCATCTTTGAAACCTGAATTGTACATTGGTATAGCACCAGACTCTATGTTGTTCATGATAGAGTTGTTTATATAAGAGATGAACTTAGAGTTTGGTGAACCCCAGACGGCGCCATATTTTAGCATGCCAGAATCTTCAAGCTCTTCAAGAACAACATTGAAGTAATCACCATTACTAGAGAAAGGCAAAGTTGCTCTGACTATAGAACCAAGATGGAATTCTCCTTCATTAGAACCAGTGTTCAACAAAGTCTTTGCTTTGAATGAATCATCACCAATGTTAGCAAACTCAAATATGACATCAGAGTCTTGAGAAAGGTCCATCAAGCTATACAAGTCCTTGTTGATTTCAATCTCAGCAGCACCTGGATTGAAGGTAGAAGTGTCTAATGTATTCTTCTTATTAGGATTGTTGATAGCTAATGTATAGATTGAAGGAATCTTGAACTCTATATATCGGTCATAGAACCTCTCAGTCATGTAGATTGGATTAGGATTGAACTCTACTACCTTTCCCATAGTTCCTTTATGGAAAGTGAATGAAGAAATGATAGCTTCAGTATTGTTGATGTTGACTACTGAAGCATCCGTTGACTTGTTGAATGTTCTCTGACGAGCTTTTATTCTAAGGTTGAAACCTTCAACATCATTGAAGACATATCCAGTAAGTATATGGATTCTGACAGTGTCATAAGGAAGGTCACCAGTATAGAACGGCCCTCCTTCAATCGAGCCTATCTTGCCATAATCTACCAAGGCCTGCACATTGCCGCGACCCTGCGTAAAATCTGTGAATCCTGGATAGAAGTAATTGACACCATACTTGTCAGTAAAAGCTTGGAAATGCAAGTCAGACTTATATTCTTTCTTGATATCAGCTGTCTCTGGATTGTCAAGGAACATGATGTTGCCTCTAAGGTCTTTTACGACATAAGGTTGATGATAATAGAGAGGAACATAACCAGATTCCTCAAGTTCAAGAGATTTGTTTGCTTGATACTCTAAAAGTAATTTTCCATCTATTTGCAAAAACTTTGTTAAAACTGCCATCTGGATTTCTTATTAAAATCTTACTTTCTATGTATTTGGCCAAGGTTAAAACCTTAAAAATGAAGGACTCCAGACTACACCTACACCAATTTGGAATCCACTGTTGACTTTATCATTAGGAATTGCATTGATACCATAGCCACCATATACTCCTATTCCAAAGTTCTTTTGTTTCATAGCTCCTTTGATTACTTTAGACTTGTTAGGATTTATGAAAGCTCCTTCTATCTCAGTGAACTTCAGGTTAGGATTCCCAGACTTAGTCAAGATTTGAAAATGTGTCTTGTCTTTGCTCTCAACAATATCCAAAGTAAGGTCTGAGCCTATAGTCAAGTTATTGAGCCAAGAGTTAGATTCAGAAAAATCTGACTTTATTCTAGAGACTCCTGAAATATTGAAGTAGTTCTTAGGAGAATATGTCTCAGCTAAGTTCCACTTCACATCATAGTAAGCAGAATCTATCTTCTCTATACTGTTGTCTAGCTTAGTGGTGTCTTTAACATACTTGATTTCAGTCTTCACAACTACTATAGGATTCTCTTTGAGGCTCTTTACTTCATCATATAAAGATTTATTGTGTGCTTTAAGGTCAGAGATTTCTTGTATATAGAGTTGCTTAGCTTGGTATTCTTCTCCAAGCTTGTTCTTGTAGGCAGAGATAGTGTCATTGTAAACTACTAAAGTTCGAGAGGCTTGGTCTTCATACTTCTTCATAGAGAAGTAAGTCCAAATTCCAAAAATTACTAAAAGTACTATAATCCAATCTTTAAATGTCATATTGCTAAGTAAGTTTATTATTTTCATATCATTTTGTTTTTGATGATTTTAATGGAAATTCCGCTGAGAAAGGTCCATTCTTTATTATATGTTTATTGTTGAAAAACGATTAAATTCAAAAATCTTTACAAAAAATTCAAACTTTTAAAGCTTATTTAACAAAATTTAACATTTAATTTTTTCCTTATAATTAATTGAATGGTACATACTTAAATCAGAGTGTTATTTATAACGAGTATAAATTACATAGTTTTTAATCAAATGCTTAATCGATTTTGGGAAAGCCCATATAAGAAATTGTGGATTTCCGGAACTTTAGGATTAAGGAAAGAAATTTTTATTTTTTAAGAATTTTTCTTTAGGAATCTAATTTTATTCTTAAATGGGGCGTGGGGTGCTGGATGAGGATTGTCAACATGTCATTCTGCCTATCGAGCATTATATACTGGAATGAAACCTAGAAGGAACAGGAACCAAAATTCAGTTCGAGCGGATTTGGGTTTAACAATTTTTAAAGAAAGTTTTTTCCAATTTGTTTTTACGATAAGCCAGAAATTTCTATTTTTGCAGTGTGGAACTTAAAAATGAAATAGTATGGCTCTAGTTTTTGAAGATACTGATATCGATAAGAGCGTTGAAGATTCAATAGCTCAATCTAAATATGATTCTATATTGAGAAAAGAATTCATTCCTTGTTATGAAGCTAAAGGAAGAGATATAGATGGAACTATCTTCCATCCAAACACTAGACATTATTTAGAAGGAGTAAGATGCAATGCTCAAGGTGAGATTGGATATTATAATGGATTCAAGTTAGGTCCATTGCCAATTGTAGAGATTATAGAAGAGCTTATAGATGAGAAAGGAAATTTCAAGTTCAAGCTGATTCCAGATGGAAGCTCAATCATGATAACTTGCAACAATAAAATCAAGTCTCTTAAGAACTTGCCAAATAGAGTGACTAGTCTGAATATCAGAGGAACTTATAACCTTAAGAAGATTGACAATGAGATTGAAGTATGCAAGCTTTCTTTGATTTCAAAAAGAATAAAGACTACAGAAGGAATCTCTTTCAGAGGAATCTCAGAATGCTTAGTAAGCCAATGTAAGGACTTGAGAAAACTTTATTTGAATACAGACAACCGTGTAATGGAAGAGCTTACGTTAGAACACACCAATGAACTCTCTATAATTGAAAGCAATGTTCAGTATATTAGTAAGATGTATCTGAAGAATATTGATATCAAGACTATAAGGCCTCTGTTAGATTCATTGCTTAAGGTTGACCGGCTTCATTTGCAACAGTATAGTTTTCTGAATTACAAGTTTTCAGATGCCAACCAATTCATAGAGCTAATAAAGAAATGTTCCTGTGTTGCTATGGAACGAAAGTTTTATACTGGAGAAGAATTTTTAAAAGAGTATGAAGCTAATATAAAGAAATTTTGTGTAAGGAATCCAAAACGTAAATAGAAGGAACTATGAACTTTGATGAGGACTATATAGACCAGGATTTTGAAAGACAAGTCTTAAGAGCTAAATTAGAAACTTTGAATGCTCCTGCAATCAAAGAGTTGGAAGAACTGTATCCTAATTTAGATATTGAAGTTGATGACACTAACCATATAGGAATGCATATTCTTCCTAACAAGTTAAGTGGAATCCATACTATTTACATCAAAGACTTTTTTATTGATGATTCTGGCTCTTTGAAATATAAGTTTGTTCCTAAAGGGAATCAAGTTATTACTGAAGGAAACTTCAATATCATCAATACGAAGAACTATCCTAAAGGGTATTATTACTATCAGTTCGAACGGAATCTGAATCTTATATCAATTGGATTCAAGACTAGTCTATTAGAGCTTTGCCAAACCAGAATCATTAACAATCCAGCTTTAAGAGAAATCTACATCAAGCAAGTTTATGAAGGTGGAAATTTCTTCTTTAAGAATAATTATTGTCTTCAAACTCTTGTTATAGAGAATCCTCAGAATTATCCAATAGACTGCTTAATATTTTATGACCAAATACTTCCAAATCTTTCATTGCCTAATTGTGAGTATAACAAAGTAGAATTTAGGAACTGTAAAGTCAATATGAAGAATTTCATAAGTGATGCTGGAATCAAGAGGATGGTTCTTAAGAATACTATATTTGACTTGCACCAGTTTCTTGATATAGTAAGAAACAAGACTATAAAAGAAATAGAATGTGGAATCATGGAAGTCTATTCTTCTTGGGTTCTTTATACAAAGATTACAGAAACTCTTAGTAGGCCTCAACAAAGAATCCAGATACTACCTTATAGTCGTCGAACTGAACTTTCTAATATTGAGCCTTCTATAACATATTTTGATTGGCAAGTTGATGAGAGTTGTTTTATCCATTTGAATTCTAACTCAATAGTTTTCTTATAACATCATATAAGTATTGAACGTTTGTTTTTAAAAGACAATGAAGAAAAATTTACTTGTTTTTGATTGGAGTAACATGAGCTTTCGCTCTTTGTTTACTTCACAAATATTTGGTCATGCCTCAGGTTATGACACCCAAGAGGAAATAAACTCTTTTATAGCTAAGATGGCTACTGATATTTCTATGATACTTAGGACATTTGTTCCTAACAAAGTCATATTTGCTGTTGATGCTAGTGACCCTTGGCGTAAGGACCTTCTTGCTTCTGAAGAAGTTGGTTATAAAGGTCAGAGAGAGAAAGATAAGAAAATCAATTGGGACAATATCTACAAAGGTCTTAATGAGTTCAAAGATGTAATGATATCTAAAGGCTTTGATTTTGCTTATCATAACAGAGCTGAAGCTGATGACCTTATGGCTCTTTCTAAAGAAGCTATTTTCACTAAGTATCCTGAGTACAATATTGTGATTGTCTCTTCTGATGCTGATATCAGACAGCTTGTTGATTTCAATGTTTCTACTGAACAGTTCTGTTGTGTCTTCAATCCTATTGGTTCAGGAAAAGGTGGAAAGAAGAAACTCTACATGAATCATGAATGTTCTACTTGGTTTGCTCAGAAAGATAAAGTAGACATCTTCTTTTCTAACCTCAACTCAGGTAAAGAGTATGTCAAAAATGCTTTGAACAGAGATAAGAAGATAGAGATTGTAGAGATAGACCCAAATGAAGTTGTCCTTGGAAAAATCTTCTGTGGTGATGCTGGTGATAACGTTCCTAGTTTCTATGAGTTCTATGGACCTAATGGCAAGAAAAAGAAAATCACCGAGAAGAAGTTTAAGACGCTCTGTGAGACTTTATGTATTCAGGATGTGGAAGATTTGCTTAAGAAGGAAATGTTGCTAAAGGGAAGCCTAGAACAATCCCTGAAGAAGGAATTGAATGATGTGAACATTCCAGCTAGGTTAGAACGCCAAAGAAAACTTGTTGAGCTCAACTCTGAATTATTTCCGTCTGATATAAAAGATTATTTACTAGACATAATCATGATGATTGGAGAACCATATAATGGTTCAAATCTAGCTACTATCAAGATGACTGACTTATTAGCAGGAAGCAAGTTCTTTGCCGTTATTGAGAAGAAGAAAGCTAAAGCTGCTGACATCTTCAAGGACATTGACAAGTATGCAGAACAACTTAATGGAATAAAATTATTTTAACTATGACATTAAAAAGAAGAAATTTAGAGATTGAGAACAGAGATTATGCTTACATTGGCATTGACTTTGATAACACTGTTGTAAGTGACTTGTTTCCTGAAGTTGGCTTATCATTAGGTGCAGAACCTATCTTGAAGGAACTTATAGCTAATGGTCATAAGCTTATTCTTTGGACTGTTCGTTCAGGTGAAGCTCTTGACAAAGCAGTTGACTGGTTCAAGCAAAATGATATTGAATTGTTTGGTATCAATGAGAATCCTGAATTTGAAGGTGATGAACAAGCAAGAAAAATCTATTGTGACTTGTATATTGATGACCGTTCACTTGGAATTCAATATGATGCTTTCTTTGATGCTCCTAGGAACAGAGTCATGAGAGTAGTGAATTGGGATTCTATGAGAGAACAACTTAAACTTTTAAATCTTATTTGATATGGCTGGTAACAATGAATTCACTTATATTCCTATCAACATCTCAAATGAGTATGGTCCAGACCATATGATGTTGATTAACAAAGAGAATATTGTCTCTATGGATTTTTCTATAGACTTGCTTTTAGGTCCTTTTAATGAGAACAATCCAGAACCTTATATGATTAATGTTTCTATAAAGACATTAGACCAATTGCCTATCTGCAAGCAAATGACTAAAGATAAGTTCTTAGAGTTCGCTTCATATTTTCCTTGCTGGGGTGCTAGCAACAGTCCTTTCAACAAGGTTCTAGAATATTTTGAATCTGTCAAAAAGAAATCTTGATATGGAAGGAAAAGAAACAATTTATATAAGTCACATATCTAAATATGATGGCAATGCAACAATGAAAGATTGGCCTGTTTTTCTTGTTCTGATAGCATCTTGTCATACTTCAAGACCTATTTACATTAAAATGAAAAATATGCCTGATTTCAATAGGTTACAAAATATGATTCATAACACTAGAGAATTATGTAATGGAGTGCATCGTCCAACAATATTTTCAGTCTTAAAATTAGGACCTGAAGATTTTGTTCCTAAAGATAATCTTTGGTTCTACTATGAGGAGACTTTACTTGAAGAACCTAAATCAAAAAAGACACCTGTAAATATCAGCAGTCCAACTGTAGAATATCATTACAAACCTAAAACTGGAGCTCAAAAAGCTGCTGAATACATTGATAGGATGAGAAAGAAATCTCCATATTAACTTTTTAAAATAGCACTATGAGACTTTTTGGAAATGAAAGAAACTATATCAAGATTGGCAAGAACAATGTTCTTGACTCTGACTTGATTATGTACATCCAGATGAATCCTTTCTATGAGGACGATGATGACATACATAATAACATATACAAACTTAGAATTTATCTAGACCAAGCACCTCAATATCCTATAGTCAAATCATTCTTCTTGACATATTATGAATTTGTAGAGTTTTTGTACAAGAATCCTGAAGTGACAGGAAATCCAGATGCTAATATCCTAGACTTCATTAAGAATCTTGACTATGATGCTTCAGAAGAACTTGATAACAATCTTAGAGAAAAAGAGATGGCTAACGAACCTGAAGACGAGATTCCTAATGATGACATACCAAACCAAATTGAAGAAAAACCTTAAAATTAATTATCATGTATTCAACCACTACTTCTACTAATGTATTCATCAATGACTTTGGAGTTCCTGAAATGACTCCAGCTCAAAGAAACCTTTTAGAGACTAAAGAGTTCAATCCAAATGAATTCAATCCTACAAGTGTTCCATATCATACTCAGTATAGAGGACCTAAGTGTTGTGAACATTGTTCGAATAATCCAAAGAACAATCCTAATGCGAGTGGATTCTGCAACTGTTCATTACCTTCAATGGAACAATTTAGGTGCTAAATTGTTAAAATTTGTTAAATTTCACTTTTTGCTAAATCTTTTTAGAAAAATACAGATATATATTATTGAAGATTTAAAAAACCAAGAAATGCAAAATTTATCTTTACATACAAATGATTATGTTATTTCGTGTATTTACGGAGCAACATTTGCGTATGTGCCTAGTCTCTGTGATTGGGAAGGTAGTTTTATGCAATATCGTGGCAGCTTTAAATCTAGTAGACAAAAATTCAAACGAGTAGTGGAAGGTGAAACCGAAGGATAAGTGCACTCTTAAACTCTATATAATTCTCCCATGAATCGTTTGAAATTAAAAAATTCAAACGATTTTTTTGTTTATGACATATGGAACTGTAGCTCAGTGGTAGAGCATTGGTCTGAAGAACCAAGGGTCGGAATTTCGATACTTCCCAGTTCCACAACTTGCAATATTGGTGTTAGTGGTTAGCATGTCTGGCTTCCAACCAGAAGGCGAGGTTTCGAGTACCTCATATTGCTCAAAAATAGTTCTTTGACATTTTGGAACAACAATAGACCTATAGCTCAATTGGATTAGAGCACTAAACTACGGATTTAGAGGTTATGGGTTCAAATCCCATTAGGTCTTCAAAAAAAGTTAAATTGTGTTTAAGAGTTTCTTCTTTAAAAAATTTTTAGTACATTTGCAGAACTAAAATGAAGAAACCATGAATGCTAAAGCTTTTAAAGCCTCTTTGATTAAACTATCAATAAAGCTCATTAAGACTGACATAGAAACAGATTTCAAGTATAAAGGTAATTCTGAAGAAAGAACTTACAGTGGTAATGTCCTTACAATGAAGAAAGGAGAAGACCTCAAATATGTAAAGTTCAATCCAGAAGACCCTTGCAAGTATTTTGATACCGAATATGAATTTTGTTTCAACACTACTGATTGTCCTTTTACTTCTTTCAATGAGAAGAATTTCAAAAGGTCTAAATGGTATTTCTTAGACCCATTTGCAATGATTCCTGATAATAAGATTAATCAAGTCTATAAAAAAGACATAAAAGATAAAGATATTGAATCTTTATTTGATAAGAGAAAAGTTGATTTGATTGTTAGATTGTTTAGTGAATAAGAAATGGATAAATCAGTAAAAGAATCTAGACTTGAGATTAACAAGTTATTGAATGAGTGCAGAAAGGACCTTAGAGAAGTCATTAATACATTGACTAAACTTGGAGTCTTGAAATATACTAATAACCTTCTTGATTTAGATATGGAAATTCTCAGGATTAAAATGAGAATTATCCATGAAATCAATATGTTAGAAAAGATATAAGGTACCTATAATTTAATTGGTAGAATTCTAGACCTTTAATCTAGCTGTACTGATTCGAGTTCAGTTGGGTACACAATTTGGAAGTTGAATTCACAGTCGGTGTGGACCCGCTCTTGAAAAGCGGTGGTACCTTCGTGGTATGGGAATCGTGCTCTCCGGCTTCCGCATTTTGGAGATAGTAACCTGCAATGGAGTAGGGATAGCCTGCTAAGCTAATCGAACATTAACTTGTTTAAGGGTCGGAACCTTACATCTCCGCTAAAATCATTTCTAAGAAATTACTAACCTAGGAACTCACCTGTTGACAAGGTGCTAAAGTAGAACCTTTTAGTAATTTCTTTTATTAAGCGATGGCAGAGTGGTCGATTGCACTGGTCTCCAAAACCAGCAGGGTAAAACCTCACATCCGTTCGAATCGGGTTCGCTTAGCCAAAAACACTATGAATATGAGAAAAAACTTAGCAGTAGCAATGATTGTCAAGAACGAAGAACTTAATCTACCTAAGTGTGTTAAGTCCTTTAGAAAACATGGTTTAAACCCTGACTTCTATCTGACTGACACTGGTTCTACAGATTCGACTTTTGAAGTTGCTAAGAATCTTGGATGCTCTATAGTCCAGAGCAAACAGATTCCAATCAAGAGATTTCATGAAGCTAGAAATGAATCTTTATCTAATGTCATTGGTGATTATAAATGGCTTATGACTATTGATGCAGATGAAGAGCTAGATGAGAATTTATCTGAAGAAATCAAAAACTTCATAGAGAATCCAGATTCTTATGACAATTACGATGCTGCTTGGATTCATAATACTGGATTTAAAGATGTTTGCTATAATTCTAAACTTCAGATAATCAAACAAGAACTCTTCATGAATGGAACTGTCGAGTACAAGTACAACCTTCATGAAGAGTTTGATAGAGACAATTTGGATAAAAGCAGAATCAAGGACCTTTATGGATATCTTTGGCATTATTCTTTACAAGAAAGAGACAATTCTCTTGAGAATGAAATAAGAAAACAAGAATGGTATATTTCTATAGCAAGGAATTTTGTCAATGAAGAACCTGAGAATTGGTATTCTTATTATATTTTAGCTTGTCAAATGAGTCATTATCTTAGAATCTTATTAGAGCATCCTGAATATCTTAATAAGATTGATAGGAATAAATTGATTTAAGAAATAAAAGAGAACTTTGAGAATGCTTTTGTTCTTGCTTTTAAGACAAATCCAGAAAAGGTCGAATATAGATTCTTGATTAGGTGTATAGTTTGCTATAAGAGCTTTTTAGAAAGTGCTGAATATTGGAGAATATTCTTCAACTCTTATAAAGAATATCAAGACTATTGGTTAAGTTTGATATTTAGAACGTTCCAGGAGTTTCCAATTCATCCTATACAAGTTATATACTTGGCTGAAATATATTTGAACAGGAACAATCCTAACGATACCAGGAAAGCTCTATATTGGTTGGAGATTCTTGATAAGTTAGAGAGACCTAGATATGAAGATTTGTTTGGAATGACTGATAGGTTGGTTAATGAAGTTCCTTTAGAGATGCTGATGATGAGTTCTTGGAATGCCGGAAAGAAAAAGGAAAGCTTGATGTACTATATGAGATTACAGGAAGTGAATCCTGAAAATTATTTAGTAAAAGAAAATCGAAATTGGTTTGAGCAATATAAATTTATGTTGAATTAAAAATATGTTGGGAAATTAACCGGTAATTGGTAGCCGCAGTGACTGTAAATCACTTCTCTATGAGACTGGGAGTTCGATTCTCTCATTTCCCACTTTTATATCGAGGTAGCTCAGAGGCAGAGCATGAGACTCATATTCTCAGGGTCGAGATTTCAAAATTCTCCCTCGGTACTTTTTATATGGTGCTGTTAGTTCAGAGGCAGAACGCTTGTTTGTGGAGCAAGAAGTCGAGATTTCAAAATTCTCACAGCATCCCACGTATTATCATATCTTGAAAGAGAAAAATAATGAAAGGGTTTTTGGAAGTGCACTAGACTAACACGAGTAATAAATTTTCTCTTTGGAAGGTTTAAGGATTCTAGAGCCTTAAGTGGAATCATTCTCCACGTGATGACTAAAAAATTTAATTGGGCTAGTACCAGAGTGGTCTAATGGCGTGGTCTGCAAAACTATCGATTCAGTGATTCGAATTCACTCTAGCCCTCAAAATTTAAAAACTGTTAAATCTTACAAATAAGTTTTCTAGTTTAAAAATAATTTGTATATTTGCAGTGTTGAAATTTTAATCAAAAAATCTTTTTGATATATAAATATGTGAAATTTGATTTTTTAAGAACTTTGATTCATTTAAAAATAATTTTTCTGAAGATTTTTAATCAAAATGATTATTCATAATATAAATATTGTGATTTGATAAAAATTTAGTTCTTTGATATTTTGGAACATAAAATCGAGATATGGTCTAGTGCTTATGATACTAGTTTTGGGAACTAGTGACCCTTGTTGGATTCAAGGTATCTCGACACGTAATTTTTGGATAAAGGCTATTTGTTTTATCTTACTTCTATTTTTGAAGGTTCGAGTCCTTCCGAAGGATTTATTCTTCGTGGCGAAATTGGTATACGCACAAAACTTGTAATTTTGCAGATAGAAAAACGTATTACCTTTATTCTTATTTGGTCCATGGGTCTGCATGTAGTGGACGTCACCCTGTCACGGTGTTCAATCAGATGGGATAGTTACCCATATGGACCGCATTAGGAAGGCTATTTTTAGAAGATACTTCTAATATAAATTTTTGGGATAAATTGCTTCTCTAGAAATTATCTTCCTATTATTTAGTTCCTTAGCTCAGATGAATAGAGCAACACTCTTCTAAAGTGTGGGTCACGAGTTTAAATCTCGTAGGAACTACAAAAAACTCTTCTTAGCTCAGTTGGTTCAGAGCATCTGTTTTACACACAGAGGGTCGGCAGTTCAACTCTGTCAGAAGAGACTTAAATTGGCTCGTTAGCTCAGTTGGTAGTAGCACGAATCTGTTAAATTCGGGGTCGGTGGGTCAGAACCATCACGAGCCGCTACAGTGGGAATGCAGGGTAAAGCTTTTCCTAGGAATAAAGCGAAACCACTTTAAAAGACCTTGCTTTACTTGATTAAAATACAATACTAGTCTATTTTCTTTGGTACTTCTACTATTACCTTATATTATTCAGAATCTTTCCAAGAATACTTTACTAGTATTTTTAAATATGGGTTATTGCTGGAATTGGTAGACAGGCTGGTCTAAGAAACCAGTGAGCTATGCTCATGAAAGTTCAAGTCTTTCATAACCTACAAAATCAACATGCGGGTAGATTGGTATCAGTCGAGGCTCATAACCTTAGATGTAACTAGGGTCAGTACCTGGACCCGCAACTTTTTAAGGATGGCCCAATGTTGGAATTGGTAGACAAGAAACTCTTAAACAGTTTTGACCTTTATGGTTGTGGAGATTCGAGCTCTCCTTGGGCTACTTTCTAAAAATAATTTGGCTATTTGTTTTTCTTACTTCTATAAATGGTTACTCTTGGTTCGAATCCAAGCTTTAGGGATTTCTCCTGATGTTTTTAGAAAACAATTTTCCAAATTTCATTTTTAGTTCAATGATAAATATAATAAATTATTATCGAACTAAAATGAAAAAGCTTAAATATCATTATTTTTATAAGATAACTAATCTTCTCAATGAGCATTTTTACTATGGTGTCCATTCAACCAATAATTTAGAAGATGGATATATGGGTTCTGGAAAAAGACTTCATTATGCATATAAGAAATATGGAATGCAAAATTTTAAGAAAGAAATTTTAAAATTTTTTGATTCTTCTTCAGAAGCTTATAAATATGAAGCTGAAATGGTTACTGAAGAACTTATTAGGAATCCAGAATGTTATAATCTTAAATTAGGAGGCTTTGGATGGAATACAAATGGTTTAGCAGCAGTAAAAGATAAAGATGGTAGTATTTTTCATGTTTTTATTGACGACCCAAGATATATAAATCGAGAATTATTACCTGTAAGTCATGGAATGGTTCCAGTAAAAGATAAAGATGGTAATTGTTTTTCTGTATCTGTAGATGACCCAAGATATTTAAGTGGTGAATTAGTTCATGTTGCAAAGGGATTAGTAACAGTTAAAGATAAAAATGGAAATTATTTTTCTGTATCTGTAGATGACCCAAGATATTTAAGTGGTGAATTAGTAGGCCAAAATAAAGGGTTAGTTACCGTTAAGGATAAAAATGGAAATTATTTTTTGGTTCCTAAAGATGACTCAAGATATTTAAGCAGAGAATTAACTCCAGTTTGGAATGGAAGAAAACATTCGGAAGAATCTATTAAAAAAGCTAAAAATACTTATAAAAAAATTGGTCATCAACAAGGAACTAAGAATTCTCAGTATGGAACTTGTTGGATTCATGATTCTGAAAAATCTTTTAGAATAAAGAAAGAAGAATTAGAATTGTATTTGCAACAAGGATACATAAAAGGTAGAAAAATGTTTATTAAATAAAAATTTATGCACCTATAATTCAATTGGTAGAATACTGGATTTGTAATCCAGCAGTTGTGGGTTCGAAGCCTACTAGGTGCTCTCTAAAATTGATAATCATCAAGCAAGACTTTGCGTAAAGCTGAAGTCTTCATGACTAAGCTGTAAGAGCTATGTGTGATAGCTATGTATGGTCCTACCCATCTAAATGAACTTAGTTCAATCACATTTTTAAAAGTAACACACCTCCTTTCTAACGGTCTTGCTTTTTGATTATCAATTTTTAAAAGATTTAAAAATTGGATATGAATTTAGTTACTTCACTTCTTCGTCTGTTATAGGCGAGACTTGGCTTTACTGGGGGTTATACTAATTCAATTTCTAATTTTTTTAAAAATAAAAATTCTTTTTAGATTTGTGGAAGCAGAGAAAAACTTCCTTTATGCAGGCTTACTTAGTAAGTAAGGTGGATGTCTTATGAAGCGCATGCTCGGTGTCTTATAAGATTGACATGGTGTCAGACATAAAGATAGAATTCTAAAACAGAAGAATAGCTAACTTCTGGACAAGGCGGAATCATTATTCGATAAGAGTTCCCTTTAGCGAGGTAATAAATCTTCTGAAAGTACTGACAAATTTCTTTTTACAATTAGCGCTGGTTGTTTAAAGGAATCCTAATAGGTGCAAAACCTATTGCAGAATTTAGAAAGAATTTTATAACGGGGTTGTAGCTCAGTTGACTAGAGCATCTGCTTTGCAGGCAGAGGGTCGCGGATTTGAGTTCCGCCAGCTCCACGGATTATGGTTGGATATAATGACAACTGTTTAAGAAATCTCGGTACCCTACTTTATCTTTGATAAGGCTTAAAACGTAAAAACGAGGAAAGTGCAAATACGGTATGAGGAACCTTGGAGATTGGTGTAATTGGCAACACGTCAGGTTTTGGTCCTGAAATTAGGAGTTCAAATCTTCTATCTTCAACTTTTGATGATTATTTTCAGAAATGGATATCGACTGACGGTGTAGAGATTATTCTCTATAGAAGAGATAGGAAAGGATTAATACATTTAGATAAATGAAATTCCTCGAGGCTTTCTAATAATCATCTTAAAAATAAGTTTGGGTATTCTTTTTCATACTTCTACTAAATCGGAACTTTGTGTCCTTGGTTCGATTCCAAGACCCTCCACATTTTATATTTTATTGGGGGGTTAGCTCAGGCGGTAGAGCAAAAGTATAGTCTTGAAAAGAAATTTACAAACTAAGAAATTTTTCTATAAAAAGGCGTAGAATCACAGACGTGGGTTAACGTGTCGCTAGGTGATGCACTAAGAACGAAATTGATAATGACTTTAAATTGAAAGTAGGTAACCTAATGGTGTGTAAAGCGGACTGCTCTTGGTCTCTATAAGTCTAAGAGATAAAAGAAATCCAATCAGTTGTCAGCGAGATTCCGAAAAGTGATTCATAGAAAATACATTCATCTTTAGCTCAGTTGGTTAGAGCACTACACTGATAATGTAGAGGTCCCAGATTCAAGTTCTGGAAGATGAACTACAATAGAGAAATCTATTTTGGTTCGATGATAAATATATAAATTATTATTGAACCAAAAATGGTAAAATCATCTAAATATCATTATTTTTATAAAATAACTAATCTTCTTAATGAACATTTTTACTATGGTATTCATTCAACTGATAACTTAGACGATGGTTATATGGGTTCTGGAAAAAGACTTCATTATGCTTATAAAAAATATGGGATGCAAAATTTTAAAAAAGAAATTTTGAAGTTTTTTGATACTTGTTCTGATGCTTATGAATATGAAGCTGAAATGGTTACAGAAGAACTTGTTAAAAATCCAGATTGTTATAATGTTCAGTTAGGTGGAAAAGGATGGAATACTAAAGGTTTAGTTTCGGTCAAAGATAAAAATGGTAATTGTTTTTTAGTTTTTAAAGATGACCCAAGATATTTAAGTGGTGAATTAGTTCCTAATTGTAAAGGTTTACTTGTAGTTAAAGATAAAAATGGAAATTATTTTTCTGTATCTGTAGATGACCCAAGATATTTAAGCGGCGAATTGGTAGCTCATAATAAAGGTTTGGTTTCAGTTAAAGATAAAAATGGAAATTATTTTTCTGTATCTGTAGATGACCCAAGATATTTAAGCGGAGAATTAAAACATATTTGGGTGGACCGAAAACATTCTAAAGAAACTATTCAAAAAGTAAAAAATACTTTTAAAAAAATTTGTCATCAACAAGGGTCTAAAAATTCTCAATATGGAACTTGTTGGATTCATGATTCTGAAAAATCTTTTAGGATAAAGAAAGAAGATTTAGAATCATATTTGCAACGAGGATATATAAAAGGTAGAAAAATGTTTAAAAACATATAATTCATTTTCATTCTAGAGTATCCCCTCAAGCTTATACCTTGTAGAAAGGGTAGTTGGTCACACGAAAGTTCAAGTCTTTCCTCTAGAACTTTTGCCTTAGTTCTGCCATTGCTCATTTGGAATAGCTAAGTATCTTTGGGACTAATGAGTCATAAAGGTGAGCTGCCACCATTAAATAAAAAGCTGTAAATATGAGTCCGCGAAAGATAGTTACGGTCAGCCGTTCACTACTGGTACTTTAAAGCCAGTAACGATATTCAATGTTCCAAAATGTATTTTTTCTCCTCTTCTAGGTTCTAGCGAGAATTTAGGAGAGGAGTTTTTCTTTAGTTAAATCTTGTTAATCATTTTCCTATTTCAAAATATTGTTGTACATTTGCAATAAATCAAAACTTAAAGATATGTGTGCTAATTTAGAAAGTTTAAAATGTGGAATCAAAGTTAACAATAAGTTAGCAAAAGATTTCTATGATATTCTGAAAGATTGTCTTAATGAGTCTTTTGGGAAGTTGCTTATCAGAGACCTAAAAGATTTGGCAGAACACTTGTGGGAAAATGACTTGGAGTTATGTTTCAAAGACACAGATTATGTTCTGACTTATATGAAGCATTCTGACAATGCATTATTGAATATTTCTATTCAATCTGTAGAAACACATTATGGTCCTTTTTATTTTATAGAGGTCTATGACAAGACTAATGACCTTGGATATGCTTTTTCTGTAACAGAAGAATGTGGAAAGCTGTTGACTGATACTATTATCAAAGACGAAAAAACTTTAAAGATATGGCAAGAACTGCAGTAAAGAAAGAAACTAAAGAGAAGAAGGAACCTAAGAAAAGAAAAGTTGTTCCTAAAGAGTTCAAAGTGCTTCCTAAAAGCATAGAAGAAGTTGTAGCACCTACGGTAACTTCTAGTTCAGTTAGAGAGCGGTTTTTTCAGGCTGATAGATTATTCAGACAGTATAAAGAAAATCCAAAAGAGGAGTTAGAAACTATGTTCTTGAAAGCCTTGTATGACTTTTATTTGAGTGCTAAAGAACCTATATGGAAATATGGCCATGCTGAACCACTCGACATCAAGTTCAGTAAAGTCAAGTTAGATGATTTGACTAATCTAGTATCATGCAACTCATCAATGGAATACATAAAGAATTTCTATGAGAGATACGACAAAGAACCTAATATTTTCTGGAGCCATCTTATTTGGACACACTTGTATATTCTTGTTGAAGGAAGACTGAAGCTTGCTAAAGGAAGTTCTTCCTATTGTCATGATTTAGAAGAACATTTGAAAACAAAAAAGAAATAACATGAAGATAACAAAAGAAATTGTAGAACAAGACTTGAGTCGATACAATCAGTTTGATGAAGCACCTAAGACATTGACTTTAGGAGAGAATACTGAAGACTGGAGACACTATGAGTTAGACATGTGTTTTGGTCTTGTAGCTTATTGTGAAAGTTATTATTTTCCTGGTCCTATGCATGAGAAAAAATACCATGTTTTGATTAGTGTTCTTGGTGAAGATGATGGACACTATTTCCTAGAAGATGGAGTCCAGACATGTGATGGTTCTTGGTTAAAACTCAGAGCTAGAGTCTATGAGAGAATGCATGATTGGCTTGAGAAGAATTGCAGACCTAAATACATCCAAGGAATGGAAGGCACTGAGAGCGCTAAGTGTGGTTTTGAACAGATAAAAACTATAGAATCATGACAATAAAGGAACATTTGAAGAGAATAGCATTTGTTGCAATTGTGTTTCTGATTTTAGGAGTAGTCGGATATGGGCTTGGATGGATAATCATTACACTTGTTAAAGATGAAAAAGCAGCAAAGCTTTATAGTACAGAAATGTTAGTGGATAAGATTTATAAAGAAAAAAGTTTTTATAGGTATGTCCTTGACCATCATAATGGCTATCATACAGTTTATTCTAAAGATTCTTTGTGGGCAAGCCCAAATGAAAAAATCATTTTGGTTCCTGAACATAAAATGAATGAAATAAAAGATAGTCTAACCTATTACAAAAAATTAGTTCATGAACAAAAATGTCCTGACAGAGAATAAGAAGTTTAAAGAAATTATTGAGTACATCAAAGAGCATTTGCAAAATGCAGAATTTACTGCTCATGCAGTAGAGCATACTAACAAGTTGTTTCCAAAGAGTGAGCCTTTATATTCCTTTTGTGAATTGACAGGCAAGACACTTGAACTTGAAGTAAAGAATGCTCTTGAATACTCTTCTTATAAAGAAGCTTTGAAGAATGGCCGTAAGTACTTCTTCATTATAAAGAGTGAGCCCCTTGGTTCTAATGAGTTTCCTGATTTCTTATTAGGAATTGGAGAGACTAAAAAAAAGTATAATCAAGAACTTTTTTGGCTTTACTTAGAGAACAAGACATATACTAGCACTTATTCATTTGGGACTTCTTCTTTAGATTCCTTGTTAGACAACATCCTAACTAAGATTGGAGAACCTAACAGATTAGAAGGAAAACTTAAGAAAGTAGACAAGCTGACTACTCCTATTCTGATAGAGAAGTTTGGTTCTAAAGATATAGATGTGAAATCTAAGAAGTTCTTCATTGAAGACTTGCAGATATTCCAAATGTATGAAATTCTTTCTTTCAATTCAAAAGGCGGATTCACTACGAAGAACAGAGAAAAGAACTTGATGGTCTCACCAGTCTCAAACGCAAACTGTACAATATGTGGTAGTATTGATGATTGGCTCAGAGAATTCAAGAATGTTTTGAACAACAATCCTGACAGTATCCTTCTCAGGAATCTGCATAGGTTAGGTCTTTCTACTAAAGAAGCAGTTCAGATTATAAATGATAGGTTGGTCCACCCACTTTTGTACCAAGATATGAGAAGCGTAAATTATGACCACAAGTTTGAAATTAAAGAATTGTTTTAATTATGGTTGATTTAAAAGTTTTAGAAGACCTTATTTACAATAACAATGTTTCTACAGTCTATACTGAAGAATCTTTCAACGAGAAATATTCTAAGTTCTTAGAAGAAGGTTTTGAAGACCAAGGTCTTGAGATTGAGAATCCTTTAGTAGTCATTGTTCTAGATGCATTGTTCAATGTTTTCTGCCAATATCCTGGGTTTAAGTTCTCTCAGATAAAGTGGAAGTTTGGTATGAGCAGAGTCTATACATCATTGTCAAGCATGTATAATTTCTTTATGGAATCTATCATCAATGCTTTGATTGAGAAAGAGAATCAACAGAAATATGAGGAAGAAATTGAGAAGATAGTCAATCGAATTAAAGAACAAAAGTAAAATAAAAGTGATGAGTATTTTTAGTGTTTTAAATTTTAAAAGAAAAAAGAATATGGAAACTAATCAAAAATTGAGTGAGAAAGAAATTGAACTGAAGCGTGCTGAAATTTCTAAGAAAAGAAAAGAGAAAAGAGATGCACTGAAATGTAAGGTTGTAGAAGACCGAATTGCTCGTAACAAAGAAATTGAAGACTTGCTTCGTGAATATGGAATTGAAGCAGTCTATACATATCGCTCTGATAGACCAGCAGAGATTCCTGCTGTAATCACAGAGACTTCTGCTTTTACTGACATGGAACGTAGAATTACCAAATATGCTTGTCATAAGGTGACTGTTGTAGGTCTTACACAAAAATCTGTTGATATTGAAGGTAAGTACCGAATGCTGATTGGCTATTCGATTTATAACCCAATTGACAACTATTCTAAGCAGGTTGGCTATCAAGAAGCTGTAAAGAATATCTTGAAGAAAGCCCAGTTCATTACTGTTGACAACTTGTCTACAAGTAGAAACAAAGAACTGTTCAATACTATTGCGGAACATATTATTGAAGAGAAAGAAGTCATAGTAGGAACCGAAAAATAAAGAAGACTATGAGTATAGTAACTGCGAACTGCTTTGTAGAAGAGTTAGATGACTATGCTGATGTTGAAGTCGAAGTTGATGATGTTCTTGATGATGTCTTAGAAGAAGCTTCAGACCAAGATATCATTGATGAGTATGAAGCTAGAAATCTACATAAAGTACCTCAAGCTGAATTAGAAAAGGACCAGATTGTCAAAAAACTTCAGGACAATTCTGATTTTGACAATCATAACTTGATTTGCGATGTTCTTGGAATCTCTTACTATGAATCTAATAAGAAAGAGATTGTTCAAGAATGGATAGACAAAATCTTAAAAGCTAGATAGCATGGATATAACCCAGTTAGTTTTTATACAAAAAGAAAACTCTCATATTAAAGAAGCTGCAAGGTTCTTTAGTAATGGTTTAGGAGCTTTTATTCTTGATTATGGAAATAATCTTTATGAGATTATTCCTGTCATAGGAAATGCTCTGAACAACAAACCAGCTGAAGAGTTTGAAGAAATTGGAAATCTTTATACTTGCACAGTCAATTCAATTGATGATGTTTTCAAACGTCTCAAAGAAATAGAGAGTTTTCACTCTTAAATTTAAAAATTGTTAAAAGGTTTCTAAAGATTTTTATTTTAGGAACCTTTTTGTTATTTTTGTAAAGTACTTAAAAATAGAAATCTCATGGAAAATAAACTTATAGCATTATATGGACCTGCTGGTTCTGGCAAAGACTTTTTCTGTAAAGCTTTGAAGTTCATCTACAATAAAGTAGTTGCTCAGTATTATTCAAATACTCTAGAACCAGTATCACCTAAATACTTTCAACTCTTTACTGAATTCTTCAATGATGAGTATAAAGAGGAAGACAATTATGTTTTCAGGTTAGCTTTTGCAGACCAGCTCAAAGAATCTATTTCAGTAACATTCAATGTTCCTTTGAATTGGCTTCATGATTCTTATTATAAAGACAATGCTTATATCAACATGTCTACATTAGAACTTTATAAAAGTGAAGAAGGCATTCCTAAAGGGACTGATTATATTATAGTTTCAGATGAGCTATATGCCAATGTAATGCACACAAATGTATTTGGTGGACCAAGTTCTGATGAAGAACAAACAGTTAAATCATTATTAGGTGCTAATAGGGTTTTCATGAAGATTCGTGACTTGATAACTTACTATGGCACCTATGTCATGAGAAATACATTTGGCGACAATTTCTGGATTTCTAATCTTTTCTCTAAAAAGGAATTTAATCTTTATAATCAGAAAAATATGAAAGGTTCTCCTGGTTATGTATTGATAGTGACTGATGTCAGGTTTCAAAATGAATATGAGGAATTGAAAGACAAAGGAGCAATCTTTATTAAAATTGAAAGTGATTTCAATGAGAAGTCCGTAGGTGGAGTTGCTGAATCTTTTTATGATAACTTCACTTATGACTATATCTTTGAGAATTCAAAGGACGAGTTCAAGTTTGCTTACAATCTTAAGAAGATTTTTGAAAAATTATTTCCTCAACTTATTGAATCGAATGAGTAAAATCTTCATATAAAAAGAGAATTTGGTTATTTTAATAGTGATTTAAAAATTTACAAAAGTTATGGAACAGAGAAAAAGACTTTTGAGTAAAGAGTTGATTGCATTCAAGAAAAATGCAGTCATTGTTGAGAATCTTGATAAGGACTTCTCTAAAAAGCCTAAAGAAGAAATTCTGGATTTCTTTTCAGAAAGACCTTATGTCGTAGCTCTTCAAAATGAGCTGATGAACCTTGGTTACATGATAGAGCTTAATGCTCTTGCTGCTCTTACGGAAGAAGATGCTAAGAGAATTTCATGCAATGTCCTTAGTTATGCACAAGACCTGTTAGGTGCTGACCATGATTGGAAGCCTTTGTATGGTGGATTTCCAGCTCAGGTTCAAGACATGTCAGAAATTGAACTTCTGATTGACCAGATTGTTCACTATATGTCAATGGGAACTTGGATGCCTAGTGTACCTAAGAAATACCAAGACATGAAGAACAAAGACGTCTTTGATTGTCCTTCATATGTGACACTTAAAGGAATATCTTATGATGACTTTTTGAATATTTTCTATTCAATCTGTGGTTCTAAGAACTCTATCACTCCTTTTGATAAGGAAAGTATTGAATGGTTCTTAGCTAACAAGAAAGAAGAATTGGACATTCTGACTATGTCAATTCCATTCAAAGAAAATCTTTGCATCTTCTTGGACCAATATCCAGAATTTGTTGAAAGTTCTTCTACAACAATTAATGACATTCTCAGAACTATTGTTTACAGACAAGGTGGTGATATCACATTGCCTGCCCTTCCTAAGAAGATGGTCAAGGACCCATCTTATGTTTGGTCTAATAAGAAGATAGAGAATCCAGAAAGAGAATCATTCAAATTCAAGAAGATGACTAGAGCAGAACGTCGGTACTTCTTGGAGATGATTGAGAAGAAAGTTTCTTTGAAAGGTGTTACTGCTTGTGTTCTTGATGCCAGAAAATATCAAGGTCGTTGGATTCGTCTTGGTGAAATTTTACACCCAGGTCAGTATGCTTCTAGATATGAGAATGCTTTCAAGTTCTTTGATGAGCTTCGAAATAACAAGATGGAACTGAAGTCTTGGAATTCTCATGTTCTTGACTTGTACAGAAAGCTTGGAGGAAAGAAAGAGAACTGTGATATGAGGAATATTATAGCTAAAGTTTCTGAACGACCTGGTGAATTCATTCGTCGTTTTGACTCAATCTATAGACGTTCTGACCGGAAGTCTAAAGATGCTCTTATCAATGCAATGTGTTCTCTTGAAGGTGCTGCATCTAAAACTCTTATTGAGTTCTACACTCATATTGACAAGAGAACTAAGTCAATGCCTAGATTTGTGACTACTCCAGGTTCTAGAAAAAGAACTTCATTGCCAGAGTTGACACCATTGGCTGAAACTGAAGTCAAATCTATCAAAGGTGCTATCATGAAAGCTTTGGTAAATACTTTGTCTACTAAAGAATCTTGGACTGGCAAGACAGTTGTTCTTGATTCTGATTTGGCTCAGATGTACTTCCCGACAGACATGAGAACTTTGAATGAAGGAAAGCTTACTATTCCTAGAGGATATAAAATTCCATTCAAGGAGATAGGACCTAACAATGAAGACACTGTTCGTTTCTATGCTCATTGGTATGACCCACATGGAACTATTGACTTGGACCTTCATGGATATTTTGTCTCTGAAGATTACAAAAAGTCTGAAAATGTAGGTTGGAACACTTGCAATAAGAATACTGCTTATGCAACTTATTCTGGTGACGTCCGTTACGTAGTTGGGGATTGTGCTGAATATATTGATGTACGAGTTAAAGATGCAATTGCTCATGGATGGAGATATGTTCTCTTGAATCTTAACTCATTCTCTGGTCACTGCTTTAACACAATGGAAGCTAACTTTGGTTTCACTTATAGAAAAAACCCACAGGAAGATAAAACTTGGAAACCAAAACAAGTTGTTCAGCAAATCAAGCTTACATCAGTGTCTCAAAACATTTGTTGCGCTTTGATTGACTTGAAAGAACGATGGATTAAAGTCATTGACTTTGATTGGGATGGAATTCCGGTAGCAAATGTTTATAGCAACCAACTTGGCAACTACTGTAAGTTCTATGCAACTAATCCAGAGTTGAACCTTGAACTTATGCTCAAGCTTAACGCTCTTGCAAGAAAAGCTGATAAAGTCATCTCATTAGAAGATTACGATAAGATGCTTCAGGAACTTGAAGAAAAGAATGCTGTCAGAAGAGAGAATGGTGAAGAGGAACTTGGAATTGACACTTCTGATTACATTGTCTTCAAAGCTCAAGACTTTGTTGATGATTATACTAAGATTTTGAATCTTGTCTAATCGAAAAAGCATTTTCTTAGTAAAATAGAAAGAGAGCAACAAAGCTCTCTTTCTTATTCTTAAAAATTACTACAGTGAAATTCAACCACATTATAGATTTAGATAATACCTATCAGAAGAGCAAAATCTGGTTCTCATCAGACTTTCATCTTTTTCATGCTAATGCTATCAAGCATGCAAGCAGACCATATGCAAATGTTCAAGAGAACTACGATGCTGTCATGAAAGAGATTAATGATAAAGTAAAGCCTGAAGACTTTCTTATCTTGCTTGGGGATACTATATGGAATTCTCAAAGAACTAGGATAACAAATTTCTTCTCAAATCTTCCTACTCATAACATCATTTATTTGTTTGGGAACCATGATAGAGAGAAAGATTATAAAGAAGCTATTGAATGCGGTCTTTTCTTATCAGCAGGAAGATTAGAGCATGTCAAGTTTGTTCTAGAAAGAGAATCATATGAGGTTTCATTATGTCACTATCCACTTTTGACCTGGAATAGGAAGCATTTTGGTGCTATCATGTTACATGGTCATTGTCATGGAGCTATAGATGATTATAATGAAAGCGTTCCAGATTTGAGAGTTGATGTTGGCTGGGATTCTAAGATAGCTAGGAATAGACTTATTGAGTTGAGAGAGATTATAGAATATTTCAAACAGAAAACTAAAGGTCTGGAATTTGCTAAGTGGAATTCGGAAAACAGGACTTTAGACTAATTGAAAAAATCATGAAGAAACTTGTCTTTGTTTTAGGTTCTGTAGTGGACCTATTTGGAGAAAAATGCAGAGTAGTCAAGGTTTATGAATCTACAAATGAATATGACCTTGAAAGTTTAGAACTAACTGACGAAGAAGGAGAACCTTGCTTTTATCGTAGAGTAGGTTTTGACTCTTTGTCTTAAACATAAAGAAAAAGAAAAATGGAACAAGAAAAACCTTTAAAAGATTGTAACCCTTGCGAGCCTTGTTGTGATTCTGGATGTAACCCTTGTGAGCCTTGTTGTGATTCTGGATGTAACCCTTGCGAGCCTAGAGTAATAAATGAACCACCACAATTAGTAAATCCAGAAGCAGTAGAGTATTGGCAGAAAAATTCTAATCTGATTAAATGGGCTAAGTTTGAACTTGATATTGCAGGTTACACAGAATATTCAAAAGATGAACGAAAGTTGTTCAGAGATGATTTGTTAGAGCTTTTGACTGTAATATCAGCTCAAGGTCATTCAGGTGGTTCTATCAGTCATTTGTTAGCAATGTTCAATCGATTAGTCCAATTCAAACCATTGACTCCACTTACTTTTGCTGATAACGAATGGAATTTAATAGGAGGATTTAATGATGACAAAGGCCCAGTCTATCAAAACTGTCGTTGTTCATCTATCTTCAAAGATAAAGAAGGAATTCATGATATTGATTGCTTTGTTAAGAAAGAAGTTCTGGTTAAAAGATTTGATGGAACCGAAGAAGACCGTTCAGAGAATCCAATGTGCTGGTCAGGTTCTCTAAGAGAAACTAAAGATGGTGTTTACACAGGAAGATGGTTCTGTAAAGTGAACATTAAAGACCCTAGTAAAGAATATACTCCAGGAACTAAGTATTATATTCCTTGTACTGGTGTTGAAGTTGGTCCTGATGATTGGGAAATGTATGCTGAAGCTGATGAGATTGCTAAGATTGAAGAATCTGGAATCTTTGAAATCCAATGGAGAACTGATGATATGTAAAAAGATGTTAAAAGATTCAACTGGATTTTTCTAGTTGAATCTTTTTACTTATATTTGCATCAAACTTAAAAACTTACTATTATGAATCAAGTTGAATTTTCTAACTTAAGAAGTCTTACAGAATTAGTAATCAAATATGAAAAATCATATCGTAATGGGTCTCCACTTATTACTGATTATGATTATGATATGAAGGTTAAAGAATTGAAGGATATGGAAGATGAACTTCATTATGCCTTTCCTGATTCTCCTACTTTGAATGTAGGCTCAGACCTTCAGAAAGAATTCAAAAAAGCTAAGCATAAGATTCCTATGCAGTCAATTGAAAATGTCTATTCAGATGAAGAGCTTATTGACTGGCTTAATGGAATCATTGCTCAATGCAAAGATAAAGTACAGTTCACTTGTGAGCCTAAATATGATGGTCTTGCGGTCTCTTTGATTTATGAGAAAGGAAGACTTAAACAAGGGATTACCCGTGGAGACCAAATCACTGGTGATGATGTGACTGCAAATGTCTATCAAATAGAGAATATTCCTAAAGTTCTTCCTTATCCACTTGACATTGAAATCCGTGGTGAAGTCCTTATGCCAGTAAAGGTTTTCAAAGAACTTAACAAGAAAAGAAAAAAGAATGGAGAGAAACCTTTTGTCAATCCTCGTAATGCTTGTTCAGGTTCTTTGAAACAGTTGAATCCAGCTATAACTAAAGAACGTAAGCTTATCTTTGCGGCTTATTCAGCTTATACTGACAACTTAGTTCCTAATAATGATTTAGATTTCAGAAACCAAGCACTGACTTTGCTTTCTCTAGACACTTTAGGTTTCTTCAGACATCAGTATTTCATTTCTTCAAAAGTTGAAGAGATTATTGCCTGGCTTAATGAATTCAATGAGACTGAAAGACTTGCAAACATTCTTGAATATGAATGTGATGGTGCTGTCATCAAAGTCAACTCTAAGAAGATTCAAGAAGAACTTGGTCTTGGGACTACTGCACCTAAATGGGTCAAAGCTAGAAAGTACACACCAGAAAACCAGTCTACAAGAATCTTGTCTGTAGAGTTTTCTGTAGGAACCTTTGGAGCTATAACACCAGTTCTTAATCTAGAACCTATCTTCATTTCTGGAACTACTGTCTCTAGAGCTACAGCAAATAATGAAGACTTCATCAACAAGTTTGACCTGCATTATGGTGATTATGTCTATGTTGAGAAGTCTGGAGAGATTATTCCTAAAGTGATAGGTGTAGACCAAGAGAAAATCAACATTGACATTGCTCAAGGAACTAGAGGTGCTAAGATAATCTTTCCAAAAACTTGCCCTGATTGCGGGACCACTTTAGTCAAAGAAGGAGCTATTTGGAAATGTCCTGAAAGAGAAATGTGCATACCTCAACGAATAGGTCGTCTTGTACAGTTCTGTTCTAAGAATGCTATGAATATTGAAGGTATTGGTCCAGCTGTAGCTAATGACCTTATCTTACATGGAATTGTTGAGAATCCAATAGACCTTTATGGTTTAGCTGATTGCTTTACCGTAGATGAGATTGTCAACTCATTACCTAAAGGTTATGGCAAGAAAACCATCGAGAAGATTCTTGAACAAGTTGAGAAATCAAAAGAAAGACCATTTGAAGCTTTGTTGTTTGCTTTGTGTATTGATTCTCTTGGAAAGAACACAGCTAAACTGATTGCAAACCACTTCAAGGACCTTGACACATTGATGGATGCTTCTACAGAAGATTTCCAGAAGTTAGAAGGAATTGGTGAAATCACTGCTAAGAAAATTTACTGGGGATTACGTCAAGATGACTCACTGGAATATGCAAGAGAGTTTGGACTGAAAGTTTCTATAGAAGAAGAGAAACCCGGCCAAGAAGAAGCCCAGGCGAACCCAGAGTTAGTAGGAAAAACAGTCTTGTTCACTGGAACTTCATCTTATTTTAACAGAGAGAATACTGAGAAGTTCTATAAAGGTCTTGGATGTATCTATGCTTCAGGTGTCAACAAGAAACTTGACTACTTGATTATAGGTGCTAAACCAGGACAGAATAAAGTTGATAAGGCTAATGCATTAGGCATTAAGATTTATACAGAGGAAGAATTCTTGAAAGAGTTTGGACTCTCTATTAGATGACAATTGTTTCATAATAGATTAAGTTTTGATTCAAAATCCAGTTTAACATTTTGACCTATAGATAGTTAAGATGATTAAACTGGATTTTTGTTATGTGCACAGTATGTGAAAACGGAACTCATAAGAGAAAATTCAAGTGGATTGAATTAGTCACTTCAGGATTTAATGGAGAGACTTCAGCAACTGGATTCTGTGGAGTTCTTGCTTGTCTAGTCTCAATGTTGTTCTTGATAGTCCTTATCATATTTTACTTGTTCAACCTTCCAGAAGCTACTACTATAATGGCTCTTATTGACAAGCTTATGCTTCTCTTTGGTATCGGAGCTTCATTGCTTGGATTGCGTAAAGTATCTGGAGTCTTTGGAGGTAGAGGAAAAGAAATTGTCAAGTGCATAGAAGACTTGCAAGAAGAAAATAAGAAACCTGATTATCAAAATCAAAAGCACTGTTAGGTCATATAATTTTTAATAATTCAAAAAGAGAAAAAGAAAAGTGTGGATTAATCAAACTTTCATAGAAAGACCTAAACAAGAAATGATTGTTAATCCTAAAGGATGGAAAGGTCCTTTAAAAGTTGAATATGCTATATTGAGAGTAGGTCAGTATGACCCTTTCAATTCAGTATGTTTTAGAGTTAAAGGAACTAATCATACTTTTGCTTCTTTTGAAAATTCAATTAACTTGTCATTTCATGGAGATTATAAAAGATATTTTGAAACGACTCTTGAGAAATTTAGAGAAGATTTTTTGGAGTGGTCGAAGAAAGAAGAGTACCAAGAGTGTGAGTGGAAAAGAGAATATGATGATGAGTATCGAGGCAAAATCATCCTTGAATAATCCAAAAGAAATAACAATCAATTCTATAAAAACTAAAAAAGTAACAATACCTGATTAAAAATATTATGCAGAAGGTCACTGAAGAAAAATTTTTCCAGCATTTAGATAAAGAAAGACTTGGTCAAGTAACTAAACTTGTAGCAATTGAAGAAGATGTAGACATGACATTGTTCCATTTTGCTGATGGAACTAAATGCAATGTTGAGTTTTGCTCTCCATTGAATGACACTAAAGCTTTTGAGAACCACCAGATTATGGCGGAGGTCTCGGACCCTCAGAATATCTGGACATTCCAAGACAAAGTAGTCATTCCAAAAACTAAGAAAGCTATAGACAAACATGGTCAAGAATGGGAAATACCAGACCCATACTTAGACCCTAAAGGAGAGAAAGGACCTCATCAAGAAGTTACAAAAAAAATTGGCATCCCACCTAGAGTTATAAGAAGAAGTAACTTAAGTAAGTTTGGTATTGAGTCAGAACCTCAAAAACCTACTATAGATGTAGCTCAACCTGCACCAGAACAGGTAGAGCAACTTCGTAAAGATGTGAATACTGTGGCTGAAAGCCTTAAAGAACATTTGCCAGGTATTGTCTCTAGTCTTTCAGCTGGAAATGCTACTATTAATAAGCCAAATCCAGGAGAACCAGTATTCATCAACATTTCACCTATACAAGGTGGAACTTGGTCAGTCCAAGTGGACCAGATTGATAAGATTGGCCTTATAAAAGGTTCTGAACAGTATGTTGGTTATACTGAAGAATTGTTCAACCATTTGAAAAGTGAACAGAATCCACCTATTGAACAAGGAGAACCTGAAGACTCAGGAACTAAAACATTTAGTGAGAATGACCCAGTCTTCATTCTTATTGACAAGTGCAAGAAGAAAGAAGGAATCTGTAATCTTGAGATAAAAGCACAGTTGCCAGGAAAGTCAATATATACATTGATTCAAGAAGAATACGATGAAGCTGATTCTGAAAAATTCTTTGATATTATCATTGACCAGTTGGATGTCAATGAAATCAAGAAAGCAATTAAAGAATCTTTAAAGGCTGCATATTCCTCTAGTACACAACAGTAATGAAATGAAATTTTACCTGACAGTTGAGCCCGTTTCAAAAATAAAGAATGTTTTTGTCAACTTGAGTGCTTTCTATATTTTGGACATTAAAGCAATTATAGAAGGTCTTAAGTTGAACATGAACAAACCAAGTAATGTCTACTTTGCTAATAATTACATTAGTGAGTTGATAGAAACTCAGGCTAAATCTAAAAGACTGCAGGGAATCATTTATATCAATTCTAACTTGAATGTGACTATCATAGACTCAATCTATAATCACATCAAAGAGCTTCCTACTATAGAAGGTATGGTCCTTATGGATGATGGATTCAATCCTAAACTTAAGGAATACCATAGGTTGTTCGAAGAAGTCTTGTTCTTTCCTACAGTAAAGAGAGTCAAGATATTAGAATGCAAGCCTTTCTCTATAGGAGACTTGAGTGCTAAAGATGCAGAAGACTAGTCTAGGAATAATAGATACGATTGATAATTTCTATTAACTATGAGCAAGAAAGTTTACCATATAAATTCTAAATCTTTTAGACTTACTGAAGCTTTTAATTTTGATGATGAAGACAAATTAGAAGATGACAACTACAATGCAGCTGAAGAAAGCCTTAAAAAACAATTGAGGTTCTTGAAACAAAGAGAAGCTATAAAAGCTTTCTTAGATTTCTATGGTATTCAAAACTATACAATCTCAGAAGATGGAATCTTTGTAGATGGACCAGTGGACTTGTCATCTATGCATCTGAAAGTCATTCCATATAAGTTCCATACTGTTAATGGTTCTTTCAATATTTCATTCAATGAACTTACTTCTTTAAAGAATTCACCTGATATAGTCAGAGGGAACTTTAACTGTAATTACAATAAGATTAAGTCTTTTGAAGGAGCTCCTAGAATTGTAGAAGGAATCTTCTATGGAGAAAAACAAAAGTATGGTAAGAACATAAAGCTCTCAGATGAATTCTTTAAAGAATGGAATAATAATGGTCGAATAAATGAAAGCACTTCATTTAGTGGCAAAGTCAAGTTAGTTGAGACTGAGATGTTTGGTGACTTGCAAAGCATCAATGAAGACCTTCAGACATGTACAGTCAAGTTAGAGACTGGTGAAATTGTCAAGAATGTTCCTACTGATAAAGTAGAAGTTCTTGAAGACCTTAAGGAGCTAATCAAATAGAATTTTTTCTCTTTCTTTTCATAATGATAAGTTTTTGGACCTAGCTTAATCGGCTAGGTCTTTTTTGTATATAATGATTTGATAAAGAATAATTTAAACAATGTGGTCACCAAATAAGTTTGTAGTCAATCTGAAAGAAAAAGGAATCCAGAGACTTTTGTTCTGTGGAGATATACATGGAGAGTTCAACACTTTCTTGAATAATGTCAAGAGACTAGGTGAGAATGCTCTTATAATAGTTTGTGGAGACATTTCATTTGGTTTCAATAAACCTCAATATTATTTAGATACTTTAAAGAAATATGAAACAGCTTTGTCTAAACTGAATTCTTATGTTGCTTTTGTCAGAGGCAACCATGATGACCCTAGATGGTTCAATAACCTTGACAAAGTCTGTCCAAAATTAAAGACCTATTATCCTCATGTTTGGATTATCAAAGATTACCAGACTATACTTACAGAACAAGGCAATATCTTGTGTTTTGGTGGAGCTCGTTCAGTAGACAAGAGTTGGAGAGTCAAAGGAACAAGTTGGTGGGAAGGAGAGATGCCTTTAGAAATGTCTGAAGAATTCAAGCAGTACATTGAAGAAGAAAGTCCTATCATAGACTATGTTGCTACACACAGTTCACCCAACTTTTGCGAACCTAAATCTAAACATGGTCTTGCACAATTCTACATTTGGGATAAAGAAGTCTACAAAGATTGTGAAAGAGAAAGAGACATTATTACAGATGTTTACAAGTTCTTAGTTGACAATAACACTCCTATAAAGAAATGGTTCTATGGTCATTTCCATTATCATTACAAGTCTATCATCAATGTCAGAAATGAGATAGAGACTAGGTTCATAGGACTAGACAGATGTCGATTGTCTTATGATTTAGTTGTTGAGAGTATTGGCAGAGATATGAAATTAAATTGTGATTTTTACGAAATCAACACAGTAGGCTATGAACAAATCTTTAAGTAATTTAACGCATCTCAAGTCATTTGCATCTTTAATATTCAACAGAGTAGCAAACGACAAATCATATGAGCATCCTTTCTTCTTGATAGAGATTATCCAGAGAAGAAAGGATAATCCTACTTTAGAAATTCCTTATAAGACTCTGAAGTGGTTTGCTGTCTATAGTTCTGAAGAACTTACTGGATTATGCAGTCCTACTGGAGAGATTACTGAATATTGCAACAAGACTAACTCAAGAGCATACTTTCACGTAAACATTAAAGATAGTAGAGCAACAGTCAATGGCATGCTTTATCTGATAAGCAAGTGGAGCAACATCAACAACAATACATTGAACCAATTGCCTGAATGTTTCTACATAGCGGCTAGACAACAAGAGGCTAACATCAAGTTAGACAACATGTTCTGGGTCATAGATTTTGATTATAAGGACGGATTTGAAATTCCTGATGATTCTTCCATTGCATTAGAAACTATCAATCCTGAGAGCCCAGGCGCTTTCTATGAAGATGGTTTCATCAATTCTGTTAGAAAGAAATTCATAGAGTTCATAACTCAGAATTTACAAGAAGAGAAGAGAGATTTCTATTTTGTAAATTCTTTTACAGTAAAGACAAATCAAGGTTTTCATATTGTGATTCCACCTTTTGATTTGACTAAAGAAGTCAAAAGAGATTTGCCTAAGTTTCTTGAAGATGAAGTCAAGGATTTCCAGATGATAATTAAGGAAGAAATCAGATTGTTAGACAGAATAAAGAAGAATAATTCAACAATATTGTACAAGCCATGAATGAATTTGAAATTACATTAACTAGAGAAGAATTTTTAGGTAGTTTTGGTCTGACTGAAGAAAAATTAAAAAATCTGGAACCATTAGAAAATATTAAGAAAAAAGACAAATTAAGAGAAGAACTTTACCAAATGCTAAATGATTCTGAGAATCTTAAAATCTATTATGATAAGAACCAAGAAGAACTAACAGAATTATTGAATACAGTAAAGAAAATCTCTTCTGATATAGAATCTAATTATCCAGAAATAGAAGATACTCAAATAGACCAGTTTATTGAAATTACTAATTTTTCTTGGGTGTCTTCTATTAAATTATTTTTACATTTTATTCCTAATGATTGTTTCTCTAGAAAATTTAGTGGAAAAATTAATATCAATGAAATATCATTTAAAGAAGATAACAAGATAGACCAAGCAACTATAGACTTGTATTTTCCTGATAAAGAAGAAGACTTCTGTATTCAAGGAGAACCTATAATCAAGCATTCTTTACTTTATTTGTTTCAGTTCAATAATTGGAATACTATTAGGAATGATTATTCATTTAAAGGAATTGAAGAGATTGTAAACTCTGAAGAAAAAAGATTAATAGAAAATTCTGATAGCACTAAAAAATTTAACTATCAATTAGATAATTATTTTAAATTAGCTTATACAATAAATTTTTTACTTAAAGGTTTAAATTCGGAAAATATCCGTAATTCATTGAAAAATCAATATGAATATTGTGTCAAAGATTATATAGATTCTAATTTAAAAATTAATTATTATTGGGTTGATTTAGATAAAATACATTATGCTTTAAATTTTTTAAAAAATGTAATCATTAAAGCTAAAAAAGAAGAAAAAGATAAGTACGAAGAAAAATTAAAAAATCTTTTCGGAGAAGAAATAGAAAAACTTTTAGGAATTCAAAGTAATACAAATAATTATTTGTATTCTATTATCAAGAAAATCTATCCAAAATATTTAGATTTTAGAATACGTTCTATTAAATTAAAAGTTTTAAAAAATGCCGAGCAAAAAGAAATTCTAAGAAGCTTATTAAAGGATAGAACTATTATTCAAAAAAAATATGATAATGGAATTATAGAATTTAAAGCAGATTATTTCTATAATGTAAAAAACAAATCTATACACAAAAAATATAATGATTTATACAATAATATGATAGAAACTGCAATTTCAAATCTTATTTTATCTTTGCCTGAATATTTTTAGAACCTAAAACCGTTGATGAATTCAGAATTCTTTCTGATTCATTTTTTAATCCAAACTATAAAAAACCTGTATATTTCTCATGAAACAATTTGCTAAACTTTCATTACATAATAGAAAGGAACAAATTAAAGAAGAATTTCATAATTTGCTTAATGAAGCATTTTCTGTAAAATATGCAGAAAGTGACCAGAATAAAGAATCTAAAGATTTTGCTATTTTGCTAAATGCTCTAGTTCAATATATCAAGCAAAATTATTATATTAATGGGGTTTTAAATCCTGATGTCGATGGAGCTTTAGATTATGATAATAAAGATGATGATAAAAAATATAAAATAAAATATGAGAATTTTCAATCTAATATTGACTATATCAAATCTATAGGAATATTTTTTCTGCTTTCTCTTTCTACAGAAAAAGCAGAAGGTGAAGTAGACCCATTAAAAACAATCTTTAATGAAGATGGAACCGCTGAATATAGTGAAATAAAATTGATACTTCCTAATTCTCTAGATGTTTTTGAAATCTTTGGTATTGGAGTATTACGTCATGAATTATTTCATTTGTTTCAATATATCAATTGGAAAGGAATATTTAGTTCAAATCAAAACATTTATGATAATGGCCAGAAATATTCTATTGCCGAAATGGATGAAGAACTAGAAGCCTATCGAAAGAAACATGGAATAACCTCTGAAGAGGACAAAAAGAAAAATCCATATTTTACTATGGAAATTATTTCTTGGCTTTGTTATTATTTGAATCCATTGGAATCCCAAGCTTTTTTACAAACCGCTTATCAAGATTATATTTCAGTTGAAAAAAAGAATGATAAAGCATTAAAGAAAAAATTTAATAAGTTCCAATATAAAAATTCTATTTTAAATAGAATGCATTTTCTTCAAGAGGCTATTATGTCATCTGATAGAATTGAGATAGAGAATATTACCAAAAAAGTCATAGGTAAATTTATAAATGACATATTAAATGTTCCAATAGATTCAAATAATTATTTGCTTAAAATCTATAAAGAACTAGAAAAAAGAAGCAAAAAATTTATATACAAATTAGAAAAACTTCTTTATCTAGCTGAAATAGAAAGAAATGAATTATTAAAAAACCTAGAAAAAGATAATATTGTTACAGAAAGAATAATAAATGAGTCTGGTAAAATCATTTTTTATTCTACATATCTGTATAACTTATCAACATTTAACTTCCCATTATATGAAAGTTATTTAGATTTGAAAGCTAAATTAGAATTATATCAAAGAGCTACTAGAGAATCTAAAAACCTATAACTTGGTCATTGTCTTATAAGGTATTCATCTGTAATTTCTAATTTTTTAATTGGTTCTATAGGAAATCTATTTTCACAAACTGATTTCCTATTTTTTGAAAATTATTTATTTAAAAGGTCCCAGGAATTCCAAAGCAAATTTGACTAGCTGGCCCCCAACCAGTCAAAAGAAATATGAGGTACCACGGATTACTCAGTTTAAGTTTACTATACTTAGGTAATGGCTCACTTCCTGTATAGAATAAAACTTCCATCAGACTTATCAAATCATATATACCCTTTGCATTCTGGTCAGAAAACATCTGTCTGACCTTGAATGCTTGTGGGTCCATACAGTATTCCCAATCCTGAATCTTAGGAAAACCTATATCAATAACACTCTCTATAGTATCGACATTAAGAACATCAACAGCACTTACATTCAAGTTTATGATAGACATTGGAATCACAAAGATTCCTGGTTTCTTAGTCAAAGACCTTGGAGTAAAGAAGAAACTCATGCTTTCAGGTTTCAATAAGAAAGGAGCCATTGCATTCACTAATGTGTTATAGACTGCCGTATATGCAACATCAAAAGCCTGTAAAGCTACATTGATTCCATCTACTATTGCATTGATGCTTGTCAAAGCTCCACCTACTACAGTATCTGCAGCTGAAGAAATACCATCTCTATTCTGCTTGAGCATCTTGATAAGAAGCTTGTTCTTATAGACAAGGACTTCATTAATCTTCTGCTTTATCTGAAGTTCGAGTATATAAATCTTATTCATATAATAAGCTGAATAAGCCTCAATCGGAATTGCATTCACGTCTATAATCATAGCAGGAATTCCAACCGCTATATCAAGCAAAGAGTTCATATATTCTACAGCGTCAGATATAGATTGAAAGACATTTTCAGCTTTGTCTTTAAGGCCACAGATGGCACCAGTTACTTTAGCCATTTTGAATTCAGTCTCGCATTTCTTAGAACAGAATCCTGATTCAGTAGGATAATCCATATGTCCTTTACAGATAGGACACTCTTGACCTGGGTCTATGACTTTTCCATCTTCTGCTAATTCAGTGTTCTTGTCTTTTTTGAATGACTTCAAGATGTTCTCAGCTTTCTCAATAGTAGTGTACATGTTAACTGCATTGAGAAGCTGGTCTTTAGAAAGAGGTGGAAGAGTCAGAGGATTTTCAGGCATTAGATGGGAATCGTTTTAAAGATTTTTGATACAATATGTATCAATGGTTTAAAACCTTTTTGTAATTTTGCAACCAAATCATTAAAACAATATATACGATGCGAATTGATTTTTGTAAAACAAGAGATGTAAAGAGTCCTAATCGGAACACTAAGGAAGATGCAGGTGTAGATTTCTATATACCAATGTGTTATTTAAAAGAATATGTTGATATTACTGGAGAATCTTATTTAGAATATACAGAAAGTTCTAAAAAGTTTTTACAGGACTTACGAGATAAGAATGGAGACAGAATCAAGATTGAAGAACCTAAAGCATTAGGTGAAAATCTGAAAATCTGGATTCCAATAGGTTCAAGAGTTTTGATTCCAAGTGGTATTAAAGTTAAGATTCGTCGAGGAATCATTCGTCGATTCTTAAATTGGATGTTTGGATTAGGTGATGCTTTGATTGCTAACAATAAGTCAGGTGTAGCTAACAATAAAGGATTAGTAGTTGGTTCTTCTGTTGTAGATTATGAATACCAAGGCGAAGTTCATTTGTCTTTAATCAATACAGGTAATGAAGATATTTGTATTGAATCCGGAGAAAAGATTGTTCAGTTCATTCATTTCCCAATTTATTTGAGTGAATATAATCAGATTCCTCAGTTTGTATATGACAAGTTTAGTCCTTCAGAAAGAGGTAAATGTGGTTTTGGTAGCTCCAATGATAAGTAAACTCAATGTTTGTATTCATATAATTCTTTAGTGTTTAATTTTAAAAATAAAAAATATGCTTGAAAATATAAATCCTTTTTTGATTCCTGAACTAGAAAAATCTCCTCTTAAAATCATTGCTGGTCCTTGTAGTGCTGAAACTAAAGAACAAGTTTTAGAGACCGCTGCTCAACTTTCTAAAATAGGCATAAAGATATTCAGAGCAGGAGTTTGGAAGCCAAGGACGAAACCAGGCGGCTTTTGTGGAGTTGGTCTAGATGCAATACCTTGGCTACATCAAGTCAAACAAGATTATGGAATGAAGATCGCTATTGAAGTTGCTAAACCAGAACATGTCAAAGCTACTAAAGAATTTGATATCTTCTGGATTGGGGCTAGAACAGTAGCAGACCCATTTGCAGTCCAGTCTTTAGCTGATGAGTTTGACAAGTTCACTAAAGAAGAAAAGAATTCAAAATGGATTTTTGTCAAGAATCCTGTTTCGCCTGATTTAGCATTATGGATTGGTGCGATTGAAAGGTTCTATAATGCAGGATTCAGGAATATTGCAGTCATTCATAGAGGTTTTACTTCTATTGACAATGGAATTTACCGGAACAATCCAGAATGGTCTTTGCCTATCTCATTGAAATCAAGTTATCCAAATATTTCTATGTTCTGTGACCCAAGTCATATTTCTGGTAAGAGAGAACTGATACCTAGTTTGTGTCAGCAAGCTTTAGACTTAGGTTTTGATGGTCTTATGATTGAAAGCCATTATAGTCCAGAACATGCCTGGACTGATGCGGCACAACAGATAGAACCAGCTAGTTTGAACTTTATCATAGACCAGTTAGTTATCAGAGACAATTTTGACTCAACAGAAAACATGAAAGTTCTTAGAACTGAGATTGATGTCATTGATGACACTATGATGACTTTGCTGATGAGAAGATTCCGAGTCTGTAGAGAGATTGGTAAAGCAAAGAAAGAACATAATATGCCTATAATCCAATCTAAGAGATTCAATGAGATTTCTCAAAAGAGAGCCGAACAAGCACATAGGATGGATATAGACCCAGGTTTTGTCCGAAGATTGTTCAATGAACTTCAGAATGAAGCTATACGACAACAGCTTTTAGTTTAAAAAAGAAACTTCAGGTGGTTACTACCAATCATAGTAACCACTTTTAGTATATAGAGAAAAGAACACCTAAATTAAAACCTAAAATAGATATTCCGTTCTTTTAAAAGTGTAAGTTAGATAAATAAAAAGCATGAAATATTCGCTAATATTTCATGCTTTAAAAATCCAAACATAAATCGCACTTATGGTTGAACAGAGTATTTATTTAGATGATACTATAGTATCAAATTTTTTCTATTCAGAAAAAGGACAATTAGTTCCAAAAAGACTTTCTTTAAAGTTCCTTTCTAAACATCCAGAAATTTTAAATTATATTCAAAATCGATATAATGATTCTGAATCAATATTAGAAACTATATATCGAATGAAATATTCTATTGAAATTAGACCTGTTTGTAAAACTTGTGGAAATCATATAAATTTTATTGGAATTGTTTATGGATTTGCTCAATATTGTTGTGCAAAATGTAATACTACAAATCCAGAAACAAAAAGAAAACAAGCAGAAACTAATATAGAAAAATATGGTGGAAAGTCTCCTACAAATAATAAAGAAGTTAGAGAAAAACAAGAACAAACATGTTTAAAATTATATGGAGCCAAAAATACATTTGCTTCTAAACTTTGCCAAGAAAAAGCTAAACTGACAAAATTAGAAAAATATGGAGATGAAAATTTTAATAATCAAGAAAAAGCAAGACAAACTAGATTAGAAAAATATGGAGATGAAAATTTTAATAATAGAGAGAAAGCTAAACAAACATGTTTAATAAGATATGGAGTTATCAATAGTGGCATGCATCCAGAATTTATAGAAAAAGTTAAGAAAACTTGTATTGAAAAGTATGGAACTACCAGTACATTTGCTTATAAAGAAATTAAAGAAAAAGCTCGTCAAACAAAAATAGAACGATATGGAGATGAAAATTTTTCAAATTATGAAAAAGCAAGACAAACTTATTTTGAGAAAACTGGATTTTATGTTCCATCAAAAAATCCAGAAGTTATATCCAAAATACGAAAAACTTACTTTGAAAAAACTGGATATGATTGGCCAGTAAAAAATCCTGAAGTTGTTGAAAAAATTATTAAAACTAAAAAAGAAAGGAATTCTTTTCATATTTCTAAACCAGAGCAGCATTTAAAAGAAATTTTATTAGAGTTATATCCAAATACCATTTATCAATATAAAGAAAAAAGATATCCATGGAATTGTGATTTTTATATTCCAGAATTAGATTTGTTTATAGAACTTCAAGGATTTAAAACTCATGGAGAAGAACCATTTGATGAAAATAATCCAGAGCATTTAATTATATTAGAAGAACTTAAAAAGAAATCTATTAATTCTAAATTTAATGAACGTATTATTAATGGTTGGACTATATCTGATGTTAAGAAACGAAATAAAGCTATAGAGAATAAATTAAATTATTTAGAAATTTATAAGAATATTTTTAATAAAGAAGAAATTATTAATTTAATAAATCAATTTATAGGAAAGACAGCTTTGCATATAGTAGAAATAGATAACCAGAACTTTTAAAATAAAAGTAAGAATGTCAGTATCAACGCCTTTAATAAGAAGATTAAGAGAAAACTCAGGTACACTTTATTGTTTTCCGTCTGTGAGTGAAGATATAGGTCTTAACCTTTTTCAAAGAAACCAGAATGTAGCTTTATCTCATTATGCTCTTTTGAATCTTCCTTCAGCTAATACAGTAGCTGCTCAAGATGCTTCTATTGATGTAAATAACTTTAACCTTACAAATATTCCAGGACATCTTTCTACGGTCTTTGGAACTAATACTAAGAGAACTTCATCTTGGCAGATTGCTGCTTCACTTCAGAACTACCTCATGAACTTTGAGACAGTTCTTCTCAATCAAGAGACATATAACTACCAGCTTACTAATACTGTATCTGAAAGATGTTTCTGGAAGTGGTTGTCTGAAACTGGTGCTATCAGATTTGTCAAAGCTAATCTTGGAACAGATGAGACTTACTTTACTGAGTTTCCAGAAACTAAACAGATTACTGACTCTACTGGAGCTGTCTCTAGTATCTTGACAGGTTATAACAGAGTTGTAAAATGTTTTGGTGAAATCTCTGCTACTAATTCTGTATCTGGTGAATTTGGAATGTCTAATGAAGTCTATTGCAATATTCCAACTTCATATGGTTCTCCACTTCAGTACTTCAAGCAAGTTGAAGACCAGAATTACAAGCTTGGTGAAGTCTATACATCTTCTTCTGCTACATATCTGGAAGGTCGTGATGCTAATACTAATAACTCTCTTGTCTATACAGTAAACACTCCATTTGCTGATAATGCAGATGATGCTTACTTGCCTCATATCTTCACTACTGACAATCTTGGAAACAAGCAAATGACTTCTAAGACTTGGTGGGAAGCTGAAGGAATTTCTCTCAACAGAAACTCAGCATACAAATGTTATGTGACTAACAAGAGAATATCTGACCTTGAAGCTGATGAGAACATTGAAGCTTATGGATTTGACAAAGAAACTCTTTCTTTCTCTATGTCATTTGATTCTATAGGAACTGAAGAACGAGACCCAACAGCTTACCCAAAAGACTTCAAGAAAACAGCTGTAGATGGTGTCTCACTTGTCAAGAGAATTTCAGAACTTAGAAAAATTTATGGTGCTAGAGACAATGAAGAGATAACTTCAGACATCACATTAGATGACATCAACACTAATGAGAGTTATGTTGTTGATAAAGAGTTCCAGTTCAATGCAGTCCTTCTTTACTATACAGTCTATGATTCTCAACAGAAGATTCCTTTAGCAACTAACCTCTTTGGAATCCTTTTCTTAGACAGCCCAGTCTATTCAAGCAACAATGGTGTTGACAATTCAGGAGCTCATCTGAATTTCTATATTCCACCTTTAACTAAGAAGAAATCTGATGACTATGGTTTTGGTACTGGATTCTCTTTCAGAATCAATGTCAAGACTTTGTCGATCTATGACAACACTGATGCTTACATCAATGACCAGACTACTTCAGCATCTATTCAAGGTGATGATTTCAATGAAGTGCTGCATAATCTGAATCGCTCTATTGAGATTCTGAATACTAATGCAGCTACTACCAAGAAGATTGCTGACAAGTACATTGAAATCTATAACAACCAGAAATCGGTTATGGATGATGTCATCAGCCTTAAAGAAAAGGTCAACAATATTCTTGCAAACAAGTTTGGTGCTATAAACTGTTCTACATTAGAGGCGGACATTGCAGTCAAGTCTAATGTCTTTACAGCACCTACTACTCAAGACACTACAGATGACTATATGGAATTCAAGTTCTTAGACACTTCTTTGAATTCATATCAGGAACCTGTCTTGCGTCTTGACAGGAAGAATGGTGCTTTCATGCCTAAGACCGACGTGTCAGTCCTTAAACAAGACAATGACTACCAGATTATCAACTATAAGACTAATAATCTTTATGATGTTTCTGACGAGACTATTCAGGACCTTATCAAGAACATGAAGGTCATCTTAGCAGAGACGGCTATTGAAGAGAAGTCTGAAGTGATTGATTCTGAAGGAAATGTTGGATACACACAGACTAACAGTATTGAGTATATTATAAGTCCTGAGTCATTCCAAGCTACTGCTGAGTCTACTATAAACAAACTCAACTATTTGCTTAGGACCACCAATGAGACAGCTATAGATGACACTTCAATCTCATATTCAGAAATCAACTACCTTAAGGTCATTCCTTTGCTTGTTAGATTTTGTCAATGCATAGACCCGGATTACTTGAGTTCTGGTTTAGTCTTTGTAATCAACAATGCATTCAATGATGAAATCATCAATGTTGATGCTGATGGAACTTTAGAGCCTGATGAACAGACTGAGAACTATATGAGACTTACATTTGACTATACTTTGAAGAGAGGTTCATTAGCAGTCAAAGTCTATTACAAAGTTTCTGATGTAGGCTCTACTGAAGCACAAGACGTAAAAGATTATGCTTGGGTTTATTTCACTCTTAAGAACTTAGGCAATGGTCAGTTTGAACCTAATATTGAAGTTGATGATGAAATAACAATCATCAACAAGACTGACTATATTGGAACTACAGTTTATGTCAACAACAATGTGACTTCTCTTACAGCTTCTATAGTGCCAAACATATTGGCACTTAAGAATAGTGAAGAGCCTCGTTCTTGTCTTATTGAGCTTGGAGCTAAAGGTCAGCTTGATTCTGGTTCAGTAGGTGCTGTAGCAGACACTAAGTACTACAGATACACTATAGTTCAGAATGAGAATGCTACAGGAAGAATCTTGCCTACTAAGTCTGTCAAGATTTCTAAATCAAGCAACAAGATAGGTCTGATTGAAAGAGAAGACAAGTTCTCACAAAACTCTAGTACAGGTCTAGTCTTTGAAACTAAGACTATCAATGCTATAGATAGTATGCAACCAGTCATTGCTCAAGGTAGTGAACCTATTATCTTGTTAGATTCTTCTACTGAAACAATCTCAGACCAAGAATAAGAGATGAAAAAAGTCAGAACTAAAGAATTCAATTATAACTTAAACCAATCTTCTGCAAACGTGTTTGACTATTATGAACCTAATAGTCAAACACTTACAGAAGAGGAACTTAAGCATTCTGCACCAGAGACTAAAGTCCTTACATTAGGAAGAGATTCTGATGATGCTTCTGCATATCCTGTTCTTTTCAAGAGAGATTCTCTTACACAAGGACATGCTATGGTTGACTTCTGGGCTTCTGGCTTTGACTACAACAACTCTACTTTAGTAGACCCTTCTCTTTTTCATACTTGGTTCAAGATATACAAGAATCCTCAAGACCCAAGCATGCTTGTCTATAATGAAGGTGTGCTTGTTCCTGCTGGAAAAGAGTTCTTGTACAATAATGTTTCTGATGTAGACCCTAAATATCTAGTCTTTGATATCTCAACAGATGCTTCATTCTTTGATGCTTCTGTTGAGTATCTTTCAGACAATGAAACTGGTTATTGGATAGGTCCAGTGCAAATCAATATCTTTGACAACAATTCTGACATATGGAGACCAAAAGATGGGTCTGTTCCTGCACCTGTTACTGGAACAGAAATGTCTTGGCTCAACACTAAAGACTATGAAGAGAATTATATAATCAAAGATGAGAATGGCAATGAGGCTTCAACCTTTACTATCCTCTACAAGAATCCAGGTAAAGTGCATGTCATGGTTTATCCTAGAGACTTTACTGGAACTAAGATGCGTAGAGCTAGAGTGAATTTTGAGGCTTATTCTTTGTATGTAGACAACTTTGCTGCATATGATTCTAGTGTCCCTGTTGAACAAAGAATCAAGAAGAACAGTTCTAAGAGCTTCTTCACTATAACTCAAGCAGGGAAGCCTATAATCATCAACATCACAGCTGATGGAGCTTTCAACAGGAATGAGATGAGCTATTTCCAAGATGGCAATGGAGAACTTATCCAGATGATTGGAAATACAATAAGCATCAACTCAATCTATCCAGCTTTTATGGAAGGTGATATTCCATACCAGTACATAGGATTAGATTGCATCACTAACAGTGATATAAAGTCTGTTAAGATTCTTGATGAAGGAAAGAATCCAGTTCCTACTAATGTAGCTAATGTCTATGGTTACGATGATAAGCCTTTTGGAGGTTTCAAGCCTACAGAAAGTGATATCGAATGCAACTTCTATCTCAAGATAAAGAAATACCAAATTGACAATACAGAATCTGGTGATGAGACATTGAATCAGCCTTTAGTTTATAAGGTTGTGATAACATTAGATGATGGTAACAACACTAGTTATGAATTCAAGATAAACCAATATGGCTATATAGCGAACGATGATGTCAGATGCTATCACATCTATACTGAAGACAATGGTCAAGTCTTGACTGATGAAGAGAAGATGCACAGTACTCCAGAAAATAAGCTTAAGACTTCAGGAATGTTCTTGAATGACTCTTATATTTTTCCAATATACTTCACTAATAAGATAGATAATGGTGATACTTAAGAGAATAAGGCATGAACTCTAAGAAAAATATAAATTCATTTGCAAACAATGTCAACTCTTTAGTGGTTTCAACAAACCAAGCTTTGTCTGTCTTACAAGGACTTCAAGAGTCTTTAGTCACCGACCAAGATACAGTTTCTGTTGAGACTCAGACTGAAGATGGTTCTTTGACTACTTACAAAATACCTGCATATCAGTCTATAGTCAGACAAGTTGATGCTCTTAAGAAATCTGTAGACAGTTTCATAAATGGCTCAGGCATTGTCAACATAAATGATGGAACTCAAAGACAAGTCACAGCTACACCTATAGCACAGGTTCCTCAGAAGATAGTAGGTTTGCAAGACCCATCTGTCTTCTCTATCAATGCTAACTGGTTCTTTGAGTCTTTGATGTTTCCAAATGCTACAGTCAAGTTAGACCTTAAAGGAAAAATTGAAGATTCTGCAGACAGAGTCAAGGTAAACAGAGTCATCATAGACTATACATATCCTAACATAGAGACATTCTATGCTGACAATATCCTTGGTAAGAAGCTTACATACCAGCAGCTGATTTATCTTTTAGAGAACAACCAGATTCCATATAGTGAAGACCTTGAAGAGCTTTCACTTCCACTTACTAGGTCTTTATATGTAGGCGACTTCAAGATAACTTATATTGAAATCATAGATGGAAACATCTGGTATACACTAGATACTATTGCTTATAGTCCTGTAAATGAAGATGGAACTTATGGCTCTAACATGACATTGAGCATAGGTGACACTTTGTCATACAACAACACTTTGTTTGAAGTCATTGACATAAACACTGCAAACAAGAAAGTAAGACTTAAAGCTACTTTAGGTTATTCTACACCTGGTATTGACATTACTCTTTCTTTCTACAACACACCATTCCAAGACAAGATTGTAGAGATTCCATTTGGCTATAATGAGATTGACATCATCTATATCAAAGGTATCAACGAGAACTTCAATCTTTTAGCTAATGAATGGTCGGAACCTATTTCATTCATTAGTAATAATCTAGTCTTCTCTGGAAATGATGGTCAGAACTTTAAGAACTTCTACTTGAGTAACATCTCAGACTTTGGAGCTCAATGGATTGCACAAGCTAAAGAAAAGAAGATACAAGCATACTATGGCTATACTCCTAATACTCCAGTTATTAGTTCAAATTATTTTAGTGTGGTTCAGATTAACACTCAGCTCAATGCAGCGTTAGATTCTGAACAAGTCAAGACATTGTCTGCTCAAATTGAGACCACTAAAACTAACATAAACTCACTTAAGGATACCATATCTTCGCTGAAAGCTGAATTGCAATCAACTTCAGATTCAACTACTTACAACAATATCCAGAATAAGATTACTTCAAACACTAATGAGCTTAGCCAGTTGCAAGTTTCTTATAGGACTATGCTTAAGAATCTGCAAGACTTAGTCTACCAGAATGAAGCAGTCAAGATTTCTCCTAAGTACAGGATACGTGGGTTCTTCCCAATTCCAGAATCTAAATATTCTGATGAGACTAATAAAATAGGAGAACAAAAAATTATTGGGTTTGATATTGCATACAGATACCTTAAGTTAGACAACAATGGAACAGAGCTTAAGACTTTCAAGTACAATATCAATGGACAAGAATATTCTGGAATCTATACAGACTGGAATATGGTTACATCTAAATACTTGAACAAAGTGTACAATGATGAGCTTAATGTATATGAGTGGCAGTCTGAGAATATTGGTGATGGTAATGAAATCAAGATAAACCAAGTTGATATTCCTATCAACAAAGGAGAAAAAGTTGAAGTCAAGATTAGGTCTATATCTGAAGCGGGATTCCCAGATAACCCATTGAAGTCAGAATGGTCTGAATCAGTGATTATGGAATTCCCAAGCAACTTGAGTACAAGTGACACTTTGCTTAACTTGATTAATGATGCTAATGATGAACAGACTAATATAATCATTGATGAGACACTTAACTCTATAGGTGTGACAGCTCACTTAGATGATTCAGTTCCTAATCCAGATTCAGTCAATAACCAGTATTACAAGCACTTAGCCGAGAACATTGCTTATAACCTTGAGTATGTCGAGAACAACAACAATAAAGTGAAGACTACTAATGTTGAAGACACATTAGACAAGATATTGAAATTCTTTGATTTGACTGATATTGTTTCAAGTGACAAGAAGCTGTCTCTTAGAGAATATCTAGCAGCTTCTAAGTAAATTTCTTTTTCTCAAATTTTTTCATAATGTTCAAGAAGGAGTTGTCTGTGAAGATAGCTCCTTTTTGTATCTAAACATAGAACTGAATTAAAGTTTAATCCTTTGAGGATTTTTAATCCTTACTGGCCAGTCTACATGGCTCTTACCAACTGGACTATTAAAGTCTTCGTTGTTACTTGATAGAAATTTTCTAAGGATATTCAGACTACCATTCACATCAGCATTTAGAAGTCCTTTAGGTGAAGAATATAAACCACGTTTGATTCTTTTACCTGAAGGATTCTTTTTAAAATCGTCTTTAGAGAAAGTAGGTATGTAATCTCCTTCTAAGAAAGAAACTTGTGAGGTATAACTTTCTTCTTGTAAAAACACTTGAATGCCTTGTAATTTTGCTTTATAACTTATAAGTTGAACAAGTTTCTCAAATGGTATCTGAGCAAAATTTTGTTTTACCTTCTTGTTAAGTCTAG